TCAGAGATACATGTGAAGCACTTGTTGACTTCTTAGAAAATCAACATTTTAGAACTGGTGGACAATTTAGTAACAAAACTGTTCAAAAAGATTCTAGAACATTTCGTGAAGCATAGAAGTTTATGGAGATGTTTATGTATGATAAAAAGAAAACATCAAACAAACTAGCTAAAATAGCTTCTGGTGTAAAAAATGTAACTACGGCAATTAACTTAGGGCTTAACCCAAAAGTAGCCGCTGTTGGTTTTCTAACATCACAATACTCTCACTTTATAAACCAACTTACTGGTTAGAAATATACAGTTCGTGAAGGTATGGCTGCATTTAGGGAAGTTACTTTACGTGTGTTAAAAAATGGCGGCGGTCTTGGATATATAGAAAGTAGAAATAGTAATGATAAATTACAATTATTACTTGAACGTCTAGATATGATGGAAATGTTTGAAAAAAAATATAGACTATCAAACCGTTCAAAGTTGATAAATGCAATTAATGAAAATAAAACTTTCGGCTTTCTTACAGCACAAGACTATTATTCAAAAGCACAAATAGCGGTAGCTACTGTTATGTCTTTTAGGTATGTCGATGGGCAATTTATGTCACAGGAAGATATACACAATCGTAGATTTAGATTAGGTGAAGAAAAGTACAAACAGCTGTTATAGAAATGGAAACAAGGTAAATCTATGTATTCTGTTTTAACAGCTAATGATGGTAAATTAGAAGTAGAAGATAAGTATAAGAAAGCATATGAAGCTGCTGAATTTATCGTTAAAATAAGGGCTCAAAAGTTTGCAGAAGCTGCCGATGGTATGCCTACTGAAACACAACGAGCTGCTGTTACACAATCTTGGATAGGTTCTTTTATTCTAATTCACAGGCAGTTCTTACCCATGATTATACAAGAAAGATTTGGAGAGCGTGTATATGATTATGATACATAGATGTATAAAAATGGTCAATTTAGAACAGTATTTAACATTGTTAGAGACCTAATGTAGAATAATATCTATGCAGGAGCTGCTTCTGGTGCTATTTTAGGAGGTGCATTTGGCGGCCCTCTCGGTTCTCTTATAGGTGTAGGTGCAGCTATGTTTATCAGAAATCGTGCACACAAATATCAAAAACAAGGTTTATTACAGAAAAAATCTTTAAAACAATTGTATAATGAATATATAAGTAAAGGAGATACTGAACAACAATATTTACTTTCACGTTCAAACAAAAAGAATATCAAACAAGTAATACTAGAATTGGCGATTTACAATTTGTTAATTACCCCAGTGGTAAATCTTATTTGTAAATGGGCAGACGATGACGATGAAGCGTGGTGGAAACAAATGCTTGCTTATATAGCTAGGTCTTTCCAATGGGAGTCATATACCCCATATAGAGGTAGTGAATTTATGAGTGCAATTAAATCACCAACAGCAAGTACGTCACTTACTGATAAAGTGAGCGATTTGGCGCAACAAGCTACGAAAAGCACTATTAATTTAGTGTCTCCACGCGGAGAGTTGCTATTTGACCCGTCACAAAACTATAAAGATTTATTTAATAATGAAGAAGATGAAGATGAAGATTTAGTAAAACGAGGTGCATATAAAGGTTGGAATAAAACAGATAAAGCTATGTTTAAGTTTTTACCAGCACATAATTTATATGAACAAGTTAAAAATTCTAAATCTAAACGTTCTTATATGGAAAACCAAATTATGAACACAAGTAAAGTCGATGAAAACGACCCATACTTATTACAAATGTTTAGATAAAAATAAAGCCCCGACTACTCGTTATGAGCAGTTCGGGGCTTCTTCATATACACTAACTAACAAATTCTTTTTAACCTTAAATCTAGCGATAACAATTTTACTAAATATCTAAGCGTATAAGTATGTTTATCTTTTACTTTAAATGTAAAACACAAACATCCATTTCTAACACTTTCTGATATAAACAATTCATTCTTTTTTATTTCTCTACGGATATTATTTAATTGTAGTAAAGACTGAATGTTAAAATAAAACGATATTTCGGTTTTATTCTGTAAAGCTATTAGTTTGTAATACAAACACTTCTTTTTAAAAAGTTCACTAAATTCAAATATGTAAGAGCATATAATTTTATCTTTTACATCCACTTACTTTTTGTTTAAGATTGTTCTAAATAAATCACTTTGTTGAGCGATTCCTTCTTCTGTTAACAACTCTTCGTCAATAACATCGTTGTCAGCTAATTCAGTTAACATTGTAGCTGCTTCTATATTATCAGCTTCTGCTTCAATTGTAGCATTAACTAAACTATCGTTTAAAACCTCTTCTTGTGTCATATAATTCTGATTCATAGATTCTGATTATAAATTTAATTGTTCAGTGCCATCTCCTTCGTAATACTCTCTTCTATATGTCCAGAGATTATTGTCTTGATGCCACTTTATGTCTTTTAGTGCTTGTTCTATTGTGTCTAGTCTACTGTATACTTGGTCTTCTGTAAAACCAAATACATGTATACTATTGTCACTTATGGTATCAATGGCTATAATATACCATTCAAATAACCATTCTCCTGGCTCTTCGTTAAGTTCGTTCTCTAAGTACCACTCAATAGCTTTTGTATAAAAACATAATTGTCTAAGGTAATCGTAGTCTTTCATACTTTCCTCAAACTTGTTAATCTTTGCTGTGGTTTTTAGGTCCATCAGTATACACTTCTTATTTTCAAAATCGAGGTATAAACTGTCAAGTAAAGATTTACAGTTCACATTCATGAACTCCCAGTTTATGTGGAACTCATGATATAATACTGATTGTAGCTTTCCTTCTTCTGTAAAAGGAGCTTCGCCATACGCTTTTCTGACCTCACAAGGGGTTTGGAGAAGCGTTTTTGCTTTTTTATGTTTCCATATATTTTCGCTAATTTTCATTAGCTGTGAAGCTTGATATGGTGAGATTAGAATACGCCCATCTTTCTGTTTTAGGAAGTCTATATAATCCTTCAACGTAGAGGCTATTTTAAGCCCCTCTGAGAGCATCTTTTCATCCGACCTTCCTGTTGTACTATACGCTTCTTTATAAGCGCTTAGAACGACTTTATTTGGCTCTATTTCAGTGGTAGCAATTAACGCCCGACAGAACTTCTCCTGCTGTGCAGATGAAGGTCTACTTTTGTCCCACACTAAATAGTGTTTATGGAACTCTTCTGGCTGTAATAGATACTCATGTATCATGCTACCAAGTGCTAGTTGAGGTGTATTTTCCCCACTAGCTTCACCATTCAACATAGAATGCAAAAAGGCTGGCCCTTTGTTTAAGAACCAGCCTATGTTGCTGTTGGAAATTCTTGTATTGTCTAAGTAATAATTTTCGGTTGAATTATTCATAATACCTCCATTTGAATCCAGCACAATGGTTACGTTTTCCAGTACAACACGCTGAAATATTACTGGTTTCTATATCATAGTAATTAGCGGCTTCTGTTATACTTTCCCATCGTTTTAATTCATTCATGTCTAAATCATATTGGATTATTTTTCTATTTGTTTTTTTTCGTCTTAAATGTATATTCTTATACGTGTTATTATAAGCATAAGAGCACCATTCAAGATTTGATACGTTATTATTTTTTCGATTTTCATCCTTATGATTTATACATGGTAGGTTTTCTGGATTTTCTAAAAATGTTTCTGCTACTATTCTATGGATTAGTGTAGTTTTATTTTTTCCATTTTTAGCCAACGCAACATACGCATAACCGTATGTTGTAAAATTAGGCTTTAATATTCGTCCTTTAATTTTTTGTTCCGAATAATGTGTCGCACGTCCATATTTAGCTTTTATAGTTCTACTTAACGATTTAACTCTACCTAAATTACTAATTTCATATATACCTTCATATCCATTAACTGCTTTCCAAACTTCTTCCATTGCTTATTATATTTAATTTAATCGACATAATAACGCATGTTATATCAATTTGGTTGCATTGTTTTTGTTTTATCCTCGTAATATGGAATTAATATTTCCATTATTCTTTCGGAGTAAGATTCATGTCTTCAAACAATTCGTCAAATGAGATATTTGGATTCATGTTAATCTCATCAATAAATGCACAAATGTTGTCAAATATCAACTTGTCAAAGTTATTTTCGATGAAGTTAACAACCAACTCAACCAACTCTTTGTTTTGAAGTTTGTCCTTAACTACTTCTTCGATTACATCTTTCGGTGTTTCATTGAAAGATTTCCAGTAACGTATTCGAGAACACCTGTCTTTCATATTCTCGTCTATCTTACTTTCGTCATTACATGTGAGAAGTAGCAATATATTTCCAAACGTATCAGTTCCGTCTAACATAGAAAGCAATGCTTCCATATCGTATCTATCTCCAACCTTATCTATCTCATCGAAGATGATACAAATTGGTGTGTCTTCCAGCATTTTTATCATTTCTTTAAAGTTTTTTGGATGAAAGTATTTATCAATCAATATAATAGGAAGAGTTGATTCCAAAGCAATTTGTTTTGCCGTGATTGTTTTGCCAGAACCTTTAAGACCAGATAACATTACGCCTAGAACGCCTCGATTCATAATTTCATAATGGTTTAATACTTTTTGTTTGAAAGCATCATTCCTTTCCGTACTATATATTTTGCTAGGCATTATAAAGTTTGGCATTCTAACTAAAATGATTTCGCCATACTCGTCGGTATCGGCCCTATATACTTTGTCGCCTTCTAATGAATATTCTTCACCACGAATGTTGTCCTTAAACCTTATTTCTTCTCCGTTTTTTATGAAGTTTTTTTGCATGATTTCTGATTTAATAATTCTTGAATCATTTCGTCTACCTGTTTATGATTTCTCACTAAATAACACTTCATTTTACTGTTGTGTCTTTTTAGGTAGTATTTGAAAAGTTTATAACGTAAAGGAAAACTGTCACCAATTAGTCCTTTACATTCTACTACAAATCCTTTCCCGATAAAATCTGGTAGATATGTAATAGCTCGAATTTTTTCACCCATGTATTCAAACTTAGGCAATAGTTCAAAATGCTTTGGCTCATACTGAACAGGTATTCCTGCCTTCATAAAAGCTTCATAAGTATAGCATTCGAGTTTACTACGGAAACGTAGACCATATTTATCGACTCTTGTCGCATTTTTAACTCTCCCTTGACCTCGCATATTTTACAGAATAAGCTCCGTCTTTATCAAAATAGACATTAATTATCTCATTTGATTTTTTATTTAGTACACTAACAAAAGAGTGTACTTGTCCTTCGAAGAGTTGAACTTTTATCGTTTTCGTTTTTATTACTTTCCAACATACTAGTTCATCATATAAATAACAACCTAGTCCGCTACCGAGTAAAGCAACAAACGTTAATAAAATAAAATTAAACATAATTTTCTAATGTTTTTGATAACCATTTGTTTACTTGGTCAAATCCATTTAGTTTTATTGCATCAGATAAATCTTTTGCTTTAAATCTCCTATGGATAAAAAATGCATCTAATTTATACTGTCTACTATATTGTCTAGCCTTCAACATTCCTGTTTTATCTCTATCGTATAGTATTACAATATTTTTCCACTTATTTTTTAAGTCTTCTAGTATATCTTCTGGTATAAAAGAAGTTTCACTTGAAGCTGCTATTGCATTAAATCCCATCTCATAACAACACATAACATCTTTCAATGATTTTGTGATTATTAGCAGATTACCTCCGTCGATAGGTATTTCGGATAGTCCCTGAACATACGAATTTGTCAGATTCGAACGCCATTTAGTATACTTCGACGCTAGTGGTCGATAAATCTTAAACTTATCTAACACTTTATATGCATACATAGGACTATCTTCTTTGTAGATTCCTTTGACGATTCTATTACAAAGAAAGTATTTAATGCTAAAAACTTGGTATTTACGTAAAGTATCAAGAGATATATGAAATTGCTTCCAAAACCTCTTATCTACTTCCGTAAATGGCTGTCTTACTACTCCTATATCTACTGTATGTTCTACCGTAAAATACGTATGATTCTTTACTATCATACTTGGATTAGTTTTTTTGACTATACGTAGAAGTTCTTTTTCTAGCTCTTCTCGTGTATCTATTTTGGCCATTAACTTAACGAATTTAAATGAGTTACCTCCTTCGCCAGTTCCGTGGTCTTTAAAGAATAAACCTCCTTCTTTTCCTCTAAATATTGCAAATGATGGATTTTTATCTCCATCTCTTATAGGTGAATTGATTAGCTTATTTACTTTAATAGAACCTAAATAATAAGTGTAAATGCTTTCATCATCTAACATAGACAACAAATCACGTAAACTCATGGTTATTGCGGTTTTTGTACTATACATTGACTTATAAGTTCTTAGTTAGTGTGAGTAATGAAGGATTTGAACCTTCCTTGTTCCTATATTATTACTCAAATTAGCCATTCTTTTTTGTTCTAAGCCACTCAACACTGGGAGGTGATGAAATGTGTTAGAGAGCTGTATTAAGCGCTTAAAACGCAAAAGAATGGCCTTGTGGAGGTAGTGGGATTCGAACCCACGTCTTTCAGAGTTATTATATGCTTTCTACATGTTTAAAATTATGAATAAACATTTTGAATCCCAAATAATTACATTACATATACAGTTACTTTGAGTGGTTCTGTGTAATGTGCGCCAAATTTACTATTATTCAATTAAGCTGCAATTGACAAAATAACGTTGTCGGTTAATTTTATTGTAACTATATTTAAGAGCTGTTACAAGCTCTACATGCTTACATATCTTCCGTCTAAAATCAAAGCCATATACCCCCATAATGCAGTAGATAAACTTGTTATCTCCAACCTCCATCCTCATAGATGGTCTGCAAGATATTACTTTGAAAACTTTTAAAATATACTTATTCGCGAGTTTTTCTACTTCTACTTATTTTCTTTTCATACTCCACCCGCATCGAATTGTACACATTCTAACTTGGGTTAATTACACCAGACTGCATGTTGTGGTAATATTGGAGTCGAACCAATACTCTCTTTTTATGAAGAGGCTTCCGAAGCTATTACCTAAAAATTACGGATATTTTTCATATGTTATTTTTTTACGTTTCTTTTTATATTTTATAACTAGTCTGATAAAATGCTTTGCTGCATCTATGTCTGTAAAATAGTCTAATACACTATAACCAAGTAGATGTTTTAATATAATGCATTCATCGAACGCCATTTGTGTCAAATGTAGTATTTTTCGATTGAATTGCTTCATACACACATCATTCCATTCATATATATGGTACCCATTTATTTTATAGAAGAATTTTACATATAATCCTAGCCAATTTCGTTTTAATATAACATAATGAACATTACCTTCTCCGTAATCAATCTTTTTAATTTTAAATTTCATATGAAATAATTTAAGTTAGTGGCAATACACGGAATCGAACCGCTAATCTTTTTACAAAGAAATCTCCAAGACTATTGCCTGAAACTAATACTAAGTTTCACAAACAAAACGTTTTATAAAAATACTCTGTTTGGTGACACGGAGGGGAATCGAACCCCTCAACTACAATACAACAATAAATAAGAACCTATGATTAATCAACTTTTTGTAGTTCCACATTCGTGTCTTATGGGTTTTTACAGAACCCTTAACTGGATAGTTTTAGAAAGGCAGGTCACTATCAGCTGCTGCCGCCTGTTTTGACTCTTCGTCAGCAACAATTTGTCGCTCGAAAGTGTCACGAGCAAACTTCTTAATTTTAGAGTCTTCAACGGTCATTGGTTCTACAAAGATACCATTTGAAGATACGCGCGTGTAGTTACGGTTATCGTAAACTACTTTTAGACGCAATGCCTTCTTAGTATTAATCATTGGGTCAAGCTGTTTCTTAACCCACTCAATCATCTCCTTAAATGTATCGAAAGAACCTTCGATTGCAGGATAGTAGCAGTTTATAATCTGCATAATACGACCGAACTGTAAATCATCACGACGTTGCAAATCTTCGTCGGTCTTAATCCACATGTTCTTTTCGTTTTTCCATTCTGTCATGCTAGCGGTTTTTCCGTCAACATCTTCGAAGATAAACTCTAAAAAATCTTTGTCCGTAGGTGACTTACGTACGTTTACTTCTTTTAAAGTTACGTTTTCGTTAATACCTGCGGGCATATAAGCAGAAGTAAATTCTTGCTCTTGTGTTACGGCTGTTTTCGTATTGTACATAATTATTGACTTATAAGTTCTAAATTTGTTTTTAATCTTTATAGATTCTATCCCAATACGTAGTGATAGAACCATCTTCGTTTCCAGTGGCGATTACTATATCTTTACCAGCAATATGCTTAGCTCTTGCTTCCATTATAGTTTCGTCAGTACCTCCTTTAAATGAGATATGGGTTTCATTTCCCTTGCGATAGATGTATCCTACTGCATCTGACAATCCGCATATAATTTTACCAAGTTTGCCGACAAGGTCTATCTCCTTAGCGGTCACTTCTTCGCCATCTTTCTCGATAATGCTATCTTTGACATGTCCAATGAGAATAAACTCATCACACAAGTCTTTAAACATATCTATAACCTTTTTTACCGCGTCTCGTAGATACTTATATCCAGCACCACGAGGTAACGTTGTTACGTCATCTCCTTTCCAATTCTTTCCAAGCTCTGTTTTCCTATAAAGCTGTGCTGCAAATGATAGACAAATATCTTCTAATCGCGTAGCATTGTCAATGGTTATATGTTTGTAAAAGTTTTTTCCTACTTCTTCATTCTTAGCGCGAATTGCTTGTGCGGCTTCGCCTAATTCGTTTATAGTTCTACATTGTATTGACATTGCATCAATAAACGTAGAACCGCCTTCTAGGTCTATAATCAAATTATTTTCTAGCTGTGCTACTGCTGACGTTTTGCCAGATTTAGGTAATCCGTATATAATTAAATACTTCGGATTTGTAGACTTAGCTGGAATTTTCGTTGTAGGTAATACTAACATGTATATTATTTCTTAATGTTAATTGAAATGTTTTTACCAGGAGCAAAGATGTCGATAATAATCTTCTTCTTAGGTTGCTCCAAGTTGTTTAGGAACAGTTCATCTTCAAACTCTTCGTATGAATAAATGTCAGTTCCAATCTGAACTTCATCATCGTAGAAAATGATAATAGTTCCGTTGTTTGTGATATACTTCTTACCAAACTTGAACGGGAAGTTTGTCTTTGACTTAATAAGATTTACAAGATATGCAGCGTACGTGCTTAGACCATACTTAATACTCGTATTTGCCTTGAATGCTTCTTCTACTGCCTTATCCGTGGCTGTTTTGGTCAAATACGTGTTTGTATTAATTACATTATTAAGTATAATACTATCAAGAATCTTAGAATAGTCTGTTTGTTTAGCATACTTAGGAAAGTTGTTAGTCTTCTTGGTTTGCTTACTGTTGTTAGTAGAAGTAAAATTGAATGTGTAAAGTTTCATATATGTCAGCCTAATAAAAATGTTAATACTTAATGCAGTATTAACTCTCAATCAGATTATTGAACGCTAGGTCGTTTTCAAATTCTAGTATACATGGTTTACCTGCATCTCTATTTTTAAGTAAATGCATGTATACTTTGTTATAAGTAGGTAAAGCGTTTGGACCATATTCTTGTATGTTCAATATTTCTGGTCGATGGATTACGAATACGTAATCACTTGCTTGAAATACTGCATCTGATGAAGAAATATCACTTCTCATAGGATAATGATGTAACGAGTTGTTAATTCGTTCAGGAGTTTCTATGTTTCTATTCATTTGAGCTATTTGTATAACCGAAGTGAGAGGATATTTTTTCGCTTGAATGAATACTTTTTCAAGTTCACTAATTGTTTCTATAACTGAACCTACTTGTTTTGTTAACAAAGTATGGTCGTAGAATATAATGAAGTATTTATTCGTACCTTTTACGTACGATTCATAGAACTCTTTTATTATTTCACTTACTTGTGTGGCAGTTACTGGTACATCTACAAAGTAGATAGGATACTGCTTTAACTGATTGGAAACTTTAATGACTTCACTAAAAGTTTTGTCATCTAGGTCCTTTTCAGAACTATACAGAGTCGAAGTCGTTTTTCTAAGTTTATTAGATAGCGTCCTTCCAACTTGCCTAAATCCAACCATCTCTAATGAGAAATTAAGTATAATAATATCTTTATCCTTATTTAAATCAATTACATCAGTTTGCATCAAGTTTGTAACGCTTGATTTACCGCTTCCAGAAATACCTGCGATAGTATAAACCGTGTTAGGTTCAATACCACCCATACATTGCTTATTGAACTTCTCCCATCTTGTCTTTAAAGAATCTATATCATGATTTTTTCTACCTTCAATATAATTTATAGCTTCTTGTGCTACACTAGACATAGGTCTAATGAGCTTAGATAAGTTCTGTTCCATAGGATTGTGTCTGGGTTGTTTCTTCGTGGCGCATCTCTTCTTCAATTTCTTCCCACTGATGGTCAACTAACCATCTCCACATAGTCTTCATATAACCTAATTTGCCTTGTTGAGCTTTTTTAGCTAACTCTTTTTCAAGGCATTTGTTGATGTGTTCCGCCATAGTTTGGCTGTTACCAACGTAGGTATTATATAAATGTCTGCATTTATGTATATTAGTTCGAAGGTAACCTTTCGTTCCATCTGGTCTATCTACATAAACTGGGTACATCTCAAAGAATAAGTCAAAATAAGCTTTACTAGGTTTAATATAGTTGAGCAATTTGTCTGTTTCTTTGTATGTAATTGACCCACCTCTCTCTATCGAGGTGAGCAGTCCTTGTTGAACTAAGCATGATATTTCGTCATCGTCGATAAGGCTGACAATTCGGCGGACGTCTTGATTATTGGCTTTTTGATTCTTATCCAATACCATACTTAGGAAAAGTAATTGATTTAAATTTATTTTTTCTGGAATACCCAGAAGTTTTGTGTTAATTTCAATAATCATTCTCTTATACTCTAAGGTTATCGAGTTAATCATTAAATAAATCTAACTGTCTACATTCAAAAGCGTGAATAATTTTCTTCGCTTCACTAATATAATATAGATAGTTTAGATGTCTCTCCCCTATCGGCTTACTATCTAATTGGTTCAAGATTGTTACACCAGATTTTGTGAGCATATTAATCTCTTTTCCTTCTGGTGAAACTTTGAATAACGAATAGTCATTCGTTGATGCGTAAAATCTATTAATACGTTGTACAGGCTTTTCTCCATGTATAACTTTAAACTTTCTGTCGCATTTTTGTGCCATAAGAAAGTCACAGATGTTTTCATCTTTCTTAATAAATTCTGACACTGGTTCTTTGTTTACAAAATAGTTTATCACCGCCTTTGGTATTACGGTTGGAGTTAACCCTTTCCCAAGGTTGGTGTTGGTGATAAACATACCTTTCTTTTCTATCAGTTTCTCGTCCCTAGATTGAGAGAAACCATCAACGACACCGAAATAATCATTGATTGCGTACTGATAAAACGCTTCGTATCTATCTGTTTCAAATGACAAGCGTGTTAATTGCTCTATTTCTCTAATACTCTGCCCTACTTGTTCGGCTTTGTCTTTTTTTGCAATATACACCACTCCGTCAGTGTTAACTTGTACAATCTTACAACCTAACTCTAATAGACGCTCCACTAACATCAACAGAACTAATTGTCCGTTAATTCGTATTTTAAATACTGACAGTGGGTCGTACATCCAACTTGTCTCTTGTTGCATTTTCCCTGTAACAGCGTTCAAGGAAAGCTTTAATACTTTATCCTTCAACTTCTGTTTGACACGTTTGGCTTCTATGCGCTCATTGTAAACTGCGCTGTACACCTGCCAAAAATCTTTACCTAAATGTTGTGGTATCCATCCATACTGTATAATAAAGGACGGATACATTGATGCTACATCGCTGTGTCCAATATATTCATCTGCATTAGGAGTGAAGATTCTAGGAGTATGGATGGAATGTATTCCTCCTACTCCAATAGAATAGCACACATTTGAGAGAACAAACTTCTTCTCATAGCCTTTGCGTTCTTTTGTGTAGACAACTTGGGCTTTCATCTCGTCAAGAACGTCTTTTAAAATCGGATTTTTAAATTGTACGATAGGTAATATTACATCTTTTAATGCAATATAATCCATTGGACTGCTTAATGTTTTCACATATTCTTGGTCTAGATTTGTAGCTTCACAATACTTTTTCAATAGTAAAGTCTCACCAATCTTAACGCCGTCCATAGACAATGCATCAATGTCATATTCTTGTCGTATATATTCTCGTAATTCTATATCAGATTTTAATCTGTTTAATAACTCCGTAGTAGAATCAACATCATTAATGTTGTATGCAATCATTTCGTCAATTTCAGAATCTGCCAGGTTGTCGTTAAAATCTCCTGCATATTCTTTTACGTTAGGATAATACATAGTTACTTGCATTTCCTTTAAGCCCACACGTAATTTTGAACTAAATTGCATTGTAAGCAAGTCCATAGAAGCAAAATTATACATATACTTCCACTTCTTAAATGGACTAATATCTTCCTCAGACGTAATTATTGTTTGTGAAAGATTAAAAATAGATTCAGCCACTCTTAATCGAGTTTTTGTTTCTATTACATTAATCATATCAATGATATAATTTATTACTACATCATCAAAATGCTTATTGTTATATCCACAAAATAGATAAGTATTAATACGAAAAAAATCAACTAATTCTCTTAGTTGATTCTTTCTGTTACTTAACTCAAAAAAGTGTAACTGACCTGTTTCTGTATCTTTACACGTACAATGAAATACGTTGTGGAAAACTTCAATGTCATATGTAATGACTGTTTTGTTTCGTATAATCATTGCTTCAAGAGTCTAAATTATAAGGTAATTACAACAACCGTGATAGCCTTTCTACTCTACGTAGTTTTTGCAGTTACATCACGTTCGGCACAGTCTCAGTTCCAGAAAGAATCGAACTCGCTATAACGATATATCGTTCAGTAAAATTACTGGTCAGTTTACCAATCTTCTGACATATGGAACCGCAGGCCTATTGTTGTAATTATGCGGAAGATAGAGGATTCGAACCTCTGAGCCATTTCTGACTGACAGTTTAGCAAACTGCTGGTTTAAGCCACTCACCCAATCTTCCTCACATTACATAAAGTAATTAGAATGTCTTTTTTCAAACCATTTTATATATGCCATCATATATCCTTTCAGTTTTTTCGGTAAGAAAACCCAGTCGTCTTCTAATGCAAATAATAACACTTCATACCATTCTTCTTTTTCAAATGTGTTGTTTGAAAACGGCTTTCTAAATTTTCTCCATTCTGAAAACGGAAATCCTTCTTCTTCAATGGTGTATTTTAAAAACTTTTTTACAATTCTAATCTTCATATAAATTGATTTTATAATTAATTAAATAAAATATAACAATCCAGTTCTTACCGCATGTAAACTACCAAGGTGGTCTGTAAATGATTTATTACAGCTCCTATACCCCTCAGGTGGTGTGCGCTCCCACGCTCAAATTGTTATAAACTAAGACTTAGTGTTTTACCACATAGTCTTTGACGTGGTACTTCCACCACTTCTTTTCAACATTTAATTGAATAATTCTCTTTGTGCTGTCTGTGTCATAGTAGAGCAATTGTACTGGTTTGTACTCACCAGTTGAGTCGAGTACTTCACGAAGGTCTGTTATTCTGATATTCTTCGCTGGAAGACTATCAACCTTCGTTATTACTTGTTTAACCTCTGGACTGTCCTGTTGAAGAACAGAACCATAGTTGTACACAGCTACTCCTGTAATGTAGACCACAATGGATGCTAACATACCTAGAACAAACACTTTTACAAAATTGATTTTTTTCATCTTTTTGTTGTTTGAATTTATTAAATGTTACATTGAGACTTATGTCTCTCTGCGCGGAGAAGGTAGGATTCGAACCTACGAGCCGTATTACCGACCGACGGTTTTCAAGACCGTTGCATTTAACCACTCTGCCACTTCTCCAAATGCTCTTCCGTCGAAGAGCCAAACAACAAATATACTTTCATAAGCATCTAGCAAAACAGTACATAGAACTTGCCTACCGTACTTATTACGGAACTTGTACTTGCTTCACACGCTAATCATTCGATGGTCAATTCACTTTACGTATCTATAAGTTTATGATAAGTTTACTTAAAGAATTGTTACGTATCGCTACTTAGGTTTCACGTGTACTTTAAGGCTGATGTAGACCATTACCAGCGTATATTTACCCATCCTTGTTGTTTATTTGTTTTTCCAAACATCATAATGTTTGTTATAGTTTTTGTTTCCGAACTTTTTGGTTCGTACTCCTTTTACACAACACTTGGTTGTTCTATCTTTGTTTACAATAATATTAATGCCGTTTTGTTGAAATATTATTCGCAACGGCTTGTTAATTTTTTCCAATCCCAAAAGCATTTCTTTAAGCTCTTTGATAATTCGATTTACTGTAACTAGTTCGTTTGGTTTAATATCACAAACATATACTATATCGTTTCCTCTACAATATTCGTGTTGATATACTATATTAGTATATGTTCGTAGTGTATAGCGTCCATATCTATATATATCTCGTTTAGTATATAGTATAGCTGCTAATTTTGAATCAAATCTAAATTCTTTTTTGTATAAAAAACTTAGATGATTTTGTATTTGTGTTTCAGCTTCTTTTTTACGATTTTCCCATTCTGGTAAGTATTGTTGTGCAAATAAATCTCTATCATCACACGGCTTAGGATTACGTTTAATCCATTTGTTTAGCTTGTGTTTAGTATAAAGTTCTAGTTTACACTCCCCCCTTACCCCCCGTAAGATACCGTTCTTTTTCGCAAGTTCTTTCATCTCTGAATCTACTCTAAAATAGCCCGTATGTGCACCTCCTGGAAATTTTCGTTCTTCGTAGTTGTATTGTTTTCCACAGGTAAGCATGTACCAAGGAGTTTTTCTTGTTCTAACAAATTGTCTTTTCTGACTTTGCTTAGAATAAAATCTACATATACCACTGAAACTTTTTTTAAGAAACTCTTCTCGTTTTTTCTTAATGTTTTTATAGTTAACGAGGAAACTATACCCTTTTGGTTGCATTTCGTTTTTCATTTTGATAATGTGTTATACTGTTTATTTTCGTTTTAAGACACTCAAATCAACAAATCAATAGATTAGTCCAAAAATAAATTTGAGTGGCATAGAAGCGCTTAAAATAGCCTTAAACGCGTTGTAAACTTAGACAGAGTCGAACTGTCGCATAAAGCTGGCCCGAAAACCATAAGTTTTTTCATAGTTTGTATTATAAAATTGCGTAAATCTTAAATTTATCAGCAATATAATCGTCTTTTAGCTCGATTGATGTATTATCGTTAAATTCTTTTAGATTTGCATCAAACTTATTAGCCAACATCTGTTGTTCTTTGATAAGCTGAGCAATCTTTGCAGAAGTAAACGTTTCAGTCTTAGAAAGACCGTTTTTGCCCTTTTTAGCCTTCTCTGAGGGGTTAATTGTTGAAATCATCTTCAACTGAGCAATAGCTTCTTTCGCTTCACCAGCGGCAAAAATGCTATAATTGTTGGTCTTCTTAAACTCTTCATAGTCGAAAGTCGTAATGCCGCTATTAAGGTAATTCAACATCGCCTTAACAATGATACGCTTTTCAGCCATTTGTGTTATTTCATTATATAGAGCTTTTAGGTCATAACCAGAACCTAGACCTGAGGCCTTAGCCTTCTTCGAGATTACGTTTTCAGTACGGATAATCTTCCAATACTTTGCAATATTAGTGTCTAGTTCTTTACGAATGTTAATAATGTTTGCAGAGTTCAAATTGATGTTCTTATTCATGATTTAATAATTTTTTGATGTTAAACTTAAAATAATGCATGAATTTGAAAACCGCTTTACCTTGTTCCTTTATAGGAGTCGCACCTATACATAATAAAAGTTGTTCCGCGGGGAGGCACTTTCCGCAGGAGTAATCCCCCCCTTTCTCCGCAGAGAATGGAATAACTAATATAATGTTTTGTTTTGGATAAAACTCTTAATTGGCGAAATAAGAAGTTCGATATTCGTTAATTGTTAGCTGAGTGCAGCTTAACCTTCGGTACAATTCACATACACCCCTGACCGCAGTGAGTGCTAATTCAATCTTCGAAAACCTATTATTCCTGTTTCTAACTCAATGTTGAGTTTGTCTCCAATACTATCTACAAAAGGAATTGTCTTTCTTATACCGTTTATGTTAATTGTAATCTCACGGTTCTCATTAAATGATGAATTGTCAAGAAGATGGGGCGCCAGGCCTTTACCCTCCGCAGAGGTCTCTCCTTGTTGGTATCCAGCACTTTTCTGAGCTACGTGTGACCAGCAATCAAACAAACGTCGTACTACACAATCGTATTCTTTACTACGAATGGATTTCTTTACTATCTCTAAGGATAAACCGTTGAGGATAGCCTTGTTGTTAAGACCGCTAGACATATCAACTAGCGCGTCCCATACTTTAAGAGCAAAACTGTCAAATGGGATTTTGTCCTGACAGTTGATGAGTTTGTTCCACCAAATACAGTTTGTTTTACCTAGAACAATGGTACCAGATTCTAGAATAGAACAATTCTTATACTTGTCAGACTCCGTCGAGTTTTCAAGTATTTTTTCTGATATTTTGGGGTCAGTCATCAAAACTTGGATTAACAGCTTGCTCGATTCCGAAACAAGCTTTTCCATCAGTCTTACTCCTCAGTCGTTTTGATGTTAATGTTAACCTCTGTTCCTCGCGACATAGGTGCGGGAGTAGAGTTCACCATCTGGGACATGTACGTTTCAACCTTCTTCTGGTTTTCGTCCATTGCCCGACGAGCTTGCTTAATAGCAGTTTCTAGCTCTTTAATCAAGCTTTCGGCTCGGTTAATTTCTGCTTGGTTCATGCGATTGAGCATCGCAGCCAAGTTCTCAGGGTTTGCGAAGATAACGTTCTTGTTATCACCGCGCAACGACTCTTTCAGTGCGTTTTCGTTAACTTCACCTACTTGTGTCATGTTGCTATCAACAGGCAGCACAACCTCATCGTCCGTTCCCATGTTGAAGATAACAGAATTGCTGCCATCAGGGTTGGTTACGAAGTTGATGCTTACAACATCAAAGTCTGTCATACGATAACGGTGAATTGTTCTATTAGGCATCAAGTCGATGTTGCCGTTCTGCTTGGTTTGTAGTTCACGCTTAGTGAAATTGGTGTCATGCTCACGCAATTCAGCCTTGAAGTATTGACACCCAAAGAGGGCTCCCATGTTAGATAGTGGCTTGCGATTGTTTGCAAGCGCATTAATATTAATTTTTTCCATTTTTGTTTACCTTTTTGAAATTGTTATTGATTAACTAACGTAAACGCTAGTCGGAATTAAAAATTGGTGCAGGCTCGGTGGCTCGACGCACCGACACTCAGTTTAAAATAAGATTCGGTTTAACCGTGCTAATGAGAGGTCGTTTACTATTTCAACAAACATGTATTATATATCCTATCTACAAGTAGTATGGAAGTCAAATACAAGGGAATCCAATGGTAGGATTAGCTTAGCCTAAATTTGTTTACTTGAAACTTCAAATGCCGAAAATGCACATTCAAGTGCTTGTATTTTGTAATTTAAATTCTTAAATAAAAAACTCATACAGAATGCATTACACCCTGTTTATAAGTTTAACCCACGAAAATTGTTTTGAAAAAATTGTTACTTACTTAATAAAAATTCTCTCCACACTAACCCGTAGTGCTTTTGCCATTGTCAGTATACGACACCGAAAGTATGGCGACATTGTCTTTTTCAAGACTATCGGTCATATCGTTGTTTGCAGTTTTCTCAGTTGCTGGTGCTTTCAATTCTTATTCGAGGTGGCGACCAGGCCTCTCTCAGCTATACTATAACGTAATAGCGACGTTTCATTATCGGACCATCTAGCCTTCAAGGGGTATCTCGGATGCTACGGCTGTTTCTTCTCTTGGATTTTGCTTCCTCATTTGTTTTATCTCGCTTTTCATTGAGAAGTGCTCGAATACTTGGGATTTCAACCCTACCCACGCTTCTTGTCACCCACAACATTCCCTATCAATGTACATAGACAGTGTACACCAATGAGTCACTAACTCCCTATCCTTATTGCAAGGACGTACTTAGGTTGTTGCTGCCCATCAATTAATGGATAACTACTCTATAAATCTATAAAGATTTGCTGTCCTACTTCAATTACCGTCCACGGTTACCTATTAATGTATTCACGTTCGGCGGTTCAAACTTAGACGGAAATTGTATAGTTTATTCTGTATAATTTTTTCAAAGTCACGGTTGGCACTCAGGCTTCCGACTCAGCTCTTTCTTACAACGAAAGTGGCACCTATCGGGGGACACCTATTTTTGTTAAACATGTTATTTACTCTCATTTGTGATGTTTTTATTTCATCTCTGGTTTGTTTGTATATATCATAATGCACATCATATATACTGGTTTAATTACTCCAATAGAGATATAATGATATTATTATAATAGTGATACACCTTGATTATTTATTACATCAAAGGTTAATGGGTCTTCACTACCATTGGCAATATGGCATTGGAACCGATAAACCTAATTTGGTTCGGCTTGATTGTATGCAAGCGTACATTTTTTGACTGTAACGTTGTCATCGTAGTGGATAGTAGCTTTTTAGTTCTATCTATCTTATATGAATAACTTACATCTTCACCTCGTCTAGCCAGGTATATTCATATTAAATCAGTGTTTGTCCGCGCACTCGTTTCGCGTAGCCTTCAAGCTTGTTAGCCCTACTTCGCATTAAGAGTCTGCCCCACTCTCCTGGTTGTTTCACTTTTATATCCCGCATAAACAACAAAAGCCTGGCGGTCATGCATCACCATAAATCAGCCGTTTTACCCACTTACTCCCCTACGCGCGTGACGAGAGGCATCCGAGTTGCACGGAACTGGCCTTACATAGGCGGCATAGTTACGGTACACCCCGTGAGCATTATCCTCACGATATTGTTTTACTCCACATATTTTTTCGCACCTTCATAATGACTTTGGACCTCATGAACACTATGCTCGACTTACTGATACTTTATCAATGAGAGTTGGACCTCATCATCACTACCATCCACATCCATCCCCTATAAGACTACAAGAGCGCCTCTTTATAGTCCTGACTAATTGATAAATTCAACTCGTGTTACGTTACAATACAATTTGTATCTAAAAGCATTGTCTACGATACGGCATCAACTTTTACACGGTTATCTATTTTTCAAGGCCGTGATTTATGTGCTGTTCCTTACGTGTACACCACGATAAGATTATCCTAGTTCAGCATAAAGGACTGCAACTGGTTTATACACGTGTAGGGGTTTTGATGCGTCACTATCCCCTATACAAGTTGGCTTTTCACACCAATCTTGTCTTTCGTCCTACCTTTTGATAGTCCACACTTTTTCGGACATCTTGCCTTTTGAGAAGGTTAACATATTCTCGGACCAAGTAAATTTTTTGATGTTTGAGCGATTATTGGCTAATGAGACCTAAATCGTCTTACTATCAGTCTTCCCACGTTGGCTCTCCTTTAATTGGAGGAGCTTGAATATCAGCACGCTGTACATCATACTGATACTTGGAAGATTCTTTTTTAGGAGTTGCTATGTAGAGCACAGGAACATACGAAGTCTTGTGAACTACTCTAACGCGCTCCTTAACGCGCTTCGATGCTACGATAGTTACCTCTGGCACTTTCTGAGATGTAGCTTTCTCAGATTCCAGCTGCTTTGCATAAAGACTCATTTGGATGTCTTTTGGTACTTGCACTTTTGCCAAATCGAAGTTCGGTATCGGCTGTGCATAAGCTACGTTTTGTTCTTGCGTAGCTACCTCTATCTTATCTGTTGCAATACATACGCCAAATACGGCAAATGCTATACTACAAATGATAGTTGTAAAGCGTTTCATAATTTTGATAATTTGGTGAGTTTATTCCACACTTCTCTTATTCGACCGATAAACGTTTTTGGCTCATCGGTCGGAACTAGTTTTTTTCAGGTTCATTTTCTACCTTTTCTAGCTCGGTGATGTTGCTTTCGCTGTAATTAATCATCTGCGAAAGCGGTGAACGGAATAAGTTGGTAATGATACCAGCGCGTTGCTCAACGTTCTTCTTCAAAGAAGCCAGCTTAGCTTGCTTAATTTCTTCGTCTGAATAATAGCTGCTTGCAATCACGTTGAATGTTTTTACAAACATCATTTCCTTCTTTTCGTACTCAGGAATCAACCTTGTAACGAACTCTTCTGATGCGTTCGTAACATAGTCAATTACGCCATCGAAGTGTACGATATTGTTTTTCTGAGTCTCAATCTTCTTCTCCTGTTCGGCGATAGCAACCTTGTTGTTCTTCTTGTCCTTTTGGAGAACTTTGAGATTGTCCTCTATCTTCTTGATTTCAGCAGTGGATTGTCTCTTCTTGATTTCGCATGCCCAAGTTACGAGAATCTTGACATAATCAGCCACTTCTGCATCATCCAAAGTAGGCTCTCCTGTCTCCTTGATGAGGGTTGTGTTCCTAAAATGACAGAACGCCGAAATAGGGGATTTCGAAGTCGAAGTGGTAGTGTAAAGAAAGTTGCCAATACCGCTCAATACGATAGGCGCCTCCTCAACAGTTGCTACAACTTCTTTGAGCAACTCGATTCTAGTCAGCTGTTTTACAGCCTCCCTAGTTTCATCAGTTGCGTTTACGTTCTTGTATTCACGCATAAAGGCAATTGCTTGCTGAATGTTTTCGTGAATATTGTTACGCTTAGACAGGAACTGCAACAAAGCTGTTGTCAGCTCTTCTTTCGTCTTTATGTCCTTCGGGTCAAGCACTTTGCTTTCTACTGCCTTTTTCTCAGCCTTCAAAGCTTTCTTTGCTTCCTCAGAAACCTTCAAGGCTTTCGATTGTACTTCTACTACTCCGTCAACTGGTGCAGGTAGAGCGTTTTCAACAATCTCTACACCAACCATTGGAGCAATCTTACGAATGTTGTCAAGCGTACCAACACGCATACGTACAGCAAAATTGCTCGTACCGTTAACAACCTCGTTCATAAGAACTGCAACCTGACCAATAGCACTTACTTCGTTAATCATATCGATGGCCTCTTGGCTCATATGATAACGAACAGCTGCATTCTTGTCTTGACGGAACGTTCTGTCCATCATAGCCAGTAGGTCAACTTGTTTGTCTGGACTAAGTCCTGACGTTTGAGGGTTGAGATTCTCTTTCAGCTGACCCGTGTCGATAACATTGATTACAGGTTTAACCTCTTTAACCTTAGCTTCTTCAACCTTGGTTTCTTCTTTAGTTTCAGGTGCAGGAGGTACGATTTTCATCTCTACCTTCTTTTCTACTTTGTTTACTACCTTTTGGCTGTTAGCCTTCTTTTGTTTCTTACTCATTTTGATAATGATTTTAAATTGTTAAACACTACTTTTTAAATTAATACTTTATTTATAACACTCAGATGATAATCATGTTAGTCATGATGTATCATCGTAGTTAGATGTTGGTAAATTAAGTATTGGTGGTCTTAAAAGTTTAGACTGATTTAATACTTCGGGCAAGGACTTATTGTAGTATGCAAATAATTCAACACAGGATGTCTGACCCACAGGGTTTTGAGTTGCCTCGATTGCATCATCAAGGTTGTCTGTCACTAGAAACGTTAGTTTCGACAACCCTTCTGATACCTGTGTGGACTTTGTTTCAAGTTTGCATACCTTAGCCTTGTTTGTCCCCATAGACTCTATTGCGATACGAGCAGCGGTAAAACCGCCAACGAAAGCAATTAGAAGAGTCCAGAATAGTTTGTTGCTCTCATTATATCTTCCGATACAAAAGATTGCAAACAACCCTAGGATAAACAAAAATAAAGTCATTTGTTAAATTTTATTAATTGAACTTTGAATTTGCTTGCGCGTTCTTGATAAAATCGACTTAATAGTTCCAGTAGGAACACACAGAGCTTCACTAATTTGTACAACTGTTAAATTTTCTACATAATATAATTCCAATATACGTTTCATATGCACGGGGAACTTTTCAAATTCCTCTAATATCTTTTTATATGCCAAACGATTGACTAGTTCGTCTTCACTTGAAGAGATTTGAGTTGAAGCAGTTAGTCGGTCTGTTTCAACTTCGGCACGTTGTTTCAATCGGATACTACGTAGATAATCTATTGCTGTACGGTTTGTTAAAATTCTCAGCCATCCTCCAAAAGAAGAATAATCTGTGAATTTTGAAAGTTTGTGGTAGACTTTAAGGAATACGATGTTAGCAATATCTTTCGCTTCATCCATATCCTTAATGTAAGAAAATAAAATGCTTTCTACAAAGCCTTTATATTTCTCAAACAACTTACTAAAAGCAAGTTGACTACCCTGTTGAGCTTCTCTGATTAGCAAAATCTCTGATTCTGTGATTCTAGGATTTTTCATAATCAAAATCGTTTATTAGCCTGTCACTGGCATTACGGACACGATAACCGCTTTTAGTAGATATAAGCTAAACGAATAATTTATACCTTAGAATGGTAGGTCTTTCACTCTGTTTTCCCAATATAATTTCCACAACGAACTAGCTATTGCTCCATGTAATTGTTGTAAGAATATTATATCTATACTACATTTCATAAGCATACCTGTGAATATTCGTATTAGAACACCTAAACTATTATAGTTGAGTGTTTCTATTTGTAGAAATATATTATGAAACATCCAATCAATACATTCTGCAACTTGCCTATCGAGTAACTCTTTTGGAGTTGTCCAATTGAGATTTTGTGATAAGTTAATCGTTAACATGTTACGACTTACATGTTGTACAAAGGATAATTCATTGTATTGACCTGGTGCTATATACCACCATTGGTTGTTTATCATACCTGAAATATTCCAATATTGTATCATAATGTACTGATTAAATAATTACAGAGTTTCTCTTGCCATTCTTCATTGAGACTTGATAAGAAGTTCTTTTTAATCTTTTGTTTTATTGTATAGACATTCAATCCTAATGATAACGAATTGTTATATTCATTTTGGATGTAAATATACTTTACTCTAAACCAATTGACCCAAGTTTCTACATTTTGCCAATAAAGAGTTTCCTCTTCTGACAAATTGTCCCACATAACGCTTTTGTGGAAATCAAATTCTCTATATTTTTTACTTATACCTAAAATAATTCTAGTAGCTTCATCTCTATCTTCTTTATCAGACAAGAATTGTACAAAATTATGATAAGTATGGTCTATCCATTTCTCTTTGGCTTTACACCATTTTAGAGCAATGTCTATTGTTTGAGGAAGTCTATCTCGTAGCATTCCTTTATAGCCTTTTGTTTTCATATTGATTACGTTTTAGTACACCAGGTAGGACTCGAACCCACAACTAAGAGTTTAGAAAACTCCTGCTCTATCCATTGAACTACTGGTGCAAAAGTACGTAGATAGGCCTTCTCTACGTACTAAAAAGACCCTATTCTTTTTTGTTTTAAGCGCATATATTATACCTTCTGGGTAGCTAATCCATCCAATACGTTATGATTGCTTAGAACGCAATTAAACAGGTAAATATACGTGTTTATGTAAACTGACTCAATGGTTCTTGTTACGACACGCGTATCTCTTGATATATTGCACGAACATCATTATGTTTCTCTAAACCTTTTTGTTCGGCTCTCTGGCTCAGATGCAACGTATTTTTGATACTAATATAGTTTTACTTCCGTATTTTCAGAAGTTCGTATTCCTACTGGCTCAAAGGCTCTTGTAGCTGGTGTTAATTCACCAGACGAGGTGTTCTATACACTAACATCCGTCCAACGTTAAACTAATTCCCTTCCTCCTCTGCTAATCACTGGTTCTAAGACTCTCGATTTTGAATACTGATTTTTGTACATCACCAGGTGTTACCACCAATAGCAATATTGACCCTCGAAAGAGTCACGCAATTCGCGTGTGTGCTTTTCGAGCTCTTCGTTTACCTTCCTAATGTCTTCTTTGGTCTTTCTGTTAGACTCTTCAAGAAGTTGACCATACTCGTTGGGAGTAATAACTTGGTCGGCAGGAAGTTCTTTGCCTTCTCCGTCACGACCAGTAAGTCTGTTAAGGAAAGCAGCGTTCCTCACGAGAGCTTCTTTCGTGGCTTTCTCTTCACCACGACGAGCACGTAGCTGCAACAACGACTTCTTAACATTGAAGTCAGCACGCAACATTGCGTCCATAGCTTCTTTCTGCTGCTTCTCGTCTTTTTGCTGAGCAATCTTTTCGATTGCTGCATCAATGTTCTTACGTTGTAGAGTGTTATCCTTTCGGATATTGTCTACTACGTTTTCCATGCTCAAAGTAACAGGTTGTTCTACTTTCTTTTGTTCTTTTGCCATTTTGATAATGATTTAAAAATTCTTACTATCGCCATCATATTTGTATTTTTCGCGCTTATACGGGATGGCATTTACGTGTTTAGCGCGTTCTTGTTTTCCGTTTTTGACTACCTTGTGTTGGTCGTCATACTTTTTAGCACACATTGAAGAAGATTCGGTTGCCTATGCTGTACATTGTTTCAATGAAATGTTTCTTTACATTGCATTTTTTAGCAATGTTGGCAAATTGTGTTTCGTCTATTTTTGACAATACACTATGTACTTGCATAAAGTCGTGTAAAAAGTCATTATCACTCTTTACTTTGTCCAGAATAGCAAAAACATACGTAATTGCTGGCTTCGAATCCGTATAGCCCAGTCTTGTTTTCATGAGATTGACTAGTTCTACGATTTCGTCTTTCCTTTGAACAATTGGCGTAAAGTTAAGTATTGCATTGTCGATGTTGTTTGCATCGAACACTGCAATAGAAATCTTGTTTTTGTCTTCTTCTTTGACCATTTGAGAAACAATAACTGCAATCTTTGCAATTTGTTCCTCGTTCAATTCTGCGCCATAATAGCGCACAACGAGCGCCCTATTCATCTTTTGAAGTTGTTGTTAGTTGTAACGATGCGATACTGTCAATCTCCTCTTGGACTTGTTTGTGTTCTATCTTCGGTTCGAGGTTGTCAAATATCTTCTTGCCTTCTAAGTATTGTTCGGCAATTGTACTTTTTGACAGTTTGGCACCAGTGTTCTGTAATACGATGATAACTTTTTCCAATGACTCTTCGGGTATACATCGAAATACAGAGTCCTCTCTAAACTGCTTAATGTCAGCAGCTTGATAGTCGAGTGCTTCTTCAAAAGAAGAGAACTCTGGGTTTGCATACAGTTCATACTGTTTTGCAAACTCTTTTTGTTTTTCTTGTGGCGATTCACCTCGACAAGAAGTCAGGCTCATAATTCCACACAATGCAGCAACGATTAAAATAAATGCTATTACTGCACTAAATAAATGTTTCATAATTTTGATAATTTTTGAAAGTTTTTATTAAATATTTAATATCCAGTTTTATGGAAACTTGGAAAAACCGTAGTACCTCCAATGGGATTCGAACCCATACGAACATTACTGTTCAGTAGATTTTAAGTCTACCTTGGCTACCTAGTTACAACATGGAGGCATAAAAAGTATAATACTTTCACAAGCACTATACTTCAAAAGTATTCGCTAATACTGGCATTCTGTTTGCTTATTAAAGATAATAACGTTAAACATTTAAAATTGAATTAAATAAGTAAAATGGACTTTTTGCTCTGTGTTTACAGGCTTGCAACTGTCTTTGGCCACATTAAAAGTCTTTTGTAGAGGGATGGATTGATTCCACCCCTCTTGATTTTTAGTCTTTTTCAGTCTGGTCTTCTTCCACTATGCGGTACCAACCAAAATAAACTATTACACAGCCTGACAACATTAATATTATTAATATTATCAAGTTTAAACTTAGAGCCAATGTACTAAATCCCGTCATAAGTTGCGGTTTTGTAATTAACTCTACCAACGGAATTACAGCCATTACCAGCAGTATATTTCCGTATAAGAATGTTAGGCCTTTGCCAAATAATTTTTTCATATATACATCATTTGTGATTTGTCATACAATTTGACATTCAGTTTGTTGTTCTCTTTTGTACGAATAAAGCTCTCGTGATACAATGTACTTTGCCACTTATTATGACTATATTCCCATTTTCTACGCTGCAATTGTATTTTGTATAACAAATACATTCACAGTTTTTATATTCTGTACCACTTTTTGTAATTATACATACTTTACCTTCGACCACTTTGTCTAAGGAATATCCGAGTTCATATAACTCTTTTTCGTGTATGTACAAAAATCTAGGTGTCAGTTTGCCGCGAAGAATAATATAAGCCATGTTATATTTGTCTTTCAAGTCTTCTTCTCCACATAGACCGATAAGAAAACAGTCTAACCTTCGTTTCAGTGCTTTTTGTAATGTATTCATATCTTTTTGAATATAATTCCTGCTAACTCACAGTCAATACGTGACTCTTTGCTACGCTCGTCTTTCATTCGAGGACAGCCGAACAGGTTGTCAAACATACATCCTTTACATCCAGATTTACGCACAACAGCACGTACAATTACACCGTTAATATTAGCAAATTGACCTGGTTTTGGAGTTTTCATAATCTTCTAACTGAACATGTTTCATCTGCTTCAATTGTTACATTTTTATAAATAAGAGCATAAGTGTATTGTTTTGCAGTTATTTTCACATTATCTGTTGCAGCTACATAACACATCTCACTCGCAGTGATAACCGCATCACCAGTGGCATACGCCATACAATGACCAAGAAGTTTAATTGTTGCATTACATTCTGCTGTTATGTCACTACAACATTTAAATAATCCTTTCGTATTAGCGTGCATTGTGATATTATCACATTTATATGCAATAACTTTTGAATTTTCAAAACAACGTATATCACAACGTATACAGCATGCTTTTGCGTTTTTGAACAATCCTACACTACTGTTAACACAATATGCTTTTGCTTTTTTAGATATAATTATCTCAGGATTATTTTCAACGAAAATACACACATATTCATCTTTTGATGGAAAGTCTTCTGTACAATTTCCTATATTATAGAATACATTCAATCGTTCAAAATATACTTTATATTTCTTGATGTATACTCCGTTGATAATATCTTTGTGGCATAATTCGGTGAAATTCAATCGTATTTGTTGTCGCGTTTTTGCTAACGATACGTATTTAATTCTAGCCTTTTTACAAAAAAGTTCTAAGAATCTTTCAAATGTTATCATAACCAAATTCTAGTTTTTAGTTCAACTCTGATTAATGGTTGAAGTTGTCTCAATTGACCAAATCTATTTTCTCCAAGTATGTTTGTACGTAATACTTTCGTTACGTTACCATACTCAAAGTATAAATATTGGTCTAATTCTACATTGTAAACCGCGATTATACCATCTCCGTTTGCATCATAGACTTTCTCCCAGTTTTTAGACGGTTCTCGTTCTATTGTTCTTAAACCATTTAATACTTTCTTAAATGTAGTTTTATTTACACGTAAGATATATTTTGGGATTTTGACAAATTCATCCTTATTTAACACTACTGGTTTATCGCCAGCTGGTGAGCTGGCTAGCAACTCATTACCTTTGGCTTTATGAACCATGTAATAAGCGCCAACCAGCGTACCATTTGTTGTTATCCTTCGTACAACATTGCCTTGTTTCATTTTTTAACAAATTTAGGCTTGTACCGAATGAGAGATACTATTTGGCCATTCTTAACTTTAATACCTAATGTAGGTTTCAAGTTATTCTGACCGCATAGTTTTACGTAATCTAGAACGGTTTGAGATATAGGAATTAACTCCTCGATACCATTCTTTTCGTCTTTGTAAACAGCGTAGGTTTTCACCTTACCAGACTTTGTTTCAGTCTGAACATATTTTACAATACATTCATTCTTACACAACACAGTATCTGGTTTTACCGTTGTCTTTGTTTGACCAAATACATTTTTGGCAAACAACAATAGTAGCATTGTAATAAATGCTATGATGAGCCATTTGGGGCTAAGTTCTTTTGTCATTTTGATAATGATTCTATGTAAGTTAAACACTTAGTGATGATGCCACGTTTAGCAGCGAAAATATCTTTATAGAACCTTTTTCTTGCAAATATAAGTTTACACTTAGATTTTTCACGACACGAAGCGTGCGTTTCATATCGTATAGTTTCTGTATCAGGTGACATACTTCTAAAAGCAAATGTAGTTGCTATAATTTTATATTTCTCTCTTAACCAATTGATAACATCATCACATTTAGGAATAGAGGTACATTGATGTTCATTCGAGTTATCGTACCAAAATTGCCGTTTTTCGGCATTCCAATTCATAGGTTTGTCTACCTTGATTTGGTTGCCTGCTGCGCAATGATACGTTGAACATGGTTTATTATATCCAAGCCTACGTAATCGTTTAGCTTGGAGCAAAGTCACTCTTTCGTTCATTTTGTTACAATAAATGTTCCTTCTAACTTGCAGCCGTATGCCTGTAACAGTTCTTTTAATGAGCGGTTTAGGCATTTGGCTGCTTCTGGTGTACATTCGGTAAAGAGCATGGTTGAATTACCACACTTAAACCACATACGCCTTCTCTGATTACCTAGTTTATCGACCGTTTTAGTCTTTTTCCTAGGTTGATGGAGTTGATTTTGAAACCTCATACTAGATGTCTTGGAAGAATTGCAATACTTTCCCTACTGGTTGTCCGAGTACAGATGAAACCATTTGTATATCCTCTTTGTCTTCAACTCCCGTAAAATCAATAAATTGATTGCTACGGTTGAAGCGTAGAGTGATGTTGAACTTTTTCAGTTCTATTTCTCGAACAGGAGTAAATGTCACTTTGAATCCATGACCGTAGAACTCTTTGAGCTCTTTTTTGGTCATATCTTTCTTAGGAGGATTACGCCAGACCTTGACGTATTTGTCTTTTTCAGCATCATACACATAGGATTTGCGCCTATGCTTGGCGAAAGATTTTTGCTTCTTTTCGCCTTCGATGTGGACCGTTTTGCGTAATTTGGGCAGCATTGCTTCTGTGAGAGCAGTTGTCTTTTTATTGTTCTGATGTGTACTCATTGAAATCTACTTTAACGTTGGTGTCTTTTAGTTCTTCTTTAAACTTTGACCATGTTTTCAAGGCCTCTTCTTTATTTGTTGTTGTACATACAACTATTGATTCAGTTTTGTTTGACTCTTCAATTCTGCAATAATCTTTTGCGTCTGCTAAGCAGAGATTAAGTATTTCTTTAACCGCTTTTATTGCTCTAAGTCTGTCGCCGAGTACGTGTACCAATCGAACTTTATAAACTTTTACAGGTTTTTTCAATTCGCTAGTTTTCTTTTCGACGGGAAGATTAGATAAAATATCAACAAAACTATCGTATTCTGCAATTGCAATATTTTTTTGCTTGCATTTCTACTGTAAAATTATTATTGTCTTTAAATACTTTTAAAGTATTGTCAGATATAACAATCTTACAATCTTTTAGGAGCCGTAACTTTACCATCTTGTTGTCTATTCTCTTACTGAATCTATTTCAAGAATTACATTGACACCGACACAGAACAATCTTGCTTTTAGTTTTGCCCATACCTCCATAGCTTCTACTTTGTTTCTTGTTATAAGTACGGTTAGTCTGCTGCTTTCACCTAAACTTCTTTTTTCATCTAAGTGAAAGTTAAGCACTTCTTTGAGCGCCTCCACAACGTGATACCTTCTATTGTTTATGTTAGCCAAGCTAATTGTATAAACATCGTCAACCTCTTTGAACTTAGGCTCTTTTACGTCCGTTTCTTGTTGTTTCTTCCACCAACTTACAACAGACTCTACACTTTGTTTCACATAGGTTGAACCTCCATCTACTGTGGCTATTTCTGTTTCTCCGTCTGACCATTCTCTTACATAGCAGATGTGTTTACTGTCAATGTAAGCCTTAGAATTGTTTTCATGTTTAAAACATTTAATTGCCATAATATTTACCCCATAGCAGGATTTAATTAAGCTATGATTAAATTGCCACTTTCGTGACCACACCAGACAGTTCCTATAAGTGTTACTATTATTCACACAGGGGCTGACAACAATTAGTGCACTAGTAGGTAATAAGCCTACATTTCTCCGACAGCACGGAGCGTAATCTATATGTTATACGATAGTGCTAGTATACTTACTTGCGCAATTAAGCATACTCTCTGTCTTTCCAGAGTGTCACGTAACTTCGTATCCTCGTACTCAATTACTAAACACAATTCTACCTATACTCAGCAACTACGAGCGTATTTTGTAGTTGAGCTCCGTTTTACGGGTATTTCTCCGTTTGAGTAATCAATTCAAACAAAGATGGATTCTAGACGTGATTAGTGTCTTGAATTGCATTTTACACCTAAAACTTACTGGGTGTAAGAAACTGGTGTCCTCAATGACTTGGAAAGTTATTAAGTTTTTGGTATAATAGTTACTGCTATATTTGAATAAAATAGTTCTCTCTATTGGATTTACGCCAATATCTTCTATTAATAGGTGTTTCAATATTTCCTATCTTATAGATGTTTTATTATTTAAACTAAGAGAGAAAGATTGTCATAATACCTATGACGATTATGTGTTCTGAAATCCGCTTCTTTGCGCGCTACGATAAACCCAAACACATTATTTTCGGTTTTGTGAGTAAGCACTTATTTTAATTCTTTCTACAACTACTTACTTAATTGTATTTTTTCACTCATATTCCCACTATGAGCGGATTACTCTCTTACGTCTGGACTGAGAGACACACCTTGGTTAATTACGCCATTTTTGGTGTGCGTTTACCCCCTTCTCTATTATACGTAATGAACGCATTTCGGGCTTAGGACCGACATTGGGACTGGCTAGATTAAGATAAACGTAAAAACAAAAGCGCTTGTCTTCACAGATTTACGCTTTCCAAATTCCGTAATCTTTTCATCTTTGCAGATTACTCAGCGAAATTTCGTATCAATTCCTATTTCTTTCGCCTTCACAGGTTACTTAGCGAAACATAATCCTTTTTCTTATGCAAAATTTAAAAACGTCGTTCGTTCTCCCTTCTGGATTTGCACCAGAATCTTTCATAATACCTATGATGCTCTGACTAGATTGAGCTAAGGGAGAAATGTGTAAAAACTTCCAGAGCAGAAACATATTGTTGGACTAAACTACACATAAACATTATTGTGCACAATAATGTTCGTTTTGCTGATAAAGCTTTTCTAAATATATAAACTCGGATTTGGTTATCGGCCGCCTCTTTTACTCTCAGTATTCCACATATACTTTGAGTGAGCTGCTCGTTAGGTGAGCTGTAAACTATCTAAACGGGGCGTAGGCTCATTACCCATATTCAATTTAGAGTTGTTTACAATTACCCCTTCTCCATTTAACAGGCTTAGGACTGTCACTGTGGTGTGGCTGGATTAGGTAATGCTTTAAAAATACCACGGTTCTCACGAATCGTGGTATTAAGGTTTTTAATATCTGTCTCCAATCTTTCAAATTTTATATGGTAAAAATAAATCCTTATTTAAATATTCTTAGCCATTGTTCCTTGGTAATTTCTACTTTATTTTTATGTAGAGATATATAGTTCCAATCATCATCTGCTGTTGTTTTAAGTGTACCTTTCTCATACCATATACCACTTCTATTTAACATTGCTACTGCAAATGTTATACAGTTATTTTGTGTAATAATGTATGTGGTATATTTGTTTTTTGGGACTCCAAAGAAACTGTTACATACAACATAGTATTTCTTATTCATTGAAACACTGTTTTATAGGTTTATAAGGAGCTAGCTCATCTTTTTCAAGATTGGTTAGAGAATCAACGCGCCATTTTTTGTTCAAATAGTTTGAACCCGCGTCGGTTTCTAACATAGTATCATCTTCGGCTAGATTTGTGGAGTCTAGCAGATTTTCTACTGCGTTATAGTAGGCATTGTAGGCTTTCAACGCCTCTACTTTATAAGGAAGAGTGTTAAAGTTCGCCATTTCTAATGGGGTAAGCATTTTATAACCCCATGACGACATCACTACTATGTGTGTAATGATGCCAAGTACTGCCCCAATGAGGAGCAATATGAGACTTTTGATAAATCTTTTCATATATAACGGTTTTAAGTTTTATCGTTAAATATAATTAGGTTTCAGTTTTCCGTGTGAAACACTCTCAAAAGCCACGCGTTGATTATTTATACTCGTCAATCCGAACGAGGTAGAACCGTACATAATTATCGGCATTGAAAAGATGCAAGATTAAAGTACGGTTAATGATAGTTAATTCAGAGGGTCAGACCTAAGTGGCGTTACTCATACATTAACTATGTTTAAAAGAGCAGCAGTGTGGCAACCTTTGTTGTGTGCCCAAACGCTAAGCGAACCACTGCTGTAAATGTTCAATGCAGATAAGCCTGCCTACTGCGTAACTTGGTGTTCCCAAGGTGTTACGCTACCTCAGATTACATTCTCCTTACTGAGGAGATGCAAAATCCCTTACATCAGATGATAATTACCATCGGCATCACAAGATTTGATAATTTTTTCCATAGAAGCGCCGTAGAATACATAACACATCATCCCTAATGCGTTAGTAAAGTACAGAGTGTCTTTATTAAAAGTCTTTCTATATTCACCTCTAATGGCTTTACCAAATAAATCTTGAATACCTTCGTTACCAAACTTATATTCGGCTTCTGATGTAAAACTAACGATAAGATAAACATAGTTATTATAGATTGTAACTTCTGCCCAACGTACGGCGTTATCGCCATATTTATCGTTAATTTGTTTGTAAATCTCTGTATATGTGCGTTTGATATAACGCTCTAACCAGTATTTACAATTGAAGGATACTATTTCTACTGAATTTTTCATAGAAATATTAAAATACCCCAACTTTACACAATTCTTACTAAGAACTATTCACAGGTATATGTCTGCTTTTATGTGCAGAGTTCCTCTTTGTTGTATGTGTGAGTTCACACGCCACTAGAAAACTCATCCGCCGTTTAAATCCTGTCTCTTCTCGGAATACTATCTACTGCTTTAATGTTAATATTAAACCAGGATGTACCAGGATACCTTTTCAGGCTCTCTTTTACGAATACGATGTTTTGTAAAAGATGTCTAGTGTTGTACAGACCACTCACCATAGTTTCCCTTAGGCTTCTGCGTACTTTTATATAATCCTCCCTGTACCGAGTATTATAACCAATTACTTGGAAAGTTTCTATTTATGAGAGCATGTTTAAATGCTCCAAAAAACAAACCGCCTTTCAGCGGTCTGTTTTGTTGTTTAGCCATATATTAAATACGGCTTATTCCTCGTCTTCCTCGTCTTCGTTGTCAACGGGTGCGGTTTGTGAAATGTTACCATTTTTCACAGTAGTTTCACTTCCATCAATTGGAGTTAAGCGACCCTTTGTAATACCGTTCTGTAAACCCGACTTTGCAAGCTGTACGGCTGCATCCCTATCGCCCATAACGGCAAGATGATAGGTTTTGATGGTGCGTGTTTCGCCATCTCTTTCAAATTGTACACCCTCGTATTCGCTAATTTCAGACACGGGAATGTCAAAACATTGTACTTCTGGGATATTAATGCCAATAGGCATAATGCCTAGAAATTCTTTGTAAGCGGCCATGCGCTTAAACTTTCCATTCTCCCCGACCATTTCGGGGAAGATGCGCGACAAATCAAACGAAAGAGTGTAGGAGTTAGCAGAGCCGAAAGCCCCTTTTGCTAACATAGTAGCCAGTGTTCCAGTTTTTTCAGTCGTAGGACTGAAAACACAGGTAACAATTGATGTGTTTGAAGCCTTGTATGTGGCTTCGTCCTGGATAATTGAGATAAGTTGTGCCATGTTGTGTAAGTTTTGTTAGTGTAATGTAAGTTATACCCACAATACGCACGCCACATATAATAATGTGTGTGGGTTGGAACATGTGGGGGTGTTTCCATCCGATAGTCGATACAGGGGTCAGATTTATTGCTATTTCTGATTTTTATACACATAACAAAAATTTATTCCTTGTTTTTGTACACGTAACAATTTTATAAAATATTCTTCGTTTTCACATTTATAGTAAAATTTTATTACTTATTTTTACATTCACAAAACAATTTTAAAATAAAAAATTTTAAAAATAAAAATCCCCAGTTGAACTTAATCAACCAGGGACTATCACAAATCTATTGGACATTTCTCGCATCTTTTTTAATGCGTCGTCCATTGTATATCTTCTTACATTTGGAGTATAGTCTTCGCCCCATCTACGACGAACGAACTGTAACATTTGGTCATAATGTTCTTTTGGGATTTTAATGTCATTTACAATATCTCCATATATCAAACATGTTTCATCTCGATAGAATATTATATATTGTACCTATAATGTATTTGTTTTAATGACAAATCTCTAAAACGGCATTTTACTGATAGTTGGCATTATCTTGTTTTTAATTGCTTAATCTTTGTGCTAATGGTGTCGTAACTTCTGTATACCAAGAAGATAGTTGGTCTGCATATTCTTGTAATTTAGACATTGTTATATTATCTTCTGTTATTCTAATACACCACAAATATTCTTCTGCTGTTATATGATGTGGGTCTTTGCAAAAATACTCCAACGCATGAATTAATGTTCTTTTTTGTGTTTGATAGGATTGCCACTTAGCCATACATACAATTAGTCTATTGTGTTCTTGTTGTGAAAGACCATCTTTTTCATATGATTTTTCTAGCAACTTTATACATTCTTTTTCTAACTCTTTACTTGGTCTTTTTGGAATTATTGGTAAGTTGTATTTATTTTGTTGCTCTATATAACCATCACATAGACCAAATGCACGTAATTCATCCTATAAACCAATTTGTGACTTCGTATCCATATCGCAACTTTTATTTTTTCATATTTGGTGGTGTCATTATCTTTTTATACCACTTGGAAAGACGTCTTGCTTCACTCTTAATTTCTTTTGATGTTCCATCTGTTGTATATGGACCTATAAATCGTAAGTACTCCGCCTCAGTCATGTGATATGGGTCATTACAGTAAAACTCCATTGAATTAATTAGTGCAGCTTTTTGTCTAGCATAAGTTTGTAATTCATCAGTGTATACTGTAAATTTACAATGCTCTTCTTGTGTCAATTCTTGACCTTTAAATAGCTTTTTCTGCAATTTAAATAGCTCTTTCCTTTTCTTTACACTTGGCCTTGTTGGTATTACACTAAGTGCTATGTTCTTTGGACGCATATCTATTTGTTTCATTTGCTCGACATATTGTTGATATAGACCCGCTGCTTGTCGAATATCCTCTAAACTTGCTGATGGTTTTACACCCATATTCTAATCTCCTCTCCGTCTTTACTTTTAACTATAACAGGCTTCATGGCATATATTTGTGCCAACAATCCATTACCCATATATACAAAATTATCATCTTTGTCCACGATTCTTTTGGTATTCTTTTGTGTATACTTCTTCTTTGTACCAGTCCGAGAGCTGTTTCGCTGCTTTCTTGATTTCTTTGCTTGTATCGTCTGTTTCATATGGACTTATAAATTTTATAAATTCTGTATTAGTCATATTACATGGGTCTTTACAATAGAATTGCATAGCGTTTATTAACATATCTCTTTCTTCAATGTATTTACGTGTTTCCCATTGTATTGACAATAAGTTTTCCATCTCTTGTTTTGTAACCTATTCTTTTCCAAAAAATGTTTTCCACACTAAATCATAATAAACTTCTCTAATCGACGGATTTGGTTTCTTTGGAATTATTCTTGATGCGATATTACTTGGATTTTTATCAAGCAGTCTTGTTGCTACATATAATTTGTAGTATTCACGTGTCTTTTGTATGTCATCAATATCAATCATGGCCAGAAATCTACTTTATTTTGGTCTAGTATTTGCATTATAGTTGGATAATCACACTTATCGAATGTGTCAGCTATACGTTCATACACTTCATGTGGAATCATTCCAGCTACACTGTTATTATGAAATACTGTTGTATAGAACTTACCATCTATCTTACTTCTATGAGTTACTCCTGCCCAGTTATCATGCTTTTCCATCATCTTTTTTATCTTTATTAGACCATATACCTGTAATACTATCTACACCCAACATTGCTGCTGAACCTAATAGTACACTGTCTACTACAATAGGTGCTTGTTTATCTACGATTGTACAATATACCATTACTCCTACGCAGATAAACCATCCTAATACCCCACATACACGTTTACTGCTTATGCTCCCCTTAGTAGATACTAGGATGGATTTAATTATCTCTCCTGCTTTCATTATCGTACAATTGAACTTATTAGAGCTATTGTTCCAATTTGGAACGCTTGACCTATGACTCCTCCAATCATTGTAGCAGCCCAATCTAGCCAATCAAACTTATTCCCATACTGTTTATCTTTATATTCAGCAGCTAATGCAGCGCCAAATGTACACAGTATTGTACCGAATGTGGCTGTTAAAATACCAGCATATACGTGCTTTGGGCGGTTACTTTCTTTCGTCCACTTTGGTGTAATTTTATTTATAATAGATTTAATCATAATATAATCTCCTTTAATTTATTAGCTAATTTTTGGGCATCTGGATGAGCTGATTTAGCACACCTTAGTCTAAAAAACTCATACCATTGAGACTCTGTACCAGTCATTAGTAGCTCTGTTTTTGTAGCATTTGGGAGGATTACACGAGCCTCTTCTGGTTTCAACTTATAGTCGTTTATCATTGTAAGATATGCCTTTTCGGCATCTAGTAGTTGTTTATCAAAGAGTAATCTAGCTTCTTTTGGTGTTTCTTCTGTATACCAATAGGGCATTACAAATGTGATAATATTGTTAAATTTACTTTTTGTATAGTTACAATAACGCTAGCTTTCCATTAAGAATGAGAATACTCTGTGTCTTACAAATTCGTGTGATATACCTCTATCACATATGAAATCAGCTGTAATTCTACGTTCATGACTATCTGTTGGTTCACATATGTACTTTAAGTCTTGCAATAATTCTGCTTCATACATAAAGCGGTAGTTTGTAGTAATGTACCATCCACTATCTTCTGAAATATAGCATGTACAAAATGGACTTAATTGGTATGAATCTGCACCAACACCTTTTGGTAAATGTAGATAGACTGTACCGTGTTCTAGTGGTGACATATGGCCTAACTGTATTAGTTTTTCTACAAACTTCTCAGCACTGGTACTATTTCCATATATGTCGTATGTGATATTATCTTCTGATTTATACGCTAACCTACCAGCCTTTTCTATCTGTTCGTACACACCTTGTAAACCAGGCTTTTGTTGTATAATTTTTACTGAACTATGTACTAAATTCATACTCTACTTTTATTGGTTATTATTGTTTGTAATTGCTCAAAACTAATTGGTGTATAGTTATTATTATCTACACCTACATCATATTGTGTTGGACGCAATGTTTGTGCTTTTATGGTATCATTTGTTATTATCCCTGGACCACTGTGTATGTGCCCAAATAACTGCCATGCACCATAATGGTCTCCATTAAAACATAACATTGGATAGTGGCAAAGAACTATATTTTGTGTATCAACCTTAATCTGTTTGAGATTATATATTTCTTTAAATATTCCAGCTTTTTCAAGTTGTGTTTGCATAGAATAATCATGGTTGCCGAGAATAAGATACTTAGTTCCGTTCATCTTGTTGAACAACTCTTTTAAAACCGTAACTGAACAAAACCCTATATCTCCTAATACAAATACTACACCATCTTCTGGTACAACTGTATTCCAATTGCTAATTAAAGCAGCATTCATTTCCTCTACGTTGGTATATGGTCTACCGCAAAATGTAATTATATTTTTGTGGTTAAAGTGTAAATCAGATGTAAAAAATACTTTGATTTTGTCAAACTTTTCCATTACTTACCTCCTCAAATTCGGTATACGGGATGCCGTCTTTTTCTTCAATTTCTTTCTTAGTTAATTCTTCATCTAGGTCTTGTAAGGCCTTATCTTTCTCTTCTTTATTGGCTTTAATTCTAGATGTTATTTCTTTAAGCATCGCTTCTCTTTCAGCTGCATATTTGGGGTCCATTAACATTCTAGTTAGTACAGCTTGTGCATCCTTATAACCTTCATAATCTTTAAGATTACCGTTCTCATCTTTCTCTGTACCAAGCTTATCTACTAAGTCTGAAAGTTCTTTTATTGTATAATCTTTCAATCCATCTTTTTCTGTTTTACGTAGTAAATTACCTTGTTTGTCGTATAGATTTGCGTATTTATTTATCTTTCCCATTGTTCACTGTCTTTATTGTACAATCCATGTTTTAGTCTATATTTCTGCTCTTTTTGTATTAGTTCAAGAGCTTGCTTAAACTTATCATCTGTTGCAGCCTGCTTCAAAGTGTAGCACGTATTTTGAGCATTCTTTTTCTACTTCTTTTCCATCATCGTCGAGTACAATGTGTGTATATTTCTGTTCATCTAACCACTTGTAATAGCTAGTAAAGGCCTACTTTCTTTCTATCCTAGTGCTGTATTGATGTATACATCTAAGCATCTGTTTAGCATCAACAGCTCCTCTTGCACGTAGATAAGATATATCTTCTAAGAAGCTTTCTACACCCTCTAAACCAAACTTATCTTTAATTGTTTCGTATTCTTTTCTAGCCTGTAAGAAGAATGGATTATCTTCTTCATATTGTAGTGTACCAGTAGCAATATACGTAGCATTTAATGGCGTACCGTGGATAAAAAAGTACTTGCACGTATGAGTAATTGGCTTATTTAAAGTCTTCAAAGATAGAAAATCAGCGTAGTATAATATTGCATTTAATTCTATGTCATTCATTTGGAAATCATGGTTTTATAAATATTTTGAGTAATCCACCCTAAGAAATAAGCCGACGGTTCTTGATTATTAAAAACTACTTCTGCACCTACACGGCTGTATATATCACATAGTACATGCATTTCTTCATGTGCAGCTATGTTTACTAACTCCAACTTTTTATCTGTATATTTCGGTATTTTTAGTTTATTTATTTTAACTAAAACAGACTTACGATTAGTTTTCTTATTTACAACAAGAGAAGTAGTAGCTAATCCAATCATAGTATCTTCAACAAGATTACTATTATCTTCATACTTGTATAATCTTCTTAACTTCTCTAATGTAGTATATTGATTAGCTATTACTAAGTCTATATCATAGATAGTACGATAAGTATCTATTATAGATTTATTATTCATACAAATAGTATAGTTTATATGTCTTATGATAGTATATGTTATATAGTATTATGAATAATACTGTTTATATGTTCTATATAGTATATATCTATATAATCTATATATACTCCTCTAATCCCTCTTAACCCCCCTATAATCCCCCCTTCTCTCCCTTATAACGTAAAAAACTTGAAAAAGTTGCATATTTAACAAAATATTTTTCATTTTGCAACCAAGTGTATGAAAATTTACGTTATGGGGTCAAATTTGCAAAAATAAAAAGCATGACAAAGAAAATTAAAGTAATTTCTCCGTTCTACGGACTTGAAGTTGGAGATACGCTTACGTTATCAGATGACGGTAAGATGTATTTACTTGAAGTACACAAGGGTGTAAATTCAGAGACAGGGTTACAATCTACATTCGATTTCGTTTTCAAGATTGGCGCAAGTAAAGCAAAAGAGCTTGTTGAGCTTGGTACATTTGCCTACGTTGAAGAAGAGAAAGAAAAGAAATCTTCATCATTCGTAAATGTCTTTGATGAAATTGACAACCTACTTGAAGAGTTCCAAGAAGAGGCTAAGAAGTTTGTTAATGCCAACGAAGACAAACCGAGTTGGTTACAAAAAGAACATTCAAACGTTATCGAAAGTAACATCGACCTTTTGATGTATCTTAAATCTTTGAAGAAGTAATGGAAGACAAAAAGATTATAGACCAAACAAAGTTAGCAGAAGATATTGCTGCTAAGATTGATTACGAATTTACCGATTTGTTTCTAGTAAAAAAGCTAGACCCAATTAAAGTAAAGAAAGAATTTAGTAAACCAATTCCGTCAAAGAAACAGAAAGACGGCGACGTAATTGATTACGATAAGGTTGAGACTGAGGTTAAGGAGGTTGATTCAGATTACGCAAAAGGCGTAGTAATTAAAGTTCCTATGACTTACAAAGCTGATACAAATCGCAGAGAAGATATACAAGTTGGAAATGTAATTGTATTTAAGCCAGGCTTAGCTCAAACGTTCGATTGGTTGAAAGATTCAGTTCTTATTTCTAGATTCGGAATCATCGCTATTCAGAAATGATAACATTAGAATAGATAATAAAAGAAGTTCAAAAAGAAACTGGTTATGATGAACAATCTGTTACAGCTGTATGTAGACATCCTTTTAACTTTACAGAAAAGAAGATGAAAGATGATGATAATACATTGGCAATATTGTTTCATGGATTGTTTAAGTTTAAACTAAAAAATAAATTTTTAAAGCTAATACAAAATGGCAAAGAAAGTAAATAAGCCCGCATTTGTAGTTGATGTAGTTGATGTCACTAAACCAGAAGCTTGGATACATAGGATGAATCAAGCTAAGTGTAAAGCTAAACTGCCAATCTCTATTTATGATTATGACTATGCTGTACAAGAGTGTGGTGTGGAAGGTTACAATAGTGGCTTTGATGAAGGTTTCCAATACGGTGAAGCTGTTACAATGCTTAGCGTTGAAACTAAGCCTGTTGAAAAGAAGCAGAATGTTGTAAAGCGTTTTTGGAATTGGTTGACTAACAATAAGTAATTATGAAGTATATAGTAATAGACGGTTATTTGAAGTATCACGATAAAGAAAGTGGATATTTGCGAAGTGCAAGCGGTGATATATATTGCGGGGCACTTGGTCAACTCTATAAACTAGAAGAAGACAGTGACATAACTAATATCGTTCGTAATGACGATGACTTTGTAACTGAACATAAAATCTTCAAAAGTGGTACAATCATACTTATTACGCACAACGATGATGTAATAGACATTACCAATGGAAATCAAATGGCCGAATACATAACAAACACTGTTAACGCACGAATGCAAATGCGTAAGAAAGCAAAAGAATCGGATGCCTGTTGTACACAATCATGTAACAACTAAAACATATAAGTCTTTAAGCCGTAGACTTAAACAACGGCTTACCCCCTCCCTAGGTGGTGTAATTGGTAAATTAGCACAACAATAAATATGCATGCCAATGTTTATTGAAGATGTACGTTCGACTCGTATTCTAGGGATTGTTAAAAAGTTTAAAATTATAACAAATCAATTGTTTCATATTTAATAGGAAAAATAATTAAGATGAGTGCAGCATCTATAAAACTGCACATATCGCGGAGTATATCAGAGGTAGATAGCCAGGCTCATAACCTGTGAGGTCGGTGGTTCGAATCCATCCTCCGCAACTATAATAAAATATTTTTATTTTGTTTAGGCATAATTTTACAAAGTCATGGCGGTCTGACTATAACGACCTCCGCACCGTGCTATTATTCACCATTAGTACGTAAAAATACGATTTCTCATAGACGTTGACGTGTGAGTCTTTAAACAGCGTCATAACGCCCTATGGTGTACGGTGGCACTGGCGGTCTCTAAAACCGCGTATCTTCTGAAGGTGACAGGGTAGGTTCGACTCCTACTGGGGCGTCTATATAAATTAATATAAAATAATACATGGAACTAAAAATTAAGAGATTGAATGACAAGGCTATAATGCCTATACGCGCACATAAGAATGACGCAGGACTTGACCTTACAGCGGTTGATATTACATTAGAACCAAACGATGCTGGTCAAACGGTTGTAGTATATCATTCTGGTCTAGCGATAGAAATTCCAGAAGGTTACGTAGGCTATCTCTTTCCTCGTTCTAGTATTGCTAAGAAATCAATGTTTATGACAAACTGTGTTGGCGTAATAGACGCTGGATACAGGGGAGAAGTAACAGCAAAGATGCACATTACAACAAACGGCGCTCCTGCATTATACCAAATTGGGGAACGTTTTGTACAATTGATTGTAATGCCGATTCCAGAAGTTACAGTAACAGAAGTAACGGAACTTAGCGAAACAGAACGCGGGGAAGGTGGATATGGTTCCAGCGATGAGAAATTGAGCGCACTGAATAATAATTCTGCACAGGAAGCTAGCAGCACAAACGATGCCGTACAAGCTGAGCAAGAATTTGAGCCAGAAGCGGTGGTGTCGACGGAAGACACTGAAGTAAGCGAGTGACGCGTAACAAGCTTACCTGAGATGGCGTACATAGACTGGCAATATCTCGCAGGTAAAAGGGGGTCCCGATAAGGGGTCCCCTTTCCTTGTTTGTATAATCTTTTAATTATAGCACATGAAAAAAACAAAACTATTTGGTACTAGGATTATTGATAACATAGATATACCTAGGACTCCAAAAGTAATCATGTTATAGCGTGGCGAATATATCAATAACCATTAGTTTGAAGATGGGGATATATTTGATGCCAACTCCATTAAACGTATTGTAGAGCGTTTATAGGCACAATAGCCAGATATAAACATTGATGAAATATTAAAAAAAATAAAGCAGAATGGTCGTAAGTCTGACGTATTAACAATAGATTCAATAGATACGACAATATATACTATCGATGATGTAAACGTAGCAAATACTTACGATAAAATAGTATACAGTGACGCACATAAAAAATTCCTAGCAATAAAGGCAGGTTTTGCATATGCACAGTGGGCATCCACTGATAATTATGGGTCATCTGATGATTACAAAGAAGCATCTACAAAAATAATATATAATAAAACAACAGGCGTATTATATCGTCTGTTATCAACAGGTTTATCAGAAATATCAAGTTCGTAGATATATGTTGGACAAATTGCACCAGAGGATAAAAGCAAGTTGTGGATAGACACTCGTGATACTACAAATCTAACATAGAATGATGCTGATGAGTTAAAGAAGATAAAAGCAGCACTCGCTGAAATATACAAAAACATGAGTGTTGTAAATAAAATAATACTCAACGGTGTAGTAGCTGGTGATGCACATTCTAGTGCTAGGGAAATTATCATGCGTTCAGCAGACCCTCTTAAACCAAAGGAATCAAAAGATATTCCAGGTATAGTTAAAGATAAACCTAATACAGAAGGAATAGAACCTACTGTAAATCATGTATCTATAAAGATGGATACAGTAGCTAATTTCAATAAGAATAGACAAAACCTAATAGACGGTGAAATACTATTCTATACAGATAAAAAACGTTTAGTTCTATATAAAGATGGGAAGTTCAATCTTGTAGGCACAACAGATGGTGGCTCAGGAGGTTCTGGTGGTGGAATTAGTGTAGAAGATTTATATGCTACGAAACTAAGGTATCTAAACTTTACAGACGGTGAATCTACATACAAAGTAGAAGTAAGTAAGTCTGGCGAGTTTATGATACATAAGAATATACAAACTCCAACTGGTATAGGTAACCCAGATGGGTCTTGGGGTGTATTTATAAATCATCTACTCTGTATAAATGAAGTATATTGCGGTGGACAAGGTTCAGAAGACTGTATGTGTTCACACAACTTTGTAGAGCTTGCAAATGGTTCAACAGAAGATATTAACTTAAATGGTATATATCTACTCTATACAGATGGTACACCATATGGTGGAGGTACAAACGGATACAAGTGGCACACATTACCGCTAAGTGGTGTAATAAAAGCAGGCTCTACATATTTAATACGAGGAGCTAAATGTAATGATTATAACTCTCAATTCATTGATGTTAATACATATGACCAAGAGTGGTTCTCAAATGGTGAACTAATAAAGTTTAGCCAAACTTGTTCTAGCTTCTATTTGTGTGTTGGTAGTCCAACAGATAACTGGGTGTACGATTCCAATGGTAATCTATATGCTGTTGGAGAGTTAGCTTCACCTTGGAATAAACAAAAGGTAAATAAAGGATATATAGATAGCTGTGGATTTGGTGTAGGCTCGTTAAGTGAAGGTGGAACTACATTCTTATTAGAGCCAGGAGATTCTTGGAATGATGCGCTATTTATACGTAGGTTTATGTTAGAACCAGCCAAATAGGGTAATAAAGCATATGGTGCTAGAAAGTCTACAAGCTTATGGATATATGTAAATCTTAAACGTCAAACTACAAAGATAGGTAATAGTATACAGTATTACTATCTAGATGAGATGAAAGAGAAATATACACCAAAAGCATCATGGGAGGGTAAAAACTTCTTTACAGATAAAACAGAGTTCAATAAGAATAAACCAAACTGCATAAGGTGTACATTTGGTATTCAAGCCACTTCCGATACAGCAAATCACAAAAAGGCTTCTAGATGCTTCAATTGGGTATCTGTCGGATATTACGATGAGTTTATAGAATATCGTAAAAAAGGACAAACTGAATGGAAGAAACAATATTCTATAACAAGAGATGATTCTTCTAACTCAGCTGTTATAAATAAGTTCATAGACCATTATGAAAGATTACGCTGGAAGACGGTACGCGGTACAATGGTTACTACTCATAAGGTAGTATTAAGTGAATAGTTTGAAGCTGGCGTATATGAATATCGCATAGGAAGAGACTTTGACGAGTCATATTATAGTACAATTAAGACGTTAACGGTCAAAGACAACTCAGAGGTAACAACTTTTAAATTCGTACAAGAAACTGACCAACAAGGGTTCAGTTGGATAGATTACCAGGCTTGGCGTAAATCGGCCAAGATGTTAGCACAAGACCAACAAGACGCAGACTTCTTGATAAATACAGGAGATATTACTTAGAACGGTAATAGGGAGAATGAATGGTTAGATTACTATCAAGCACTAGACGAGTTCTTAGGTGATAAAACTGAAATGTTTACTGTTGGTAACAATGACTTGTGTGGACATAATGCTACACAACTAACAGACGGTGATGATGTTACATCTAAATATAACCATGTAAATGTATTGAAATACTTTACATTTGAGCTAGACCCAAACAATGAATATGAATTAACATGGAATGGGAAGAAATGTTTAATGTATTCTACATATTCGTTTAATTATGGGAAATTCCATTTCATATCTATTAATTCAGAAAATGCGGTAGCTACTAGTAAAGTGTATACAGATGATTGGAACATTAGTACAAACTCTGGCGATGCTACCTTTGCTAAAACAATGAACGCTAAAATTGAAGATTGGTTAAAGAAAGATTTATAGATATACTATGGTGTAGAGAATCCAACTGACTGTAAAAATACACTTTGTTATATGCATGAAATGCCATTTACAATCGTAACCTGGGACTTCATGAATGGTGTAAAAGGACGTAGTGGTTCACACTTAAATACACTAAATAACAATGGTACATATAGGTTTTCTAGATTGTTTAAGAAGTATGGTATACGATTAGTATTTGGTGGTCACAAACATACTTATAGTATAAGTAAACCAATATATGATGCACCAGCTGATTATATATAGAATAACAGGCAAAATACAGCCGTTGAGTTTATGGGCGAAGTAACAGAAGGTGTTTCTAGAAAACCAGTAATTTAGGTAACAAAGGCATCAGATATAAATAATGATTGGTTACAATTTGCAAGATTTGAAATAGTAGATAAAATCAATGCACCAACATATGTTATGTCATAGGCAACTGGTTGGAAGTTAGTTTCAAACAAAGAACAGCCGTCTGGGCCAGATTATCAAATACCTTGGTTGTTAGCATATTTTAAAGCTAAGACTAGTGAAGTTACACCGAAGGAAAATGTTAAGCAACATTACCCCATGTATGTAGTGTATGAAATGTCAGATAGTAAAATAGATATTACAGCTAAACAAATAAAAGGTGTTTGGACGGTGAATGAAGATAAGAATACTGCAAAGTATGACATGAATAAACAATTAGATAGTCTATCAGCAGTAGCAATGACATTGAAAGAATCATTACCGCAAGATTTATCTGCATATAATATAACCACATAGGACAAATATACAATCACCTTATAATCTTTCTTACAATGAATAACATAAAGAAATATAATGAATCAAAAAGAACTTGGGATATTGTAGCAAGTAATGATGCAAAAGGTATCGGTACAACAAACCCTAAGTTCTTAAAAGACGGAGAGAATATAATCTCTGTTGATACTGCGATGGAAAGATTAAAAGATGATTTAACTGTCGCACAAGGAAATATATCATGGCTCGCACTACATGGAGGTGGAGGCTCTGGTAGTGGAGGTGGAGGAGCAACACCTGGTGATACAGAAGTAAATACAACTATTACTGTAAATGATAAACCAACTGGTTCACAAATAATAATGGACTAGGGAGGTTTACAGATAAAGCTGTCAGATTTAAGTGTAAAATACAATAAAGGGTGGAATGTAATAGCTCGTATAGGTAGTACATAGATATATAGTTCAGTAGCTAATGCGTCAAATCCTATACTGTTTGTACCATATGATACTGTTGTAAGTCAATTATCAAATCATACTGGAAAGCTGAATATATCTGCATCTTATGAAGATGACGAAAAGGGTATATACGGCTCTGCACAGTGGTCTGGTGTTATTATTGACAACAACATAGAAATGTCATGTGAAGATATACAAAGTACACTAACTAGCTTAAATACTTCTTTTTTAAAGTTGTATTATAGTGTAGGTGTTGTCGGTAACTACAAGTTGACAATTAAGCTCATAGGTAGATTACATACAATTACAAAAGAGTATGACTTAGTAATTGCTACAACCGACTAGTTCTTAAAATCTATTGTACTTAGTGACTTGATAGGATAGACAGAAGATTACATAGATAGTTATGTTGTAGAATGTACTTTACAGAACAAAACAACACAATCTGTAAAGAAGACGATTAAATCTACAATGACAGTGGTGTCATCAGAAATTCTAATATCGTCTGCTGTAATGAGCAAAGTACAAGGACAGCCAACAGAGGTTAGTATGGATGGTTCTGTTAATGTTGTATTTACAGCATATGTAAGTCAGTACACGTCTTATAAGTATAATATAGAAATAGATGGAAATCTTGTTAGACAAGACGCTGACGGTGTATTTGGTAGGTAGGTTAGTGATTATATATCTGTAAATAATAAACCGTGGACTGTTGCAAATAAGACAGTACCGTTGAAGGTGACCGTTACTTCTGGACAGAAGACAGCAACTACGACATATTACATTAAGTTTATAAAATCATCAGTTACATATTTATCAGACACATCTAATATTATAAACAACAGAATATTCTCATTGCATGCCAGAGCATAGAACGTTGGTGATGATACGTTTGAATTTACAAATACAAACTATAAATCACAATTCCAAATAGGTTCTGTGTTGCGAACAATGGAAAGTAATATTAGGTCAAGAGTATCTATTTTAGATTCTGCTGTATAGTATTATAGGATTAGTAATGGTGCATATGCCAAATTTGATGACATTTCACTAGAATCTAGAAAATATAAGTTTAATGACATCATATCGTCAAGCGGTGACGAATTTACAATTCATATACATTATAAAGCAGACTATCACCCAGATGATGAGAGAACAATATTATTCTCTGGTAATACTTCTGTTGCAGACTAGAATCTTGGAGCTATGATTAATGGTATATCCATTGATGTACATAACATTTATATTAATAATGAAAATGTAATATAGCTTGAAGATAGTACTGAAAATGATATTACAATTACGTGTAAGAAGTAGACGACACGTACACAAATAGCAACTGGATATGTGGATAGTGTATCATATGTAGTCAAGGTGTATTTGGACGGAGTATTGTCAGCTATTAGAAATCTAACAACTCCAATTGTATTTGGTGATACTATATATTTAGGAGCTAGACAATATATTAAGAATGGAAAGTCTGTAATATATAATAAGTGTGATGTAGATATATATAACATGAATATATATACATATGCACTTAATGAGTTCGACATAATGGTTGATAGTATAAATAATATTGTGTCAACTGATTATGTAAATGGAACTCCAAACTATGCAAGAATATAGGTAGAATTAAAAAAGAACTTCTGTGAAAGAAAATCTGATGGTAGTATTAAATCATACCTATACAACGAGCATACTGGCTATAATGTAGACTTCTTACTAGATTCTAATGGTAGATTAAATAGTAAAAGCATACAAGAATAGGCTGCATTTATTGGCATACCTATTGTATTGATTGATGTTAGTAACGACTCATCTTGGACATTTGATTAGTTTGTAAAACAGCAATCAGCATCATCTACAACTCTAACTGCTACTACAAATAAAGTTATACAATACTGGGACCCAGTTGGAATAAACAAACAAGATAAGACAGGTATTGACACTAGTATTAAAACAATTAACGGTGTCACAATTGAATTACAAGGTACTTCAACGCTAGCAGACGCAGTTAAGAACGTAAACATAACTGTACCTGACACAACAGCATTTGTACCAAAATCTACATGGTTTCCTGAACAGACATATACACTTAAAGCTGACGTTGTAGACAGCTCTCATGCTAGTAATGCTTCTATTGGTTCGTTTATAAATAGTGCACTTGGTAGAATTGGTACATCTGAATATTTCCCATTCGATAAAAAAGCAGTAGACAATGTATATGAGTCTGATTATGTTAAGAAGCAGCAAAAGACAGCTACACTTAAACATACAGTAGAAGGTTTCCCTGTATTCTTAATAATGAAATTCTACACAGATGCGCAAAATAAAGTATCTACTACGCCACTTGGAATATATTCATTTAACCTAGGTCGTAACGCATATAGAAACTTAGGATTTAAGAAAGTAAATAAAATCGTAGATGAAGGTAATAATGTATTTGAGGTAACTACATTCCCATTCTATAAAGATAAAGTAAAATACGTAGAGGAAGATACACAAAATGCAAACTGGATAGAAATTAAAGATACTGTATCTCTAAGTGATTTTGCAAATGTAAAAGATACACTTCCAGAAGGTATAAATACTTCAAATGGTGATTTCTGGCAAAGTGATAGAGAAATCTTAAATCGTAGGTTTGATGTTAGATACCCATCAAATAAATAGGTTAGCGATTACCCAGGATTTGTACAGTTCGTAAAGAACATAATGCGCTTCCCAATAGAACGCTGTTATAGTAGTGACTCTATTGGTACGATTTCTAAAAACTATATTGCAGGGTCTTATGATTTATACTCAGTTGATAACTTTAATAACTATTATAAGACTGGTTAGAAACAAGATATTGAAATTGATTCCAATGCAGTAAGTGCTGAGAACCTAGGATTCAATGTAGAAAGTGCAATGAAATACTTCATCATTGCAAACTTCTTTGGATTAGTTGATAACTTTGGAAAGAACTCAACATATAGGTCTTGGGATGGAAACAAATACCTTACTGACTTTTATGACCTAGACTGTTCTATGAGCGGTGATAACCAAGGTTAGTTGTCTATTACACCAGATGTGTGGATTAAGTATCTAACAAACAAGGGTACTGTTGCAAATGCACAAAATGGATTGTAGTATGTATCAGAAACATTTAATTTCGACGAAGCTATATCTAGAAAAACAGTGTCTGCAAATACAAACAAACTGTGGTTGTCATTAGACACATCGTTTAGTAGGGCAGTATTTGGAGAAGATGTAAATTCACTATATACAAAATATTGGTATGATTTTAGAAAGTTTACAGAAGATTTAGCTAAGTCAAAAGGATATGATACATTTACGAATTATTTCATTGATGAATACTTTGATAAGCAAACATCAGATTGTGGTTCGTTGATATTTAATTATGACTATAAGCTAAAATATCTATTACAATTTACTAACGACCAAATTAGTAATACAAAAGATATGACTAAGCTACATGGTCGTAAGATTGCACATAGTAGAAATTGGTTGAAGAAGCATACTATATTCTTAGATAGCTTATTTAAGTGGCGCGATACTGCAAAGCAACAGCAATCTATTACATTTAAATCAAATGCAGATGTATCTACTGGTAACAGTATAATGGGTACAAATCAACAGGTATTCCCAGTAACAACAAACTGTCCAATAATATCAAAGATAAGTATTGGCGATACAGTTACCGCTTTCTATTTCTTATAGGACAATAAAGAAACGTTTGTAAACGTTGGCAACATTAAATATGGTGGTCCATATAACTGGAACATTACTAATTCAAATAACTTCATAAAGCTTGGTAATGCTAACAATAAGTTATCAAGTATGTAGGTATCTATATTAGCTGCAACAGAAGCACAAAATACAATAGATGCATTAGGATTCCCAGCATTATATGAAATAGATTTGAGTGGCAACAAACATTTTAGCCCAGACTTTAAATTAGATGTATTTAGAAAAGACATACAGTCTTAGATTAGAACTATGGACTTTTCTAATACACAGTGCTTAGACCCCACGAAAACATTTGTTTTAGATATAGAACAAAACAGCAAAACTCCACACGCATTTACAAAGTTTACTAAACTTACTGATATAAATATATCTGGTAGTAAATGTATTACAAACATATACATACCGACCAACGTACCTTTGAAAACATTATAGATACAAAGGTCTAACATAAATGAGTTGGATTTGAGACATCAACCATATCTAAAACAGATTGACTTGACAGGATGTAACAATTTATAGACGGTTTATATAGAAGATTGCGATGGTTATACATCTTTGGACTTGTCTGGTTATAATAACTTACAAAAGGTATAGATTATAAACTGTAAAAATCTTACTAATTTAACAATAGCAAATAATGTAAACTTAACACAAATTGCTATTGAAAACTGTCCTAGGTTAGATAGTGTAAGAATAATAAACAACCAAGCATTGATTGGTGATTCTAATACAAATTATGTTACACTATCTGATTTGCGAGCACTTACCAGTATAGATTTATCTTCAAATTCTAAGTTGAATTATGTTACTATCGACAACTGTAATGAAGCTAACGTTGAAAACTTATACTTGAACGGTAGTGCAATAAAAGGAAGTCCATCTAGCAAAGATATATTAAATCTTAGTAAGTTTACAGGTTTACAAACATTCAATATTAGCCAAAATAGTACAGTAGAATACATACAGTTTGCTAATGATAAAGATAAACCTATTACTTTAACTTAGCAATTCCAAGGCTGTGCCAATTTAAAGCGTTTATATGGTAATATAGTAATTGCATCAACAAGAACGTTTTATCTGCTGAATAAATTCTCACTACATGGTTCAGATGTATCTACTGTTAAATTTATGAACAAATCTGTTGTAGACACAGACGGTAGAGTTCTTATGCCATACGAAATAACTAATCCAGATAGTAAAGGTAAACAGCCTCCATTGAATTGGAAGATGCCGTGGCAAAGTGGTGATGGTGTAACTAATATAACATTTGGAACTGCTGTGTGTGATTATATGTTTAGAGAAACCGCATGTACAGTATTTGATGTATACTACGCATTATCAAACTTAGGACAGATGAAGAGTTTACGTGGTATGTTCTTTTAGTCAAAGGTAAACTTTGAACGTACAGCTACTGTGGATAATAGTCCAAATCGTTATATGTATCATTTCGCAACTGGCGTTTGGGATATTCGTGATATTCTATGGGGATGTTATAAAAACATTAGAATATTCTCACCAGAACACGATGAAAACAATGTTACGAAAGACAACGGTCTGTTTAGTCCACTTATAGATAGTTTGACAAATATAGATTGTTGGGCAAATGGATTCCACGGCATGTTCGATAGATTTATGTTTAGACATTCATCTAAGAATTATAAAATAAATTCATTTACTGGATTTTTTAATCATAAAAATTCAATCATCGTTGAAGATGTAAACAATGCAGGATTTGTAGACTTTGATAATAAATACGCCAATGGAGATTTAGAATTATCAAAAACTGGCGGTGCTGATAGAGGAAATCTTACAATGTTTACCAAGAATTTATTAACAAAGAATTATACTAGTTGCTTTAACGCATGTTTTATAGATTATGATACAATAACTTTTGAAAATCCAGTAAATTCTGTATCTGATGCTTTTATTTCAAGTTATGGAAAAGGAACCATATCTTTTAAGAATATGTTCAAGCATCCACAACATGTATCAGTTATATCTGCATTTGCATGCTTAAGCAAAGGTACAACATCTGTTGATTTCCCAATTACAAATCAGTTATTTGAAGGTTTTACCAACCTTACGCATTTTAATAATAGAAGCACTATCAACAATATAACAATGTTTGGATATGGCTATAAAAAGCGTATTGTTGGAGGTTTTCCAGAAAATATATTTAAAGATTGTAAAAAGTTAAGTGTTGTACGATATTTGTTCAGTAATTCAACAGCAGAAAATCTAATATCTATTCCAGAGTTACCTGGTAATTTATTTATAAACAATCCATAGTTAACCGATGTATATGGTTTGTTCTCAGATTTAAAGTTTGATTATAAGCTTACTGGGAACTCGTTTGCAAATTGTACTTCATTAAATTAGGTATCTTATTTGTTTGCAAATTCTTCATATCAAGAGCGGATAAAAAGTCATATACCGTATAAGTTATTATATCACGGTGAAACGGATGTTACATAGACATATTATGGAATAGTTGATGGTAAAATTGAATCAGAAACATCTACATCAAATGGTGTTTCAACAACAACTGTGACAATAACACATAAGAACGGTGATATATTTAAATATAAATAGACAGGCGAAACAATAGAGTGGAGTAAAGATGGTACGGTAATATAGAACCCAGAAGGTGTTGTATATTTTAAAACTACAATTACTACAAAGAAACCAAACTCAAAGATAAACTTTACTAATAATCTATTTTAGTACAATTATATACAACCTTATGTTAATAACAGTCCAGAGGAAATTCAAAACCATACATATCAACCATACAACATATTATTTATAAATGGTAAATTCTAGAAAGCTCAACCTGATACTGTAAACAACACAATAATGTGGAGTTATGATGGTGTACATAAGAAGACTGGGGTACATGATGGAGATGATGAACACGATGAGAACTTAGTATCTTCTGTAATCACAAGAGATAATACTATATTAAGTGGTACACTAAACTATTGTTGCGCACCAGATTTATTTAGATATTGTAATGGTGATGCTGAGATATAGAATATATTTTACGGTTGTGGATGTGGTTATAATGTTCAAGATAGAGGCGGATTATTCGGACGTATTCCACCAGTATTATTGTTACCATTTAATGGTTATACAAAAAATATAACTGGAATGTTTTATAATTGTACATATTTGTCTACATATACTTTATTAGACGGTACTACAAATTACACAATACCAAAGAGCTTGTTTAAATACTGTCCTAATATAACAACTCTTAGAAATACATTTAATGGTATAACATTGTATCTAGGAACTAATCTTTCTGCTATATAGGATATAAATAAGTCTGTATTAGGAGACATAGGGTTTGCATTTGCATATTGTCATTATGTTACGGGCAACTCATCTCAACCAGTATAGATAAGTGGCGTATTCTACGGATTTAATCAATTATCTTATATAAGAGGTGCTTTCTGTGGTAGTACACTATTTGTAAGTCCAGGAAAGGTTAAGTTTGCATAGGTATTTACACCAAATAGATATGTTTCAGCTGGACATAATAAATTAGAGTATGGAGAAGTATTTATGAACTATGGTGCAAATGCTATACATGAAAATCCAAAAACTCTATTAGATAATAATACAACTAAAAACTATTATAATTAATGGAAACAGTAAAATTAAATGGTACAACTATTTAGGGTGGAGGATTAAAGTATGCCGTTACACCATAGATAGTTTTGGGTGATATAAAAAATGGTTTTGAACCAGGTACAATATTGGATGCAAATGAAGTAAAATCTTTAAATATTGTTGGTGGAACATCTAATTCATTAGTAGATAGTGTTATATCGCCATCTTATTCCGCAGACAATAAGACAGAAAATATAAATAATACAGCAATAACACTAACTACAATAAAGTCAAACCACAATGTATATTCTGGTCCATCGGATATTATTTCTGGATATAATATTGCATCTTTGGGCAATACATCTATACTTTGCGGATTCGGCATTCTAAATAAAGGTGAACAGAATTTAATAATAGCAAATGCATATATATTTAAAATAAAGTCTGTAAATGGTGACATCGCGGTCACTGCGTATGATAGTACAAGTTCGTCATATACATATTTAAAGTCTTACGATGTATATATGATTGTTGGAAAATACGCCAACGGATTAAAACTAGAAGGTGAAAAATTTTCAAAATCTACATTAAAGAAAGTAATATTTGATGTTAATTCCGACAATAAGGTCATAATCACAAATGCAATAGAATGCGGATTAACAAAACCTGGCATTATTTCTATGTTTACAACTAGCAATGATGGTAAATGTTCAATACTTGCTGGTGAGAATCGTGGAAACTATACAAATAGTATTGCGGTTGGTACATAGAATATTGCAGAAAAAACAAAATATTCAGCAACATTTGGATTTTCTAACTACATAGGCGCAAACGCCAATGGGTCTTTTATATCTGGTGCAAAGAATAAGTCTTACAAAAACGCTTAGTTTATAACTGGAAATAATAATAAATCTAATGTAGATTATGCAGCTGTATTCGGCGCGTTTTCAAATACAGTTGGGGATGGTTCTTATAGTACTATTGTAAAAGATGCAAATCAAGCTAAATAGTCTTCGTTATTTACAATAGGTAATGGATAGTCTGATACAGTAAGAAGTAATGCATTAGATATTAGGGTGAACGGAGATATGTATTTGGCTGATGGTAGGAAAGTACAAGATGTATTGCCACAAACTCCTGCTGCAACTAGACCAGCAAATCCAGTACTTGGTCAAATGTTCTTTGATACAGTAAAGAATAAACCGCTCTGGTTTGGTAAAGATAACAAATGGGTTGACGCCAATGGTACAGTAGTAGCATAATATAATTAAATATGTTTGATATACAAGGAAGTAAAATAAAACTCAACACCGAAGACTTAGCAGTACCGCCATTTAAGGAACATTACAATACTGCCAAAGATAAAGAATAGGCGTTGAAGGAAATAGAATACATCGTATGGTTATATAAATGGAATACGCCATATGAAGCGTATCCAGAGAAGGAAAGGGCTTCAATTGTAGCAAAAGATGTATTTAAAGATGAGAATTATATTCCTTCTGTATCTGTAAAAGAATTAGCAAAAAGGTTCTAGGAGTTTCAATAGACTCCTAGTACCAGATTGCTAGCTTCTTCACAGTCAGCAGCAGAAGGGTTGATAGAAACTCTGAATCAATATTCAGAAGGAAACATGGACATAGATACTGCGCTCAAAATAACCAGAATATTAAAAGATGTTAGTTCTGTTGTTAAATCGTTAGATATAGCAATGAAACAAGCAAAAGCTGAACAAATGGAATCTGGTAAGGTTAAAGGTGGTGGTATTATAGGTCGATTTGAAATACCTAATTAATTATGGTTGATTTTAATAAGAGAGTGATAAACTCAGATAAATTCCGTGAAGCCGCAATATTTTTTTAGGAACATGGTTGTTATACTCTTGCACCAAGAGGTACTACTGACTATAATTCATATTGGGACAGAGAGACTGACAGATGTATAAATGGGTATGTAGCTCCCGATGGAGATGCTATAACTGGTTATCATTACTTTTATTTGAATTATAGCCCAATTATGAAACTGCAAGAAGTAGAGTATACAGACAGATATGGTGCAAAACGTACAAGACGTGAGCGTATATTTGGTTTCCCTAGATTTTGGGATTACGATTACTACTACTATCATGCAATAGAAGAAGCGGAAGAGCAAGGTAAACATATGGCTACATTAAAATGTAGGCAGAGAGGATATAGTTTTAAAGGTGCATCAATGCTAGTGCGCAACTATGAATTGATACCAGGCTCTAAAAACTTCGCAGTAGCATCAGAACAAAAATTCTTAATCGGTGATGGTATATTAACCAAAGCCTGGTAGATAATGGACTTTGTGGATAAACATACAGACTGGTCTAAACAGCGTCTTACAAGTACTCGTATGGAACGTGTTGCTGGTTTTAAGGTAACCGATGAATTTGGTAAATAGACTGAACAGGGTTATTTATCAAGCATTACTGGAATTACATTGAAGAATGACCCAGAACGTCTTCGTGGTACTCGTGGTAAATTAGTACTATTTGAAGAAGGTGGTAAGTTTCCTAATCTAGAAACAGCTTGGCGTGTTGAACAACCAGCTGTGGAAACTGACGATGGTGTTGCTTTCGGTCTTCTGTGTCTATTTGGAACAGGTGGTACAGAAGGTGGCTCATTTGATGGTTTGAAGAACATATTCTACAATCCAGACGCATTTAATGTATTAGGATTTGAAAACATATGGGATGACGGATAGACCGATAAAAAATGTGGGTTCTTTGTTCCAGCTTGGTCTAATATGGAGGGTTCTGATGAAAATGGAAACCCTATATATATGGACAAAGATGGAAACTCAATGAAAGAGAAAGCAATAGAAGAATTAATAAAACAACGTAACATTATTAAAGATGGTGGTGCCAGTTAGACTTCTATTGACAGATTTGTATCAGAACGTCCTTTGAAACCACAAGAAGCTGTATTAGAACTTGGAAAAAACATATTCCCTAGAAAGTTATTGATGAATCAACTAACCAGAATTAGAACAAACGAAAAGCTTAGGAATATGAAACATATAGTAGACCTTAGGTTTGAGAATGGTAATGTTGTAGCAACAGAGAAAAAGTCTGGTGATATTACAACATATCATTTAAAAAAAGATGATAAACCTCATGGCTCTATTGTAATCTGGGAATATCCAGTTAAAGACCCTCCTTATGGATTATATGTAGGGGGGTGCGACCCGTACGCGTAAGTCAGCGGGTCTAAAATCGGGCAAATACGGAGGACACCTTATATAATCAATATATGTGGAAACACCGTGGTAAACCTATAAATTACGAAAGGTTATAGGTCACCGTAACGCATAGCAAGTGAATAAATATAATCTTGCCACGAGTGCCCGATACTATCAAAGTAATAATGTATGCTGGGCTATATGGAAACATATAGAAGTACAGATAAAAAGCTGTACGATAACAAACTGATGACCACGATGAGAGCTTTACTAATTCGTTAGGCTCTACATTTATATTTAAACGCGTGCAAGCAGGTGAAGCTTGGAATGACGTAATAGTAGCTGAGTATTCTGGTAGACCAGATACAGCAGAAGAGTATTATGAGAACGTAAGAAAGTTATTGTTGTTCTATAATGCTAGACTATTATTTGAAAATGAACGTAAAGGAATTTATCCTTATTTCACCAATAAACACTGTGATTACTTATTGGCTGATTAGCCAGACAAAGTAATCTCAGAGATATTTAAAGATTCTAAGGTACAAAGAAGAAAAGGTTGTCATATGACCAAATCAATACGAGCGTATGGAGAAGGTCTAATATTAGAATGGTTAATGGATGAATATGAACCAGGACGACTAAACTTAGAACGAATATACAGCGAACCTCTATTAGAGGAGCTGATTGAAAATGACGGAATAAGAAACGTCGATAGAGTAATTGCTTTGTGTATGGTAATGATATATAGAGAAGAGTTATATCAGATAAAAACACAAGCACATAAAGATAAAAACAAACAAGTCGAACTATTTGAAACGCCATTGTTTAGTAATAATTACTGGGACAACGATGTGACAGAATAGGACGACATACCGACATTTACACTTTAACGATATGATAGATAGTAATTTACATACTTCTTCGTTTCCGCAACAAAAACTACCACTTACAAAGAAAGATAAGGATTGGCAACATAAGTGTGTCGATTATATCATAGGCGAATCAAAAAGTAATTCAGCACTAGTTAAAGGTAGTAATGTTAGTGAAATGCAAACATACTATGATTTATACAATAGTGTGTTCAATGAGGACGACTTTAAACGTATAACCAATCCATTTAAGGTAGATGATGGATTTCCTGCTACTCCACAGGACTTTAATATAGTACGTCCAAAGATAGACTTATTAATTGGTGAAGAAACAAAACGACCAATGAATTTTAGAGTTATACGTACATCACAGGATGCTGTATCAGAGCTGCAAGACAAAGAAAAGGATATGTTGATGTAGTATATAATGGCATCAATAAAATCAAAAATGAGTCCAGAAGAGCAGTAGCAGTTTGAACAACAACTGCAATCTGGGGAGATAATGCCACCAGAAGCTATTGCTAAATATATGGATAAGGACTACAAAGATATTATAGAAAACACAGCATACCACACATTGGAGTACTTAAAAGAAAAACTAGGTTTAGCTAACGAATTTATTAAAGGTTGGAAAGACGGTCTAATTAGTGGTACAGAAGTATATTATGTTGGTGTACAAAATGGTGACCCTTATGCAGAACGTGTAAATCCTTTATACTTTAATTATGATAAGAGTCCAGATTTAGAGTTTATAGAAGATGGTTCTTGGTGTGTTCGTAAGATGAAATTACCTATACAAGAGGTGTATGATAGGTATTATGATAAACTTAGTGAAAAAGAGCTAAATAAACTCAATGAGATGCTCTCTGGTGCACCTGGTGTAGATAACATCGAGAAGGATGGTGTTGATACGTTCTAGGGCATTAGAATGCGTTCTATTGACCTTTCAGACGGTGGAGACATGAACTCTAAACACCATGTAGATGTATATCACTGTTGCTGGAAATCTTTCAAGAAGATATTCTATGTGACCACGATGGACGAAAATGGTGAACCACAAATCAATATATGTGATGAGACATACAAGAAGGTAGGTACAGAACTAGCAGTAGAACCAGACTGGATTATAGAGGTCTGGGAAGGATATAAAGCAGGAAATGACTTATACTTCGGTATACAACCAATAGAGTATCAATTTGTAAGTCTTGATAATCCTAATTCACAAAAGCTTCCATATTGTGGTTGTGTATACAGCAATACTAATAGTAGGCCCAGGTCTTTGGTTAGTATCCTTAAACCTCTACAATACATGTATATTGTATTGTGGTATAGGTTGGAGTTGGCTATTGCAAGAGATAAAGGTAAGGTTGTAAATATGGACATTACATAGATACCTAAGTCTATGAATATTACACCAGAACGTTGGATGCACTATCTATCGAGTGTTGGTGTAAACTTCATTAATCCATATGACGAAGGTTGGAATGTGCCAGGGAGAGAAGGTGGAAAACCTGCTCAGTTCAATTAGATTACAGCTCTTGACTTAACAATGAGTAATGTCATATCTGAATATATTCAATTAATGGATAAGATTGAACAGCTTGCAGGTACTATATCTGGTATTACAGAACAACGTCAAGGTGCAATTAGTTCATCTGAACTTGTTGGTAATGTAGAGCGTTCTGTTGTACAATCTTCACATATTACAGAGCCTTTATTCTGGGTACACAATCAATGTAAGCGCAGAGTATTAAACATGCTGCTAAATACAGCCAAAGGTGCTTGGCAAGACTCAGGAAAACAAAAGCTTTCATATGTATTCGATAATGGTGAAAGGGCATTCTTAAATATATCACAGAAGTTCTATTATGAAGATATGGATGTATTTGTAAGTGATGCTTCTAAGGATTTGGAGAATATACAAAAACTTCAACAGCTTATACAACCTGCTATGCAAAATGGCGCTAGCTTACTTGAAGCAGCGGAATTACTTACCAGTGATAACTTCAATATCATTAAGCAGAAACTGCAAGATATGCAAACTCGTCAAGAGCAATTACAACAACAGCAGCAACAACAAGAACAACAAGCTCAAATGCAATTACAACAAATGTAGAATGAAGCTAAGCAACAAGAACTTATGCTAAAAGAGGCTGAAATGGACCTTGAACGCTATCGTATTGATGCTGATAATCAAACTAAGATTGCAGTTGCTGAGATTAGTACATATCGTGGTACTGAGAATAAGGATATTGATATGAACGGTATTCCAGACCCATTAGAGATGGCAAGAGAAGCTACGCAGCTGCGTAAGATTGACCAAGATGCTTATTAGAAACGCTATGAAGCACGTCAAAAGCGTGAAATAGAAGATGCTAAGATTGACTTGGAAAAGAAGCGCATGAACCATGAAATGGAGCTACAAAAGCAAAAAGATGATGCTGCTCTTGAACGTGAAAGACTTAAAGCTAAGGTGGCTATAAAAAATAAAGTTCCTGGGGAGAATTGATTATGAGATATAATACTAAGTCTTTTCAAGAAAGATTTGACCGTTGGAAGAATGGTGAAAACTATTGGGATATTCGTAATTATGCAGGAGGCAAAGACTAGTACGATGAATATGTTGAAAAGATGGCACCAGCATTATATGACAGATTGCAAGAAGTCGGAAAACTAGATTGGCTAGATAATGCTATGCGTCAAACTGCATTGGAGTCATTAAATGGTACATCTCCTATTGCTAGAAATCTACACAATTATGGAGGTATTGTTAGTCCAAATATTAATCAATACAAACAATTTAAAAACGAACAAGACTTTGCTAACTATTACATTAGCGACAATCTCTTAATGGATAAAAAGTACAATAATGTACTAGACGAAACAGACCCAAGAAAAGCAGCCAGAATACTAAAAGACGCAGGATACTATGAATCTTCATATGACACATATAGTAATCGTATGGCTAACATGAAGAGCATAGATGCTGCAATGAGTAAATGGAAGCTAAATCCAAAGAACGCCAAAACAAAAGGTGTTCCAGATATGAAAAAAGTATTGAAAGGTATGCGTGATTAGTTGTATGGTAAAACCAAAAAAGGTGTCCCTACAACTCTAAGGCGACCTTATGATTATACTGAATGGTAATACGCTGATTAAACAGCGAAACAAATAATTTAATTATTAATTAATAATTATGGCAAAACGTAAACAAGAAACTAATCCATCCACATTTGATGACCTGTTAAGCATGTACGGTAATTCAGAAGGAGATACTAGTGCTACTAACTTGGATGAAGATATTGTGGTTGAGGACGAAGTAACAGAAATTAAAGAACCAGAAGGCGATGAACCTGATGAGGAAGATAATGATATAAATCAAGCAGCAGACACAGAGCCTGCTGACAAAGAACAATCTGATGATAAAGAAGATACACAAGACGTCGATGAAAATGAACCAACTGATGAAGATGTTGCTGAGGCACAACAAGTTGGTGTTTTGTTCGATGCTGTTGCTGAATCATTAGGTTGGAATATAGCAGACATTAGTGATGAAGAAAGACCACTTACAGTAGATGGTCTAACTAAGTACCTTACAGATGTTGTACAGTAGAACTCAGTTCCACAGTATGCAGATGATAGGATATAGAAGTTAGATGAGTTTGTAAAGAATGGTGGTAAGTTTGAAGATTTCTATCAAGTACAAAAACAAGCACTTACTCTTGATAACATTGATTTGGAATCAGAATCCAATCAACGTACTGTAATTGGTGATTTGCTTCGTCACAACGGCTACACAGATGAACAGATTAATAACAAGATTGCTAGATATGAAGATGCTGGCGTATTATACGAAGAGTCGGAAGACGCTTTGGAGATGCTTAAAGAAATTCGTAAGAATGAAGCAGAAGCAAATGCTAAGCAACAGGCAGAGTTGGCTAGACAACAAGAGGCTCAACAACAGCAATTTATGAAATCTGTAACAGATAGTATTAATAGTTTAGATTCAATTCGTGGCATTGCTATCCCAAAAGCAGACCGCAAAGCTTTGTATGATTATATTTTCAAGACAGATAAAGATGGTTATACACAATACCAGAAGGACTTTGATTCTAATCTAGCAAAGAACCTAATCGAATCTGCTTACTTTACTATGAAAGGTGATGCCGTAGTTTCAACAGCAAAAAAGACTGGCGAAACGTCTGCTGCTGAGAAACTTAGAAAACTTTTAAGAAACTCTGCTAAAAATCACACTTCGCAGAGTGCAACAAGTAAAGAAAAATCAGTTACAGACCTGTTGACAGGTATGTACTAATTAATATAATTTATAACAATATATGAATAACACATTACTTAATGGTCTACAACTGTATCGCGGTAAGCGCTTTGCAGGTCTTGTAGACGAAAATATGATTTCTAACGCCGCATTAACTAAACCTCATGAGATTGCTGGTCTTCTTTCACTGGTATTTGGTACAAAGGACGACGGCGTATCTACCGTAATTGACATGCTTACTGGCGGTCTTGGTAAGACTATGACGATTGATAACAGTGAATATGAGTGGTCAGTACAAATTGATGCAGACCATGCTGTTAATATCCTTTGGGCTAAGGCTGGTGGTAAGCGCGTTGGCGACGATAATAACGCAAATAGGTTCGCTGGTATGAATGGTGCTCCTATTTATCTCGGTATAGAAGAGCGTTTCTTCGGTCCTGGTGCACTATTGGCATTTGATAACTATAATTTCCAAGTACGTGCAAACGGTGTTCCCTATCAGGATGGTAACGCTTGGGTTTATGAATGCTATGTTGTAGATAACTATGCTGGTGCATATATTCCAAACGAATACCTTTTACCTGGTCGTCAAGTAAGCCGTATTGGTAGTGCTTACGAAGAGTACTCAGATGAGGCTGACATCATCAACTATCAGACGCCATTTAAGATGCGTAACTCGCTTTCTATTTCACGTCTGTCTTATGATATTACTGGTGATGCATATTCTACCGTATTAGCAATCGCTCTAACTGACCCAGAAACTGGTAAGAAGAGTTATTTGTGGGCTGATTATCAACACTGGAAGGCCCTTCGTGAATGGAAGAAGAGGGAAGAAATGAAGCTTCTGTTTGCTAAACCTAACCGTAATGCAGACGGTACTTATACGTTAAAAGGTACAAACGGACGTCCTGTAAATATCAGTGCTGGTTTGTTTGCTCAGATTTCTCCTGCTAACGTACGTTATTACACTACTCTTACGTCAGAATTGCTGGAAGATTATCTGTTCGACCTAAGCTACAATATGCTTGGTACAAACGAACGTAAGTTTGTTGGTATTACAGGAGAGATGGGACTTCGTGAGTTCGACCGTGTATTGAAGGAAAAAGTTGCTAGCTTCAACCTCATTGATACTAAGTTTATTACTGGTTCTGGTCAAGAACTTACGCTTGGTGGTCAGTTTACTACCTATAAGATGACCAACGGTATTGAGTTAACATTGAAACGCTGTGCTATGTTTGACAATGCAGAAATGTTCCGTCAACTTCATCCTCTGACTGGCAAACCACTTATGTCTTATACGTTCTTGTTTGTAGATTTCGGTATGCGTGATGGACAATCTAACGTCGTTAAGGTTTGTCGTAAAGGACGTGAGTTTGTAACCTGGTGTACTGGTGGTTCAGTTATACCTAGTGGTTATGGCAATTCAATTAACACGATGCGTTCTAATAGCCGCGACGGTTACCAAGTTCACTTCTTAGGTGAAAGTGGTATTATGGTACGTAACCCTCTGGCTTGCGGTATTTTGTATTGTGACGCAGCTGACGCAGAGATGGAAAACAACGGTATTGCAGCAGTAGGTGCGTAATAAACAATAATACTTATATAAACGTATTAATGTAATATGAACTTCGGGGTTGATAATTCTTCCCCGAACTTCTTTACATTATATAGGTACAACACTGATTAAATATATTATGGTAGTTGAATTAAAAATTAAAAAGAAAAATCCGTGGGCTGGTTTAATTAAATACCGCTCATGTTATGATTATATTGCTCCATACTTCACAAGGTCTGGGTCAATTTATACGGGTCTTACTCCCGAAGATGAAAAATATTATGAGAAAGCACTAGGTTATCCAGAAGGTCACCTTGCTAAGACAAGTAGCTTTTGGACTACGTTCTGCGTAAAAATTGGCGCAAGAACACTTCTTTTGGATACAAGCGTTCCTCGTCAAGAAATGATTGTAAAGTTCTTATCTGGTCACAAACGTGTAGCTACTACATTAGATAAGATGGATGCAGGCAAGGATTATTTGCTCATTAACCGTGAAGCTGAGGCTATCGAACTAAATAAAGCTAATAAGTTACGTAGAGATGCTATTAAAGAATTTGACAAGTTGTCATTAGACCAAATGCGTCAGTGCTTGCGCCTATTTGGCGTTAACTCTGAACAAATGTCAAATGAGCTTGTAGAATCTTCTTTATTCCAGCTTATTGATAAACAACCAAAGAAGTTCTTCGAAAAATGGATTAATAACAAATCAAAGGAAACTGAGTTTATCTTAGAAGAAGCTGTGGCAAAAGGTGTTATTCGTAAAGAACGTACATCATATTTCTATGGCACTGACATGATTGCAGACTCACTTCCAGAAGCAATTGCTTATCTTGACAATAAGAAGAATCAAGACCTTAGACTTTCGATTATAAACGAAACTAAGAATAAATAATAATATATACGACGTATGACACATAGTGATATTTATACTAAGTTTATGATAGAATATGACAAGGCAGATGTTACTTCGTCATATCCGTCGTTAACAGAATATGAAGCCGCTGTATTACTCGACAAAGCGTACCTAGCTCTAATAGCTCAAAAATTTACAGGAAACAACACAAGGAAGGTAGCATTTGAAGGTGATATAAAGGTTATAGAAGATTTAAGGCCGCTGATTAAAGAGTGGACTACTACATTAGGTAGGAAAACTGTATTACCAATTAAAAACGAACTTATAGCAGATTTACCAAACGATATGTTATATTATATAAGTTCATATTTTGGTATAGATGAAATGCAAAACATACAATTGGTTTCACATGCTGCTGCTCAAAAGTCAATGTAGACTAGTATAAATAAGCCTTGGTTAAAAGAACCAGTGGGTTATATGGATACACAATTTCATGTATTTATTGATTATAAGTATGCAGAAGACTTTGGTGTACCAGCTGGTAGTAGATTATATTATCAATATATAAAGAAACCAAATCAGTTTACTCGTGGAATTGTAGGAAATGATATTGATACATTTAGGTTCGATAATACTCAATTTGAACTATCTGACACAATGGCAAATGAATTGATAAATCTAGCTGTTGTATTCGCAACAGAAAATACAGAATCTCCGCGATTAACCAGTATATTACAAACTAAACAATTAGAGGCATGACACAACAAGAAACACGAAATTTGGGGATTGAGTTTGAGCGCCGCCTAATTGAAATATGGCCTGATTTTCAAATAGCAAGCAAATTAGATACAGATACTATATATTCATTCTTAAATGAGTTTTAGAATAAGTATATACAATCTATGTTTGTATTACAAGAAAAAATAGATTCTCAAACCCCACAAGGAGTTAAGATTGCTAGTGTTATTCAAACGCTTAGGAAGTCTATAACTCCACAATTATATCAAAATGGCGCTTATATATCAAATACAGACTCAATAAATGATTTCTACCTATATATAGATAGTTATTGCCAAATGAGTAGAGATTATAAAAAGCGCGTTCTTCCATTTAATACAGCTAGGTGTATACATGTATTTTTCAGAGATTTATATAAGTATATACCAGGGTAGGGCGACAAAGGTCGTATAATTAGAAATCCACTTGTCGCTTTTGGTGAAGATAATAAGTGTTATATAGTCTATGACCAATACTGTCAAATTGGTTCATTTACGGTTGAATATTACGCAAAACCTCCAAGGTTTGACGTAGATAACACACCGTGTATATTACCATCTCAATGTTCTGATGAAATAGTAAATGGAGCAGTAGAGATGTATATAGCAGACTACAAATTCAAATTATCTGGACTTGGAAGAAAAGAATAGAATAAACAAAATAATACTAATACTGATGAAGAACCTAGAAATACTTGAAGCATTTGAATTAGAAATAAATAAGCTTGACGATTACGCCAATAAACCAAAAACAGATGATTCATAGTATTGGTTAAACTAGGCAGTAAATAAGTTTATTAAGATACGCTTCAATGGTGATTTTACACACAAAACATCATATGAACAAAATGAGAAGCGTAGAAACGATTTAATAAAGCTATGTCGTACACAAGAGGTGGACTTTACAATAGGTTCACCATCAATTAATACATCTAATCCACAATATAATGAATATTCTGTTAGGTATAATGGTGATTTCCTATATGCACTAAATGAAGATGTGGATATATGTGATATGCAAAATTCAAACCCAAGACAAGTTAGTGTATTTGAATGTACATCAGACAGCTTTATGTATCGTGTAGATAACAGCTTAACAGATTTTCATTATTCGTACGGCTATGCTAGACCGTTACGTGTGAGAACTGACAATGGTTGTTATTTGTTAACAGATAAGAAATATAAAATTAAAAAGTATATTCTGGGATACTTAAAAAAGCCAGAAGAAATAAATTTCCTAAGAATGGATGACGAATATTATGATTTTGATAACAATACTATGTATGAGATTATCAAAATGGCAGCTCAAATGTATTTAGAAAATACCAAAGATGAGCGGTATAAGACTCTATCGTAGGAAGTTATGACACAAGAATAATTTTAACGTGGAAAGCCCAGCTCATTAGGTTGAGCCTTTGAAATTAGGGTGAGTAGAAAAAATTAATAAATATGAATACATACGTAAATAATGTAATGATTAGCAATCTCGCCACTGGCGCTATTGCTGCTGCAAAACCTGCTGATACTGCTACAAACACTGCTGTTGCTGACGCAGGTAAGTTTATCTTCATGAACTGTGAAGACGGCACTGTCGGTGCAACAATTACTGGTAATGTAGTAAAGGTTGGTCTTATTCAAAATAAGCGTCAACCAAAGGTTGATTATAGCACTGGTGCTACGACTTATGAACCAGTTATCAAGTGGTCTAACGAGATTAAGAAAGCTGACGTTCGCGGTTTACATAAAAAGGAATATAAAGACGAAACAGAAGATACTGTTGAAATTAAATTCAAGAATATGTCTACGCAAATGAAGACGAAGCTTGGTATGGCTGGTAAGCGTATTATAGTACGCTTGACGTTTAAGGACATGCCTCATCGTTTCCGCAAATGGACTGAGTCTTATGAGTATGTAACCAAAGATGGTGATAATGAAAAGAACTTGCCAGAGAAGCTTGCTAATCTTATCAACAAACAATACAAGCGTGCACGTGTAATTGCTTCTGCTATTGTTGATGGAGCTACTGACAAAACGACATTGAAGATTGAAGCGCTTCCTTATGATGATGACGACAACGTAATGTCAATCAGTCCTGCAAACAAGGTTCGCTTTGTTGCTAATGTATACTTTACAGACCCATCAGCATCTGGTTTTGCTTCAAAGAACAAATACTTCATCGACGGTGTTGTAATTAAGAAGACAGAAGGTCATGACGGTGAATGTAACTGGAAGCACGTACGTGACCGTGAATATTGGGCACAAGGTTATGAGGGTATCCTAAACCGTGGTGAAGGTACTTGGCCTATTATACGTCCTGACATGGAGGTACAGAAAGGCGCTAAGTACGATTCTCTTACGTTAGAGTTTGAAAACAGCTATCGTGCTGCTGACGACATCGTTCGTAAGACGAGCCAGTGTCTTGAAATTTATGGTTTGAAGGGTCAACTTGGTTTAGTTGAGACTGAATTAAATAAGCTTGTTTAATTTCCCTTATAGCTGGGATGGGTTAATTCCCGTTCCAGCTATTTTTGTTTTAAATAAAATATTATGAGTGAAGATAGAATAATAACAAAAGGTACAGATGTACGTTTTAGATTTAAACTTGGGGAATTAAATAAGTTTGATGTAACGTCTGTTAAGTAGATGAGGTGTTATCTTATCAAACACGAAGATAAAGACTTTACAGAAAAAGTTCATAACTGTAATTTTCCTCAGTTTTATCATCCAACAGAATATACTATGAGTCCGAATATCTATGGCAATCAGATATTTACATACTATAATCCTTACTTTTCAAGCAACGCAATGTTTGGCAAAGTATCAGATTATCACATGTTCCCATCATACAATGGCTTTGGTGTATATTCTAAAAGATTTGTAAACACACATACAGATTATCTCTGTGCGTCAAGACTTCTTCCAGAAAAGAATATGGCTGAATGTTATTTTCCAGCAGAAGACCAAAGGTTTACTGGTGTATTTGATTTAATCATTATGGTTACATTGTATCAGCGAGGATGGGGAGAAGATAATCTACGTACATATACTATACGTAAGAATGAAGCATTAGAGCTTATAGAAGGTCCTTCTTATGTAGATGGTAATATTGATTTAGATAAAGAAGAGCCAATATTAGAACAAGTAGAATTAGGTGATTTCATGTTTGACATGACAGATGTAATTCAATTTGGAGATAAAGATTTATCTGGTAAAAAGTTTGTAATCAAACTACATTACTCAGATGGTTCTGTAAAATTATACAACGGACAAGATGGAATAAAAATATCAGTAGACACGCTTGGTGTAGAATACGATGAAACAAATATGTGTATTAGAATAAATGACACAAGTTAGGATACCACATTTCGTGTTATAATACAAGTAAACCTGGTGGACATCACAAACACCGTACAACTGAAACGTAGGCGTAATATAATACTGAATACGAAAGATAAGTTTGAGATGGACGGCCCTTCTTCTGTTAAATATGGTACATCGGGAGAATTTACTGTTCGTCCAGTAGAATCTGGTTCAGAAGAACGGTTTAATCTTAATGTATATGAAGAAGGCGTAGATATAACATCAAGGTTGACTCTACATTGGGGTGGAATGAACAACCAATATGTTTGGTTTACAATACCTAATATTACAAAAGATATAGTTATAGAGGCAAGCGTATGAAAATAACGATTAAAAGAACGGCTTTACGCGATAAATATACTATCGGTAAGCTATATATAGATGGAGTATACTTTTGTGATACACTAGAAGATGCTGTTCGTGACTTAAATAAGAATGGCGTATTTGATAATGGAGAGCAAAAGATATATGGAGAAACTGCTATACCATACGGTACATATGAAGTAACTTGGAGCTTCTCACCTAGATTTAAGAGATTTACACCTAGGTTGTTGAACGTAAATTCATTTTCTGGTGTATTGATACATGCTGGCAACTCAGCAGAGCAAAGTCACGGTTGTATTTTAGTAGGTGAAAATAAAGCAGTTGGTAAAGTATTAAACTCTCGTGCTACCGTAGACAAGCTATATCCAATTATAGAAAAAGCTTGTAAAGAAGGTAACGTAACATTAACAATAGAATGATATGACAAGACATAGTAAAGAAGTGGTACAGTATAGCACAGCGTCTGTATCATTATTTAGTGGTATAGCGCTTACGTTCTTGTCGTTCTTCTTAAATGAACACAAGATACCAAGCGAAGTATTGTGGTATGTGTCGTAGACACTGGTGTATGCAGGCAGCGTATTTGGTATTACTACATATATTAATACTAAATTTGGAGAAATAAAAAGTCTTTTAAGTGCACATGGAGATTCTAACGATAATAAGCTGGATAAAGCGAAATCGTAAAATCATCTCTAAGGCCATTTTAATTGCGCTGGTGGCATTATCTGTCGCTAGTAGTATATTTCTATACAAATAGAATAAAAAGCTCTCAGAAGGGCTAGAAATGGCTCAAAACAACATTGAGGCTTACTAGGGGATAATTAATGGCTCCTAGTAGGCTAACAATGTTCTAAAATTAGATATGACAAGATTGAAGGACTAGAACGATTCGCTATTACACAAACTAGATAGTGTAGCCAGAAAAAATAAGATAAAACCTAGTCACATAAATACTGCTGCAACTTAGACATAGGAAATATACGTTAATAAGTCTAAGGGGGTAAGGGGGTAGGATATAGTAAAAACTATTATTAAAGATAGTGTATATAAAGATACTATAAACTATAACGACCTTACAACAGTAGAATATACAATAGGTAAAGATACAGTAAATATAAGATTGAAAGTAAATAATACTCAATATTTGTATATCTATAAAAAGAAACAATATAAGAATAAAAAGTCATTCTTTAAACGGTTATTTACATTAGACTTTAAAAAAGTAACTGTTTATAAGTATGATATTATAAATACAAACGAACTACTTAAAACATCAGATGTAAGAGTAGTAGAAACAAATTAGAAATAATATGGCAAACATTACACTTAGGTAGTTTGTAGATGATATATATCTGATTATTAGAAATAACAACATCAGTGAGAGTGAAGACTTATCTAGAAAGTAGGTTATTCTTTGGATAAAAGCTTGGAAACAACACTTCATTAAACAACGTATTGACCAACAAAAGCGTGAAGCAGGAGATGGTGTAGATATAGAAGATGCTGTTGATGATATATATATTCGTGAAACTGGACCATTGGAATTAGAGCCAGTACCATCATATGACGATAATAAGACTTATGTACGAAGAACTGTTACCAAACTTAAAGATATATACAATGATGATGAAGATAGTATATTAGCAGTTCATGACCAAAATGGGGAAAATATTCAATACATGAATCATGTACGTAGACATTACCATAATTTTAGGAAATACACGTGGAATGAATTAACAGCATCGTATGATGATAATCGTATATATATTCGTGGAAATCAAGATTGTCAGAAGTTAAAATATATTTGGGTTAAAGCTTTATATGAAACAGAAGACGATTGGGATGATAAATCAAGTGAGGATGACATACACATACCAGCTTGGATTGTTCCATTGATTAAAGACGCTATTATGAAGAATGAATTAGCATTTATGTTACAACGTCCGAGTGATGATAGTAATAACTCAACTCTTGCTAGCGTTAAACCACATGGACCACAAGACGATGAGGAATAAGTTATCTTATACTTTTAGAGATATGTACAATACGATGCCTATTTAGGTGTCGTATTTTGCGTATAAGCGCATATTAGAATCAATGTGCAGGATTATACTAGAACACGTTTTAAATCGCTCAGAGGGCTTTAAAATGCCTAATGGACTAGGATTTATACAGATAGTCAAATACAAACCAAAAACATTAAGCAGGAAGTCACTCTCTATTGATTATAAAAATACAAGAGAGTACGATAAGATAATATATCATTTGAACGAACATTCAGACGGCTATAAATATAGATTATACTGGTCTAAATAGCCATATACATTTTCAAATAGATATAAATATCAATTATCATTAACTAGGACAAATAAACGACATCTTGCACAATTGATATTTAATAGAAAAGATTATATAAATATAGATGATATACAATTTTACAAAATGTGAATCAGTCATAGCAAAGATAATGGCTGATTTAGATGCTTCTGAATCGAAGCAGAGAACATCCGACATAAAGGAGTGGATATTTGAAGCCATTGAAAAGATTGGTGCACCTATGTAGTATATCAAGTTACAATCTGGCCAAAATGATGTGCCAGTATTTAAAATACAAGACTACTAGATTCCTATTCCAGAAGGGCTTGTTCACTTAGATGGTATAGCATACTCACTATCACAAAATGGACCTTGGACACCAGCTTCAACACAATCTGGTATATTTAATAAAGGTGGGAATAACCACAATACATATGGTGTACAACCACAACAAGTTAAAGAAGAAGAGTATAGTCTATACAAATTTCCAACCACACAACACCAAATGGTTGTAAATCACAATAAGATATTCTTATCTACACAAGGTACAACAGTTGTAGAAGAAAAACCTGAATATTTTATTAAACCAGGTTGGATTGTATTTAATAAAAAGAATGGGTATGCTAAGCTGGCATATAAAGCTATACTAAAAGACGAAAGAGGATACCCAATGATACCAGATTTAGAATCATATAAAGAAGCTATCTACTGGTATGTCACAATGAAATTAAATTTCGCTAAGTTTTTAAAAGGAAAACTTGGTGGTAAATTGAAGAGCGCTAATCAAACAATATATTTCTATCTACAACAACAGTGGAATTTTTATAGAAATCAGGCTTATGCAGAGGCAATGATGCCGACAGCTGACGATATGCAAAATATTAAAAATGACTGGAATAAACTAATACCAGACTGGGATGCAGATGATACATTCTTTGATTTTGCCAATAATAGACAAATAACCTATAACGATTATTACAATGGATATTAATCAAAAGACATAGCATATAAATTCATTCACTGGTGGAATGAATACTGATACAGCAGACTCTATGTTGAGTAATAATCAATATAGGCATGCTTTAAATCTAAGGTATATAACGTCAACAAAGAATAATAGCGGTGAATTGCATCCAATAGAAGAGCTGATTGAACAAGCTGAATTTGGAGACAAAATATTAGCAACTGTAAATATAAGAGATACAATAGTTGTTTTATTTTCAAAAAAATATCATGAAAATTAGCAAGATGTATATGTAAAAAATTCACAACACGAGTTTGGCAAACCATTGCCAAACGTTGATGTTAAAGCTGGTCATACATATTTTTATATAGCTAGGATTGAATTTGATAGAGATGGCGATATTGTGTATAGGTTGGTTTTAGGCCCATGTGAAGGATATGTACCAAATCATAAGTTAAGCATAGAAACTAGGTATGAAGACGAAAATGTACAAAAACTATACATAGCAGATGGAGAAAATCCAATAATGTCTATAAATGTAATGCAATACAATGGTACAAACATTAATAGTTTATTTACAATACCGTCTGTTACATTTAATAAGATAATATTTGATAAATTCATACCTGGTTCATTGAGAGCATCTACTGTACAATATAGCTATTAGCTGTATAAAAAATATGGAAGAGAGAGTTTAATTTCACCACCAACTAAAAAGTTAGATGTTGTAAATTTATAGACCACAACAGAAACAAACGACTATAATGAACATCCATTAAACAACCAGTATACTATATACGAAGGTGCTGGCGAGAATAAAAATACAAATTGTGGTATATAGATGTTACTAAATGTTGATAATACAGATTATTTTGATAGTATAAAGATATATAGAATATCATATTTTACAAACACAGAAACTCCACATGTAGAATTAATCATAGACAGTAGACTAAATGGTTCAACTTTTACTATAATTGATGATGGACTTAACGCGCTAGAAAAATTAGATATAGGTTTATATAACAACATATCTGGTGTACATATTATACCGAAGTCGATAAAATCTAAAAATAATATACTATTTGCTGCAAACCTGAAAGAGAAACAGTTTTCAATTGATTCTTTTGAAAACTATGATGCGAGAGCATATTAGTTTAACAACAAAGGTTTGTGCAGAATGTATGACAACAATGGTGATGTACATGTAATACACGAAAATACACTACAAGATGATGCTAAAAACCTACCATATAAATATTGTATAAACAAAGGTAATAATATTAACAGCATATATAAAATATATGGAGGAAACATAGGTGAATAGCAGGATGAAGACAGTGGAAACTTTGATAGATATACAAAAACAGAAGGGGAAAAGAAATATAGATTTTATGGAGGAAGTGGTATAAATATATCATGGAAATTTGTAACCGTTCCTTTGGATGGTGACAGTCTGCCTACAACATTGGATGATAAATATAAATTTTATGGTAGTGAACATAATATAAACAGAAATAGTAGGAAGCCTTTAATTAATCAAAGGTTGAAATTTTATTATATAACCAATAAAGAAATATATATACCAATCAATTATAGTTATGAGCTTTCAACTATAAAACAAACAGACTGGACTGACTATAAGGATGGCGAGCATGCGAACTATGTTTTTGATTATAGTAATCCAAAAATAGCAATGTCTTTCAAATCATTACGGAGAGATGAGTTATACAGATATGGTATAGTATTATATGATAAAAACGGAAATAGAAGCTCTGTAAGATGGATTGCAGATATACGCGTTCCTAGTATATATGTTGGTGGGTTTTAGCACTTTGATTGTAAAAGTATTCTTCCAATGATTGGAGTAAAACCTAATGGAAGTGCAATTCAAGACTCATGGGTATATAACTAGATGTCTGTAAATTCATTAGGTATTGAGTTTACAATACATAATTTACCAGATGAATGTGTATCATACGAAATAGTACGTGCAGATAGGACAATCAATGACATAGCAACTTTAAGTCAAGGTGTTATATCTAGACCTGTACAATATGTATCACACAGGTATGATAAACGAATACATGAAACTGAAAACATGCTAACACCAACTGGTCTATTGACAACTGGTAGAGTTTGGCATGGAGACAGGTATCACGCGCACAGTACAACTAACAATGGCCAAAATGTAGACACGGATGAAGCTTCTAATTATAGAAATGGAACAGTATATTAGTTTATATCACCAGAAATTTCATATTAGAAATAGTCTACATTCGATTTATTAAAGTAGTATAAATTAAATATAAATCCACAATTATATGTATTTGGAGCGTGTGGATGGAATGGATATAAACACGGAGAAGATACAGCTGGTGATTTGTCACGAGAAGAATTTGATAAAGCGCATTATGCAATACATCCAGCTGTGACGAATTGTAATCTACCATTACAGATAAAACATATAGGTATTTGGGATACAGATAAAAAAGAAGAGTCTACCAATTATAACGTTCCAAACTTAGATAAGCCTGTAAATGATAGATTGTCCATATCATTAAATCATGCAAATTACTTATTGTCATTCCATTCAATACGTATGAATAAATAGTGGAATGACCAAGGATGGCATCCAAGTAATGTGCCTCCTCAACATATAAATGTAAGATATGAGGTTGGTCAAGCACAAGATAGAGCTGTGAATTTTAATGCTAATGATCTACAAGACGCATTAAGACGTTCATATGCATATATAAAACTTTACAATAAATCATCAGCTGTGTTGTTACGTGGACATAATGGTAATGAGTTTGACTGTGATGCATATTGGAAAGATAATAAATTTAATGGTTATCCAGCAATTATATAGTTTTCATATAATAAATGTGATATTGACGAAATAAAGTTATCACACGATTTTATGTGGAATGACTTTGCTGACGAAAATGATAATGTTAAATTCAAAACAAAGTATTTTAACATAGGAAACTATAATTATTGTAACTGGGCATGTGGCGGACATTACAGCCAAGGTGCTGGTGGATACAGAGTACCAAACGACTATAACCCAGCAACGCTAGATTACAGAACAAACCTATATGGCCCAGCTGGTAGTTGTTTATTGTTTTCAATAAATAACAAATGGGTTATAAACAATACACCAGATTACGCAAATGTTGGAAATAGGAAATCATATTTATTCTCAGATACAATCGGTACGAATAGAATAGATTATCCTGCAATAAGTGACTCAGAATACACTCCGCAAAATCCTGAGTATGTACTTAAATGTGTGAGTCAACAGATTGGGTTGTCAAAAGATTCAGCTAATCCATATTACGACCAAAATCCACGTAGAGATTTTAGGTATAATGAAGTACTTATGAAAGCAGACCCTGAAACTGCGTTTACAGAAAAACCGTATTATAGTGGATTTATACCAGAAAGTATAGCTGGTACATATATATCTAATATACGTAAACAAGTTACTCCGTATGGAGGTTATTCTTGGGAAGCAATAGAGAATACCAAATATTATAGTAGTGGCGATGTTGCTGTTGTTACTAGGACAACTGACGGCAAAGTAATAAATCAGGGTTTATATGTATTTAACGGAGACTGCTATATAGTACCATTTGAATACACATCTTTGTATAAGTATTATTCTCCAAGAGATACGGCATTAACTACGAATATTACATACTGCATACCTGTTGAAAGTAATATAAATATAGCAAGAGATTATGGCACAAGACTTAGTTATGATTATAATAAATACGATAAGTTTGCTATAACAAACATACAAAGAGAGGCTTCAAATGTAAATAACATACTACAACAGAGTACGCCATAGTATTTATATAATACGGCATATAGTTCTCCAAACAGAACGATGTTGCACTTAGCTATTGGTGATTTATCAAAGAGTACGACAATAAACAATCTAGATACCAGAGTTAGGTATTCAAATCAAAAGTCAAATAAGGAAGCAGTAGATAGCTGGCTAACATTTAAAGCTGCCAATTACATTGATGTAGATGCACGATATGGTGAAGTAACGCACTTAGATATATTTAGTGATAATTTGATATTTTTCCAAACAGATGCTGTTGGTAGACTGGCTGTAAATGATAGAGTTGCTTTATAGGATACTAACAACATTTCTATTGCATTAGGAACAGGAGGTGTATTAGAACGTTATGATTATATTACAGAACAAAATGGAATGTATAAATATCAACAATCTTCTGTATCTACCGAACATGGTTTATATTGGTATGACGCAATCAGAAATGAAATATTAAGGTATTCACTGCAAGGTGGTGTTACATCTATATCAAAAGAGAAAACAGTACAAAATCTATTAAATAAATATTGGTGGTCTCATCTTAGTACAATAGATGGAACGGTACATTATGATAAAAAATATAATGAAATATATTTTAATATCTACCCAAAGGAAAGTAAAGTATTAATATTTAACGAATATACACAAGCATTTACTAGCGAGTATTTGATGCGCCCAACATCGTGGTTTATGTGTTATGGAAGCCCATATTTTGTCCAAGATAATAAAATATATAGTTATATGGAAGGTATTGTGAAAAATGTATCATTGACATATGTTGTAAACTCGCATCCAGAATTAGTTAAAGTTTATGATACATAGCGAATCATAACAAATGCTGGTATTGTTACAGGCGTTCAAATATCACAGTATTATTCTTCCGATACAGGTGATGTAAATCAAGATAACATAAAATGTAGTACAAGAGAGGGTGATGTAAGATTGGCTGTACCAAGAGTGAATAATGCAAAATATGGTGACAGACTCAGAGGTAAAACTGCTAGTATTACTTTAACTTTAAAAGGAAGTTTAGATGGCATATCTATAAGTAACATTATTACCAAATATAGAATATCATGGAGTTAAAAAAGAATAGAAAAATAAGTAAGAAGAAAGGCTTGCCAAGATATTAGTTTGGTAAGAATATTAACCTGATGAGCGTGGATTGGTACTCCACAAAAGACTTATTGGGTAGTAGGTATTAGAATGGAGAAAATCCATTTATGCCAAGTCTTGCAGACACGATGGGAGATTTTTAGACCAAAGCTGCTAATCATAATTTCAATATTCAACAACCAGTACTACAACAAAAAGGTACAAGTTTTGGTAAACAATTAGGAGCAGGATTGGCATCAAAAGGTGGAAATATCATCAGTAGCGGTATAGCTTTCACTGGTGATGTAATGAACTCGTTTAGTGGTACAAAAGATGAAAATCAAATATTAAACGATTCTGGACGTACATATACACAAGGTCTTGGGTTTGGCTATGTTAGACAAAACGATGTAGATAGAGATGCTCAAATGAAAGAGTTAAGTAAGGAAAACACATCAAATACACTAAAAACAACAGCATCTGGTGCTGCACTAGGAGCTTCTGTTGGAAGTATATTTCCAGGTGTTGGTACAGTAATAGGTGGTGCTGTTGGTGCTATTGGTGGTTTCTTAACTGGTCTGTTTGGAAGTAAAAAACGTAAACGAGAACTACGCAGAAGAATGTAGGCAGCATAGGAAGCAGCTATACAAAAGAATAACTTTGCGTCATCGTCTGCACAATCTGATTATATGGCTTAGAATTACGCCGTAGAGAACGGAAATACACAAGATGATATATTATATGCCAAGCACGGAAAGAACGCAGGAGAAGGCAAAGAAACACTAAAATAGACGGTGTCTGCATATACATCGTTAGGTAAACAATAGGTTGAACCAAATGCTAAGGTAGCAGCTGGTGAAAGTATTATAGATAACATAGATGATACAAGTAATACAACTGGGCATATCGTAAAAGAAGGTAAGCTTAATCAAGATACTAATTATGCTAATGTAAACGGTAGCACAATCATACTCGGTGGAGATAAAGATTGGCGTACTGGTACTACATTTAGAGACCAAGCTCTGCCTTACACAATGGCGTTAGAATAGATAAATAAAAAGTTTGAAAAACGTACAAATAATAGTATAAATAAACTTCGTGGAACAATTGGCAAAGAAAGTGATGACACACAACAATATGAAGTGAACAAGTTAAAACAGCCAATTGTAGATAAACTTAAAGACTTAGCAGACCAATAGAAAAATCAACACGAAATGATTAGACAATACTCACAACATGAATATAAGAACGGTAAAGATATTTTACCAAGATATGCTGGCGGAATGGATTGGGGTAATGTATTAACCTCTGGATTAGGTGCAATTTCTAGTATATACCAGATGATGGATGCAAAGAACTAGAAGATACACACTCCTGATATATACGCAGGTAATCCATATGAAAATGCAGCATTGACAACTATGGCTGGACTTAGGGTTAGTCCATATAAAGCATTAGAGAAGATTTATGAAAACCAAAATAGGTAGAATTATCTAATAAATCGTTCTGGTGGTCTTAGTGGTGCTTAGAAGTATTTAGCAAATGCACAATCATATATATAGTCAAATAGGGATATAACTGATGCTTTATATGATGCACAAATGCATAACAACCAATATAAAGGTCAATACGCACAAGCTCTTATGAATGCTGGCCAAGCTTATGCTCAACGTAGACAAGCTGCAAATCAATATAACGAAGAGTATTATGCTCGTGCACATGCAGCAAGACAACAAGGTATACAAATGGGTATGCGTAATCTATTAGACCAATTACAGCAATATGAAGCTAATAGGTTTAAGAAGAAGCAATTTGATGAGACAATGGATTTATATAGATAGGATTTAAATAATCAAGCAGTAGGTTTACGTAAACAAACTAATCCTACATATTCTAACAATGCATATCCTGTCGCTATGTATAACTATAACAAAGAAAACCCATTTGGTGTATCATTGACTGCTCCAAAGTGGGCGCCTAACTATAAAATGTATCTAAACTCATTAAATAGATAATATTATGATATACGCAAACGATTAGTGGATACAATTGCCTACTAGGGACATTTACGATACATCAATCATGATGGCATCTATTAATGCTGCCAAGGATATGTATGAAAAAGGTGTTCAGTAGGTAAAAGATTTTAAAAAAGAATACGGTGATTTTGTATCTCCAATATAGGCAGATATGGATTGGTATAATCAAAACGTCACCAATAAAGTACAAGATACGATAAATAGTCTATATGATGCGGGAATTGACCCACTACGTAGTCAGTAGGGTAGAGCTACTATATCAAGACTAATTAACAGCATGCCTACTGGAACTATAAACAAATTAAGGTAGTCGTCTGTTACTGCACAGAAATACTTAGACATGAAGGCCAAACTGATAGCCGATGGCAAGTGGAATCCAGAATTTGAAAACATGTTAACTGGCGGTAAAACACTAGATACTTGGAGTACTGTAAACGACGGTATGTGGGAAAGGCAATCTCCTGGTGTATATAGAGATTTAAATGAATTAACATCCAAATGGTTTGACCAACTGGAACCATCTTTCTTGTACAAAAAGGGAGGTTATGATTGGTATGGTATTAGAGACCGTGAGTTAAATAATACAATGCGTTCACAAATACCAGATTTTCTCAACAGTGACCTTGGTAGATATAATATGTATTTAGCAAAACAACAATTATTACAGAAGGGTATAGAAAATCCAAACAATGAGTAGGTTACTGCACAACTAATGGATAATATAAGAAATGCTAACGCTGAAAAGCTAAAACTTACCAATAAGGTAAATGAATATGACCTAGAAGCATTAAAGTTTAAACGTCAAATTGCATTAGAAAATCTAAAACAACGCCATGCAAGAGCGCTACAAGGTTCATAGCAGCCAACTGTACAACAACCATTGCCTTCGTGGACTACCCAAAAACAATTTGGTTCAAACGCTAAATATAACCAATCTGTTGGTATAAACGGAGATGGTACTGGTGATAATGTTAATTTTAGAAATACGGTTGGACAGATTGTAAATTATTGGAAAGAAGAAGCAGCTAGAAGAAGTACATCTGCAACTGGTAGACAATCAAAAGGATATGCAAATAGAATTGCTTCATTCTGGCAAAGAGTTGGGCAATAGGGTGTTGAATATGCTGTCAAGAATGGTGTATTTAAAGTTGATGGAAATAATCAACTTTTACCATCAGAAACACTGATTAGGCAAATTAATAAAGTAGCAAGTGGTCACGGAATAGCTACTCCAAGAAGTGTGTCAATACGAAATGCAACAGAGTTATATAACAGATATACAACAAAAACGATACCTGGTGCAGACTAGACAACTGCATTAAAAGAATTATCTGGTCAAGGTCAAACGGTTAAATATCCAGGTGGTACTGGTAAATATTATCCTATAAATATGGGAGATAAAACAGTTGTGTTTAGTCCAATACGTAAATTACAAGTTGCTGGATATAAACCAAATAAACAAAGTCTGGCATATAAGTTCAACGATTGGATGTAGAACAGAGGTTTAACTGGATATTTAGTGAATCAGAATACTACAACTGCTGCAATACCAATTCGTGGTGGAAATTAGATGATTGATATTAATGGTATGGCTAGTATTCCACTTTCAGACTTGAATGAATTTGTAAAAGAAGTTGGAGGAGAACCAGTAGATGTAGCACGCAGTCTTGGTCTTACATTATATACAAAGGATGGTAAAGTTGCAAGCAACGGTAAGTCAGTAGCTCGTGACATACAATATGTACATATACCTGTAACAAGAATGCGCCAAAACGATTATGGTTTCAACGATGCAAATACTAACTATGGATACGATAGTGGTATGTTTGGAAGAAATACCGCTAATGATTATGCTACTGATAGATTCTCATCATCATTAGGTTCTAAATAATTATGGCAAAAAAGAAACAAAAACAAATTTATTTATCTGAGCATGGTGCTGCCAATTTAAATAAACTTAGGAATATAAATTCAATTAATAGGTCTAATGCAGCCGTGCAGTCATCACGTTATGACGGCGGCGCATAGGACCCAAGTATAGACAATGTACCATTAGAATATTCTGGTGTAAATGCTAGTCATAAACCTTATGTATACAAAAAGCCAGAAGAAGAAAAAGCTTGGTATGAAAAGGCGGCCGATTTTATTACAAGTACCAATTCACATATATTAGACGAAGTTGCAAATTTACCATCTAATCTGAAATATACATATCGGTTTATGATGGATAAGATAACCAGCCAAGATGTAGATTCAGACCAAGCTAATATATAGAGAACAAAGCAAGAACTAGATGACATTGATGCTATAAAAGATTATTATGCTAAAAACGAATCCTTAAATGAACTTTTATATAAAAGAAATGATTATATTCGAAACAACAATATATTAGCTTTACAGCAAATTGATGCACAAATAGCTGATGTTAGAAATGCTATAAAACGATATGATGATTATTTCTTAGGAGAAGGTAAAACGCACGATGTAATTGCGAGACACATGTTCGACACATCTAAAATGGACATGATGGATAAAGCATTAGTTAATACAATGGCATTAACTGATGTTGATATATCAAAACCTAAATTTGGTGATGGTTGGTGGAACAATGTAAAATCAGCAGTACAGACTTTGTTTATGCCAATAGATTTCGCTGCACAAATTGCTTCTAATGCCGCAACAAGGACATTGACAGAAGCTGCACAATTTTTAGATAAAGCAAACATTACTGGTTTACAAGGTCAAATTACTAGAAATGCGTTAAAAAATCTTGATTATAATGACCCAGTTTCATCTGGTCTTCTTACAAAGCTATATAAAGGCTCTGAGCTCAATAAACACGAACTACCTACTTCACTCAACAGAAGTGAATTATATGAGCTTACAGCGAAAAAGGATAGGGAATTAAATGAATATACACACGCGCTAGCGTTAGATAGTAAGCGCTTAAAAGATGGAAAAATAAATTTTGGAGGTACTTATAATATCTTGGGTGCAAAATTTAATTTACCAGATTTTAGGGTAACTGCATATGACCCAGAGATACCTGAGTGGTATAAGAAAGAGCAAGAAGCAAACAATACAAATCCATTAACTCATCCGTTATATACGTTTGCCGAAACCGCATCTACAATAGGTTTATTTAAACACCAAGCACAAGCTGTTACTGCAAACGGACTATTGAGTAGTCTTGGAGAAGTTGTTGCAGCAAGAATGTCTCCTGGAAAGTATGCAGAAGCCATAAACGCTGCTGTAAAAGGAGGTTCTGTCGCATTAGGTCTTAATGCTGCTATACAATCAAGAAAAGACGAAACTGGGTTAGAGGCAATTCAAGCTATGGGTGAACGTGTGCTTGAAACTGCATATAAAAACGGTGCTAATATCAATCAAGTAATAAAGTCAATAAGCAATGAATTACAAAGACACGGTATAGATGCTCAAAATCTATCAGAAGAATAGATTGTAAAAGCAGGTATAGCTTATAATATTAATACTGGTGATGAAGCATTTGACAAAGCAAAATCTGATGCTAGAAAAGGTATAAACAAACTTATAAATGCAAACAATGCACTTGCTGCTGTTGATTACCTTCAAATACTTCCGTTTATGAATTATAGTGGTAAAGCTGTAAAAAGCTTTGTAAACGGTGGTGTGACAAAAGCGTTAGGTAAAAATGCTGATAAAATAACTGGGTTTGTTGACAATTCAATTTCAAGAGTTACAAAACAGTTCTTAGAAAAAGATGCGCCTAAATTTGCACTTACATTTAATAGAACTGCAAAGTATGGTAAAGACTTAGTAAAGCTTTTAGTATTAGAAGGTGCATCAGAAGGTCTTGAAGAAGCACAACAGACAATGCTTTCGAACCGTTATAAGCGTGGTGAATATGACAATTATAAGCGTGGTACTAGTGTGTTTAGTATACCTGAATTGATAAACAACACAGGACTTATATCTAATGCAGCATTAAATGTGTTGGGATTAAACCCTGGCGACCCAGACAATGGTACTGATGAAATTAGGAAGTCGTTTTTAATCGGTGCTTATTCGTCAATGATGTTTTCTAGTGCAATGGGAGCTGCTTCAAATCTTACATCTAGCGAAGATAATCTACGTGGATATATAAAAGGACTTAAATCTGATGACGCTGTTGCAAAAATGATTGCAAACAACTATGCTAATGCACAAGACTAGGCTCATATTTCTTTGATGTATGATGCATATAATAAAGGTGTTCGTCTAAAAGATGTAAAAGAGTCTCTACAAGTGGTAAAAGACAACGTGGATGAAGAAAACTCTGTAATAAAAAAGGAATACATAGATGCAGACATAAAGTTAGCAGAAGCAGCATATGATATGTATCATAATCCACTTGTACACGAAATGATGAAAGCAAGTGGAATAAAGCGTGGTTCTGAACAACACAAGGCCTTTGTTGTAGAAGGAGCTAAGCGTGTTGTAGATGCTGCTGAAAATAAAGAATTGCTTAATTCACAACTCGAAGAACTAGGTGCAAAACAAAATGCTTACAGAAACATCATAAATCTATTACTAGACCCAGCGTTGAGTACAAAAGAGAGAGATGAACTTGTAAAGCAAAATCCATCATTAGGCAAATTTGTACAAACACATAGTGATTATTTTGACCAATACCTAAAAGCAATAAATAATCATGCAGAAAATGTAGGTTCTAGATTTAAAACATTTGATGACTTCAAATCAGACAAATCAGTAATGCGTGCAATAAAGCGTAGTAAAGAGTTTTATAATAGTAAAAATCTTAGTTACAACGATGTTGCATTGAGTATTTGGAACAATGAAGCGTCACGAAACGAACTGTATCGACAGATAAATAAGAAGGAAAATATTGATAAATATCAATAGACACATCTTAAAACGGAAGATTCATTTATAAACAATAAAGCAATACGTAATTATGCTAAATCGCAGGCTGAAAGTGTAGAAGATGAAACAGAAGAAGCAATAACAGCAAAACTAAAAGATGTATTTAAAAATAATACCGATAGGGCTGACTATGCTGAGGCTGCGTATAATTCTTATATAAAATCTCAACGTGCAAGGTAGGATTATGTTTCTGCAAGATTTAATGCATATTTAGAAAGTAGGAGAATAAAGCAGCTTCTTGATATATCAAAAAAGTTACGCAATCAAAAGTCTAGATTAGAGTTTATTAAAAAACACACAGGTGTAGATTTAGATATTGACTCTTTGCTTGGTACAATAGATGGTATAAATGAACAACTAAAAACAGCAAAAGAAAGAGAAGCGAAAGCAACGCAAGGCTATCGTGGAGGATATAGTGCGCTATTTGAAGATTTCATGTTGGATGACGATGAAAGTTTTGATGAATTGCTGTTTAATATATCTCTTAATTCCGCTCTATATTTACCACAACAATTGTTGTCATATATGTACAGAGGCATTGCAGCTGACCCAAAACAGATTAAAAACGCAATATTTGGTACAGAGAACAAAGAGCCAACACCATATGACGATTGGATTAACCATTGGGAACAAATGGATGGCGGAAGTGTGTCACAAGAAGACAGCGTTTCTGCACTAACGTCAGATAAAAATCAAAAAAAGCTACAAGCTGGTAGAGATGCTATATTTAAAATGGCATTAGATAGAGCAAAGAAAACCGTAAAACGACATAATATAGCTCGTAAAATTATCGAAAATACACAAGAAGTATTGGAGGAAATTGGAATACAAACACCAGAATCTCAGGAACAGGCTGAATAGGAAATTGTACAAAACGAACAATAGGAACAAGCTTCTGATGATGTATTATAGAGCGATATTGAAAAATCAGCAGAAGGTGAGGCAAGAGAAGGCCTTGCTGAGAAATATAATCACCGTAATAAAAAACAAAAATCTATATCTGAAAGACTTGAAATTGTCGAAAGACAAAGAAAAGCACAAGAAGAAGGTAAAGATATAACCGTTGCTACTGATGAAGACTTGTTACAAGCAGAAAACGAAGAACTTGTAGATTTAGAATAGGGCCAAGAAGAGGCACATGGTGAACAGCAATCAAATGAAGATGTAGTGATTGACCCAACTACTGGTGAGCCATTGCAGCCTAGTGTTACAACAAGTACAATAAAAGATATAAAGTAGGAAGTAAAAGAAGACAAGAAATCTAAAAATACTGAAAGCACTCCTATATTTGATGGTATTGACGACTGGTTACCAATATTGATGTCAAAGAAAAGTGGTGACGTACTACAAGAATATACTAATGAGAACGGCTTAGATGGAAAATATTATATAACCCGCGAAGATACAGTAGATGAAGATGGTAATAAAATCTCTACATTCACAATTAGTGGAGATGTTGATGTAGCTCCATTGACTTCTAATAAGTACGAATCTCACCAATCTCAATTGGAAGAGCCTGTAAATAATACCACCATTAAGACTGACGGAAATAGTGTATAGGTGATTAGTCCAAAATCAAATACTATAACAGATTATTCGGTAAAAGAAGTCGAACACGACATAGAAGAAGCTGTTGAAGATGTTGAATTTTAGAAAGATATAGACGATGCGCAAAAGTAGGACTAGGAGGTTATTAGTGAGATTATCGTAGAAGGTGGAAATGTTGTTGATGATGCAGCAGTAGAGGTACAACAAGCTACATTTGAAGACCTTTTACTTTCTGATGAAAACTTCTATACTAGATTGTCTGAAACAGAAGATGGTGAATTGTTATTAGATGGCAAAAAAATGCCAACAGACGTTGAAAAGCAAGTACGTGATGAGTTAGACCTATTTAATGTAGATTTAACGGGTGATATACCTCACAATGATTTACCAGAAGGAGAAGACAACAACGATGACCCAACGCTTATAACAGACGAACATAGATATACATTTATTAGTTAGACTATGTTCTTTGACCCGCTTGCTACTGAACCAATGAAGTTGACAGTAGATGGAAAAGACGTCAAATTAAATAAAGAAATAGGTGTAGGTAAAGAGCTTGCCGAGAAACTTACAAGAAGGGGTTGGTTAAAATCAACGAAACGTTATTATATAGTAACACAATCCGAACAATCTAAAAATTCAATTGGAGACCCAAGAGATGCACTAACCGTTGCTCTTGTGATAGAAGATAATGAAAAGTGTTATATTACAGCTCTTAGAGGTCTTGGAACAACTATTTCTACAAATACAAAAACTGGAAAAACGTATCATATAAATAACGAAAAGATACGTAGAGAAGAAATGTTAATGTAGGGTGCAGATTGGGATAAAATAGGTAGGTCTGGTGTTAATTTAAGTAAATCAGCGAGAATTGATGCATACAATGAAGCTGTATACAATAAAGCAAAAGAATATGCACAATCTTGGTGGGTATCACAAGGTAATGACCCTAGACAATTTGACAGATGGTGGTCAAATGACCCAGTTAGTACTGATTATTTTAATCAAGAAGACTATATAAAAGATGCATCTTAGAGGAAGAGGATAAGAGGTCAATTTATAACAAAAGCTAGGCAGTTTTATGCTAAACCTGGTGCTATTGTGATGACACAGTCTAAGATTGACCAAGAAATAAATCAACTAAGAGAGTTTAGAAATCAAATTATAGATGCATATTTAACCAAGACTGAAAAAGACGGAAAAATAGTATATATATTCCCAAACAAACCTAGGACAGATGTTGTACCAGAACAAACTGTACAAAGTAATGGTAAAATTTAGACACAAAAAGATGAAGATGGTATAAATTCTGTATACAGGCCTGTTGTAGATACAGACATGGATATAGAAGAATTGAGTGAAAAACTAAAAGAAGGTGAGATTTCGTTTGGTCTTGGTAAAGGAGCTTTCGGTCGCCCAGCTTTTAGTATAAGTGGTCTTTTTGATAGTCAAGCAAATACTAAGTTTAGAGGTAGAGGATTATCGGGTAAGATTTATTGGATGGTTGACCCATTGTCAGAATCTTCTGATACCAAAATACCAGTAATGCTACGAGAAGAAAAGTTTGACACCCAAGTTCGAGTTGTTAACGGAAAGCAAGAAACTATTTATCTTAACAATAAGAAAAATCTAAAACTATGTTTGGAATACGATAAAGAAAACAAACAATGGGTAAATGGAAATAAAGATGGGTATTTACCAAGTGCTGCCGAAGTTATCTTACATATATTAATGGGGAGATTCCAAACTGGTGTATCTAGTGAATTAAACGAAGAGGTAGCTGAGTTCTTTATACATAGTGGTAAAAATACATTATTGCAAAATCAGCCAATTACAACTGGTAATTTAATAAACACATTTGCTGCTAAGCAGCTGTATTATGGGCCAGATGAAGATGGTATTATGAAACTACACATTGGAATGAAGGGCCCACATGGTGGATATTATTTGGCTAAATTTACACATGATGAAATATTCGGAGATAGTGAGGCTGCAAAAGAAAATAAACTTTCTGCTGTACATGCTATTGCATCTTAGATGCACTGGAATATAGATAAAGACTTTGTCAATACTGATTTGTTAGTAGACCTTACTGCAACAGATGGTATTTCTGCGTTCTTAAAACATATGGAAGATTTATATGGTGAAGGACGTGAAAGTCTGGAAGAATATATTAATCAAACTATATGTATTGCAGGATGTCCTCAATTATCATTCAAATTGTCAGACTTCTACAAAATTGAATATGGTGAACTATTCCCTAAACAATTTAAAACAGGTGCTTGGTTATTAAAAAACAAAAAGCTACAAACAGATACTACCGAGCGCGTGTTTGAAAATCCATTTGTTTTCGCAAACGGTGTTTAGGTTGAAGGTGGTAAAGTTGCTTAGAAAACTGAATAGATTATAAATACATCCACTCCAACTACTACAATTAAGGAAACAGCTGCAAGTGATGTTAAATTTGAAGTAGCTAGTGATATAAAATTCGCAATGTTGACAGAACAAATTGGAGAAAGACTAATGAACGCTGGTATGGCTCGTGGATTCAAGATGGCAAAAACCGATGACGAACGCAAATAGCTTTTCGCTAAACTCAACGAACAAGCTGGACCAAAAAGTCACGGTGGAATGCGTGAACGTATAGTATTTAGGATGCCAGATGAATCAAAAGGCCAACAGTATGCATTAGATTTAGCTAAACAGCGAATAGCTGAGTTCTTAGCAGAATATAAGAAACTTCATCCAGAAGCAACATATACACCAGATAGCATTATTATGCGTTCAACAGCCGAAGCGATGATTAAAACAATGTGGGCCTTCAAAAAGGGTATGTTGTTTTTAGATTTATATAACGATGGTACTGGTAATGTATTTGTAGGTAGAAATCAGATGTATGAATGGGCAAGGCCTGTAAGTGGTGTATACTCTACGTAGGAACAAAAAGGTAAACTGAATGAAAAAGAAGCGAAATTATGGCTTACTGACAAATTGGGAATACCAGAGCATAAAATTGTAGTAAGAGATGCTGTAATGCGCTCTATGGATGGAGTAGAAGTGTTTGGTGTAACACAAGTAGTTGTTGATAAAATAGCTGGCGAAATGGTAGGAATGATTCAACTATCAGAAGATGGTGGAAGTGGTCTACATTATCATGAAGCATGGCATTATGTTAACTTACTTATGCACGACAGCAAAACACGTGAAGATATTTATAGGTCTTATGTCAAATCACATCCTTAGCTAAATAAAAAAGATGTTACAATAAAAGAAGTAGAAGAAGCTATGGCAGAAGATTTTAGAATGTACATGGAAGGTGCATATGATAAATCTATGTCTGGTAAGATTAAAAAATTATTTAATGACATCTTAGACTTTGTAGTATCACTATTTAGTAATCGTAGAGAATATAGACAAGCATTTAAGAACATCGAAAGTGGTAAATACGCATCCAAAAAACTAGACTCTAATTCTACAAAACAGTTTGTTAAAGCATATCAAAATGGTGCATTTGCTATAAATTATGATGTATTGGGAGCTAGTGATACAATAACTAGTATTGAATCAATTACTAGCCACCAATAGGTATTTGAAGCAATGGAAGCTGTTGTTAATAGAATCATTCAAACACAAGACATATCGACCGTAAAGGCCATGAGACAATTAATATCAAAGAAGTCGAATATCATAAACGACACAATTGATGATATGTTAGACATGGCATCTGACGATTAGATAATAGACATCTTGAATGTGTTAAAAAAGAATCCAGAAGTTATGCGTCACGCTGTTGCGGAAGCATTTTCAGATTTAGGAATACGAGTAAAGATGAAGAAGCGTGAACAAATACAGAAAGACGGAGAACCAATAGCTGACGATGCTACTGATAAAGAGAACCATCCAGACAATGTATGGGATATATATGATTTATCATTATCTAAGAAAGATGGTGCAGCAGTCAGAGCTAAAATGTTTTTTAGGTCTATACCACAAATGAAACGTGAATGGAACGGAGACGGTACATACGATGATGTATAGATGTTAGATAAATATGGTTCGCCAATGAGTGTTCCGTTTGATGAGGTGTGGAACAAACTATTGGAAAATTTATATACTGCGTAGTCACTAGATGCTGTTGATAAGAAAGGAAGATACCTAGAAACATCAATGATGGGTATGATATAGAATCTTGCTAAAACAGATTGGTTCTTTGCAGCAGTATATGATAAAATATAGCAATTAAGTAATGACGGAGAACATGGCGATATAGAACTTAGGAGTTAGATTTTCTCAACAATCAATTCAAGTAAACCATAGGTTGCTAAGGTTTAGTTGAACGACCCAAAACGAAGTGCACAGGATTCATACGACCCATTGTCTATATAGCTTGAAAATTTTGATTATGAAGAAGATTTAGGTGTGGTTGATGATAAATATAGAGTTTGGACTCTGAATGACAGCAATGCACTAAAAGCTTTTAGAAATATACCAAGACGTTGGTCACAAACACTAATGACAAATGGAATGTCTATGTTTGACAAAAACAGTGGAAATGTTGTTGTTAATCCTAAGTTTATAGAATCATTACAAAAAGTATATATTCCTCTGAAAAACGAATTATCTAAATATTCACAAAACCAAAAAAATAAGAATACAGCACAGCTAAGTAATTAGAAGGCTACTAAATTATTATTTGGAGAAGATGGATTTAGAGCAAGAGTTATTCAGCTTTTAAATATGTTAGGAATTTAGGCAGACAATGGTTCTTTGGATATGTTATTAGCAAATGATGATGCTGTATCGCCAATTCAACAAATTGATAGATTAAAAGGATTGCTTACAGAAAACTCTACTGGTGGTTTAGGTTCTATCATAGGTCAACTTATTAAGTCTTCAAACAAAGACGTACTAATTACCTATGGAAGAAGTAAAGAGCGTCAGATTGATGAAATATTTAACAATTATCCTGAAACATCAGATGTTGCAAAATTAGCAATTGCTTGGAACTCTGTACACCCAGCTTCTGCTGAATTTAGCGTTAGGGGAGCTAACGGAGAAACATTATATCCAGTTGGTCAAAATAACTTCTTAACTGACCGTATTGTAGAAATGCAACAAGATAAGAAGTTTTTACGAGAAATGCAGAAATCTCCATATTGTAGACATTCGCTGTTAGCTGGTGCTGCTAGTAAAGCGGACATTAAAAACCATAATACATGGATTAAAATTAATGCTTTTGTTGGTATAGAAGATGCAAACAATTAGGTCGGAGCAGATTATTTTGGTATAACTCCAATGGAAGATTATATAGCTAAGATGACAATGACTGAATTAGATAATATAATTCTACCAACGATGGCTGATAAGAAAACTTGGTATTCTTTCAAGTCGCCAAATATCTAGCTTTCTCACGATACAATACTCTGCGGTCCTGTACGTAGCATTATAAATAAATACATTTATGATGAATTTGGTAAAGAACATCCAATTGAGGAGGGAGAGAATAAATATCAATGGAGAAAAAAGGCAAGAAATTGGTTTTATTCATTAGACGAACAGTCTCAATTGAGGCAAGATATAGAGAAGAAAGCACAAGAAGAAACTCAACAGTTGACCAATGAACATGTTGGTTATAATAGATTTTCATCAAGAACATTGAATATTTTTGCTGGATATTTTATGGACGAATTAAATTCTCTTATATAGTATTACAGTAAAGAACACATATAGACGATTGTAAAATCACCAAACAGTAGACTTGCTAACTTTCACGGTAAAGTAGAAAATGGAAGAATGTAGTTTGGTGGAAATGGTGGACTATTTAGATATATGTATGATGTATTTGATGAAAATGGAGCAAATTTAAATCAACACTTAGATGCACTGTTTCAATTGTAGAAAAAAATAGAAGCTGGTAAAGCTAAAAATAAATCTGCAAGTGGAGATAACATTTATGAGAACATCAATATAGACTTCATACCAGAGCGTTCCGATAATCTTGATGGATTTGAACTAATTCGTGAATACTTAGAGAATTTGAAGAACAGGTGTATTTCTGGAAGCAGTATGTCAAATGAACTATTAGATAATGTTAATAGTTAGCTTATAAAAAAGACATACTAGGAGTTGGATAAATTATCAAAAGATGGACCTTTAAATTTAGTAAAATACAACAGGTCAACAGATTCATATCTACCGATTGGGCTACCAGAACACATGTTAGATAAATACATTACTACTCTTGGTGAAAACAATATAACAGAAACTGATTCTGCATATGATAATGAAGATGCTATAACACATGCTACATTCTCTTTAATAGCTAATCATACTGTAAACTCAATAATATCTACAATAGAGGTGGAAAAGATATTTACAGGTGACCCAGCGTTATATAAAGAAAAATACGGTTCTTCTACAAGTAAAGTACACATTCAGTAGGAGAAAAATGGATATGTTGTAGACGAAACATTTGAGGTTAAAAACTGGGATGATGTTTATTCTGATAAAATTAAACGTTTAGGTTCTTCATTGTCACCAGGTGCTAGAATAAGGGTACAATATTCGGAAAATGAGTTAAAAATGGACCCAACATTAGGTTCTACAAAATATACTAACCTTGTTGTAGAAGATATAGAAATAGCATCTACATATCTAAAAGAAATTGAAGAAAACTTTAAAGTTCAGTTGCTTGTAGACTTAATTAGAACTGGCAAATATGAAAGACTTAATGATGTTTTAACAAAGCGAAATACAACTGTTCAAAATCTTATAAATGAAGTTTATTTTAATAAAGAAGTATTTAATGAACTATTTAATGCCTTGTCTCAAACTCAAAAAGATGTAATTAAGGCGAAATTATAGTTATAGACAAATCCATATAAAGGTATAAATGTTTGTGATGCATAGGTATTCATTAGGCCTGCATTATATCGTAAGATTCGCATTGGACTTGGCGAATGGACTTTTGACCCAGACGAAAGTGGATATAGTGATGAAATTGCATATTAGATTATCGAAAACGATGAGAATGGTGAATGGATGATGGATTCAGAAAAAGCAGCAATGGTTAAGAGATTTCAGGCATATCCATTAAAAATGTCATATGTTCACAATAATCCAAAACGGCTTTCTAAAAATACAAATATCAACCTAAATGTCCTAAATAAGCAAGCTATTTTCCCAATATTTAAATATCAACGTTCTACATCTGTTGGTAAAGCTTTATATGATAGGATGAATAAATAGGACAATGAGCTTGATATGATTTCATTCAAATCTGCTGTAAAGGTTGGTCCTGTGTAGAAAAGCTTTGTTCCTGCTGGCGGAGATACTACTGAAAATGTTTTATCAAAACTAAACGAAAAGTTTAACCTAAATAGTAATACTAGTATTGATTACAGTTCGGACATCACAAGGGTTACTGATGACATAAATACACTACCAATAGAAGTTTAGGATTTAAGATATTTACGTATGCAGTTAAACACTCATGCGCACGAATCGGAAGAGCGTGCTATTGGTACGTAGATGTTTAAATTAGCATTCTCTAACATAGAAGATTCTGAATTATATGGTCTAAATCGTGATGGAGTTACTCCAAAAACAGGTGCTGAAATCAGGGCTGATATTATGCGCTGCATCAATAAACTTACAGAACTAGGAGCATCTAAAATATCTGCAAGGTTTTATAAAGACGGAAAATTAGACAAAGAAGAGGTTAAACGTTTTGTAAAATCAGTTGTAAGTAGTAATGGTCTTGGAGCTATTGCCGAAAGTATATTTGAACAAGGTGGAGTTGCAGCGGGACTTACATCACGTACTGTATTTGAAAACAGTATATCTTCTATTGTAAATGCAGAGGTTATTGATATTAACACTAACGGTGGTACTGCAATTCAGCAGTCTGTATTTGGATTTGCTGGTGACGCTGATGTTATCACAGACGAAGGATATACTTCATTTAATAACGGTCGTGAATTGAAGTGGCACAGAGCTGACGGTTCTACGGAAGTGTTATTGAGTGCTAATTTCTTCAAATCTGTTGTACCAAAAGAATATCAGACTGATTATAACACAATGCGCCAATGGTTGTTAGATAATAATATTATTGGTGACAACGCAAAACCATTTGGTGTAGCCTATCGTATACCAACACAGGGTGTATCTTCAATGATTGCAATGCATGTTGCAGATATATTACCAGAACAAGCTGGTGACTTAATTATTGTACCAAGAGAATTTACAGCACAAACTGGTTCTGACTTTGACGTAGATAAACTTTATATAGCAACTCTTGCATATAATAATGGTGAAAAAATACAAGAGGGTGATGAAGACTTTGAAGCAAGCGGGTATGCTAATACGTTGTTACAACATTATATTGACTTAATATCTGACGATAAAAACTATTCTAATGCTAGGGGTTCTATCGACGTTATTACTTCAATGTTATAGGACGAGTTAGTTAAACCAGTATTGACAGAGAAAAGAAAAGGATACATTGGTGGTATGGACCAATTGTTACCATCATTCCAGTCTTTGCGTAAACAAGAGTTTTCATCTGGTAAATCTGGTATTGGCCCATTTGCATTAAACATTACAAACTTAGCTTTAACTCAATATTCACATCTTACATTTAATTACGGAAAAGATGCAATAGGCAAAGGTGGTTATGATTTTGGCGATTTAGATGCAATATATGGACAAGACGATAATAGAATTTCTGACTGGCTTTCTGCTATGGTAAACGCCAATGTAGACGTAGCAAAAGACCCATACGTATTTAGTTTGAATGTAAATAAATTTACATATAAATATACTAACTTCTTATTAAGAGCAGGAAAAGGTCTATCTACGTTTACACTACTTGCTCAACCGTTATTAAAAGATTATGCAAACTTAGTAAATAATGGAGGCGGTATATATGGTAAGAATTTAGATGAAGATTATGAAAGTTCTAATAACTATACTTCTGCACGAAAAGAAGCCCTGAAAAAAGTTGTAAATAGAACTGTTTCCAGATTACGTGGAATGATAACTAAAAATAGTGAACTATTTACAGAAGAACAACGTGCCACCATAATTGCAGCTGCAAATTATTTTGAAACTATGACAATGTCTAATTATCAAATAAGGCAGAAATATGGCGAAGATGTACCAAAATTTGAGTATAATAAAACAGAGGTATTTGACATAGATTTAGGTAAATAGTCAATTCGTGATAATACATCTTCTAATTTAGTTAAAGTAGCTAATAGCTTAATATTCCAATTAAAAGCTATAAAAGCGTTAGAAGATATGGACAAATACGCAACAGCTTTATCAGAACTTGTTAGTAACTCACGTATTGATACCAAAAAGTTTGGTAATACCATTGCTACACAAATTGATTATAAAAATACATATTCAAAATTTAGATATTCATAGACATTATTTACAATTAATAACTCTGAATTTAAAGAAAAAGTACCAAAGAAAAACAATAACACGTTAGATAGAGATGCTGAATCAAGAATGGCACTTGCTGAGTATTTTGATAAAACATTCTTACATGATAAATTAATGAAGGCCACTGGTTATACAAAAGACATCCTTAAAACGCAACTATTTACAGCCACAGATATATTTGAAGATATATTTAAAGCAACAATGATTAAGTTTTTCGGTAGTTCTATTGTAAATACTGGCAATGGAGAAATATAGGTTTATAATAAAAATTATGATAAAAATCTAATTAAAAATATGACAAATGCACTAGATAACATTATGAGATACAATGCTCTTGCTAATTATGGTGCAGGTATGTTTGATGATGTTGTCGACAGATTTGGTATTTCCCCGTTAGACTTTACAATGAACGGAGATAGAAATGCTGTTATGCAAAGAATGCGTGATTTAATTTATGGAACTAGTGAACAAAAAGATATATTTAGGAGAGTAGCTGAACTAAAAGATAATCTTCGAAAAAATTGGGACAATCCAAAATACGAAGGTTTAGTTGACGATAATGGTGACATTACCAATGAACTATTAAACTTCTTACAAACGGCAACTGAAACTAAAAAATATAAAGTTGGAAGATTTATCTTAGCACAATCTTAGATGAATACAACAAGTAACACAAAACGTAAATTAGTTACTGCATTTAATCAATTATTAGTCTCAGAAGATGATTCTATAAGACATCTGGCAGAAGATTTAGCTTTTTATGCATATTATTCGTCATATGACCAAAATGTTGTAAATTCATTTTTTGAACTTGTACCATATTCTCTACGTAGACAGTATGATACATCATTAAAGCGTGCTTTAATTAGGTCAAATGGTTCTAAGAATAAATCGCAAGCATTATCTGCTATCTTAAACACTACTGTTTCTGATGAAATGTCTAATATAGATATTGTAAATAGTTCAGTAGATGCTATAATAGATACTATTTCTAGAAACTATTGGTACGATGATTCTATTGTATCACCAGCATATCTTTCTATGTAGAAAGATGGAGGTTTACAATCCAACGGTACTGTACGAATTGGTTCTACTTACGATAAAGATAGTAACAGCTAGTTTCCTATTGCATTTACTACAACAGATTATAGTCAACCATATATAAAAATACGAAAGAATGGCACTACGTTCTTGTATAAACAAATAGGAGAAATTACACGTACGTATGTAAAAGAAGGTTCTGATAAACTGACTATTGCCGCACCTCATAATATTTATATTATGGTGCAAAAGGCTGGTATTAGAATCGGTAGAGTTAATATGTATGAGTTATATGTAAATGACGAAACTCCATCTATTTATGAAGACAATCTACTGCCACGTGACGCAGCAGAAAACCTTGTTCGTAAAAAGATAGATGAAGTTGTAGAACGATACAAAAAAGGTAAATATACGCTTGAAATAAAGTATTCTGGCGAAATTCCAGTAACTAGGCGTTCTTCAAACTTTGATGTATTTAAGCCATCTGTTGAATAGGCATCTAAGGTTGGAACAGTAAGGCTGTCTAGTGCAAAAGATAAACCAGAAACAAGTGGCCAAGCACAGGCTGACGTAATTATTAATATTACAAATAGCAAAGAACCTACAAATGTAAATAAGCGTCATGCAAATAAAACTGTTAATATATCTATGAATGGTGAAGATATTATATCTAAGATTCAAAATATAACAACAGAGCCTGCACGTATTCATATTACGACAGATTTGGCAGATTACATGATTGATGTTACAAAAGAAGAAGTTGACTTGTTTATAAAATAGCAATTGGATGAATTTGCAAAATTAATAGAAGATTCTGATAATAAAGATGAGCAATTAACAGCAAAAAAAGAACTATTAAATAAACCAGGTTATGCAGAATCTGCTGTAAGGTCAATAAAGATGAATAATTTCATTAATGACTTATTACAAAAGCTTGTAGTTGGTGGTATAGAAATAAAACGATTAGACGCTTCTATTAGAGAAGGTAAACAGTATGTTGCAAATGGTATTGTATATGCTTCTTCTAGAAACGGAAACCTTTTTGACGTAATAGATAAAGTATTATTTATATCGAAAGATATTTCATCTAAGAATAAGAAGTTGCGTACACTATTGAAAAAGCTCAATGCAACTAGAAAACAGCCTAATACTTCAACTAATGAAGTCGAACAATTACAACAATTGGCCGACAATCTTGCTGAACAAACACAAGTTGTAGAATCAATTGAATCAATACCAAATTTACCAAAGCAAGAAACTGTTGAAAATACTGTGAAAAAAATTCAAAGTACACAACTTGGTGGATTGTCATCGTTATTATCTAGTGGTGCTACATATAGCGAAGTTACCGATTAGGTTGAAGCAGATGTAAACGAAACGCAGATTACAGAGTAGCCGATGATATTCGACGATAGTGAATTTGATGAAGAAGCAATGAAACACTGTAAAGGAGAATAATAAACGATTATATTATGATAGCATGTCCTAATTTTAGTAATCCCGAAGTAGCAAGGGAATTTGAAGAATTAAAAAACGCTACAAGTGAAAAAGCTGCCTATCATATATGGTCGGCTAATAATGGGAATAGTATAGACAAAGCCCCGAATGGGGCTGAGTCTGTATTATTTAAAAATTTACTCGAACTAACACAAGGTAATATTGTTAATGCAATACGTCTAAAATCAAATATCTATAAAAATAGTTTTAAAAAGTGGTTTAGTGGTGATGGTAAATTTGATGATACAAAAGATTTCTTCACAAGCGAAGGAGAACCTTGGTCTGATGTATTAATACGTGGAAAAGAAACATCTAAAAGCAATACTGAATTAAATAAAGGTAACAATAAATCTATTCTTAAATCTATACATAAAGACGCCGCTAAAATAATAGCCAATCAGGATTTAGATAGTCTTATTACAAAGAGTGGCAAACCGTATTCTGCTATGGCGTTGTTAAAACAATTGTAGGCTTTGACAGAAGATAATACTACAAAAGAATATATAAACAAAATATACAAGTATTTTCAGAATAATGGTGATATTAGTGTATATAAAACTAAGTTTGATTTTGCAGAAAATACCAATTTGTTTGGGTTTTATTATCCTGGTGATAATACTGGTGTTGTCTTCATTAGAGATGGTATAAATATTAAAAATGGATTATAGGTACTTTTACATGAACTTGTACACGCTGCAACATCTCGTGCTTTATACGCAGATGAAAACATGGAAAAATCCATTGATAAATATATATCGCTGCTTGAAGAATCTATGTCTAATGATAAAGAAGAACAAAAGTCATCTAAAAGTATATATGGATTTACAAATGCGCATGAATTTATTGCTGAATTTGTATCTAATCCAGAATTTGCAGAATTGTTGCACACAATACCGTCAATTGAATCTGACAAATTTAAGTCAGCGTTTGAACATATTTGGAATTATATACTGACGTTACTTGGCTTTGAACCTAAAAGTTCTTATGAACAAATTAAACCTATTGTGGATACAATATTTGATTTACAAAATAAGATAGGATTTATCGAATAGCCATATAGTGATAAAAATATCAAATCTGTAAGTGTGTCAAGAGATGAAAACGACAATGATATATTGAATACTGTATTCGAAGAAGGGCAAATGCCGATAAATCAATTCACACCTGTTGGTGAAAGTTCAAGCCTTCTTGGTAATAATTTTAATGCACTATCTAGTGGTTCTGCTGTAAGTTCTTCTGATATATTAAATGATATATTATCCAATAGTGCTATATCATAGTCTCAACGTGAGTTAATAGAGATACTTATTAAACATGATATACCAGTTAAATTTGGTAACTTACCGTTTGGAAAATTAGCAGAAACAATTACAACAGAAGATAGTAGTATAATTATTCTTGATGAAAAATAGCTAAAAGGTTTATCTCACAGATATGTCACAACAGTGATACTTCATGAGATTATACATGCTTTAACTGTAAATGCTCTAAATAATCCTAAAACAAAAGAGGAACGTGTATTTGCTAAATCTATAAACAAGTTGACAAATAAAGCTAAAAAACTATTTAACAAATACAGACAGCTTGATTCTGATGACGTTGCTTATGCGCTATCTAATGAAAAAGAATTTGCAGCAATGTTCATCACAGATGATTCTATTAGAACAGAAATACTTGGTTTGTTAAATAAAGATAATTCTTTATTATCAACAATTAAACATTTCGTAAACTCTCTTACTAAATTCTTAGTAAATAAAAATGTGTTCAACACAACAGAAGAAAAAATAAAGGCAGCGCAGAAAAAATTTTTACACTTTTTAGACTCTTAGCCAGAAAAAAATGATTCTAAATCTATTATTTCTAAGAACGGCCTATTGCCTACTCTAAATCATTTGGATTATAATACAGTATTAACACAAGCTGTATATGAATAGCTAAAATATATACGTACACAAAAGAATATAGAACGTAATAATTTAAAGTCATTTTCTGAAAAACGTAATCTAAAAGATGTTCGTACAGTATCATTTGAGTCAATATCTAACATGCTTGGTATTAGAGTTAATGCCATTCGTACATCATCACTTGAACAAAGCGAAAAGATAAAAGAACTAAATGCTACTCGTAGTTAGATAGAAATGTTAAACAGCTCCACAGTTAGTAAATATCATGCAATAACTTCTATATTACAGTAGGTCATACCAGATATATTGGACCAGCTTGATAAATTTGATGAAATTAACGAGAGTGGCAAAACAATAGACTCTAAGGAATATATGTTTTAGATGCACAGTAACATTGGAATGTACAATGAGGTAGCTAAAACATTAGATGAATTATTAAAAAACGTATCAAATCGTAAAGATATAATTCAAGACTTCAAAGACAAAGTAAAAGATTCTGAACCTATAACAAACGAAGACCTGCAAGAAATACACCAAGATGTACAAAGATTGGTATCAGTAACAACAACTGGTATATCTACATTGAATATTCTATTGAAGCGACTTGTTATTTCGGAATTAGAGAAAGTAGCAGATAAAACTAACTCAGTAGCATTATTGGATTATATAGATAAAATAAACTCTACTGAACAATTCTTAGATGACGATGTTAGTTTTTTAGAGCAATATTTAGGCTCTGCCGACTCTTCTGCAAATGAAATAGTTCGTATTATAGCACATCTTGTAACAAAAGCAAATCATGATGCAGATATTGAAGCGAGTGAAAAAATGTTAAAATTATCTAAACTTGCAGCGGATTTGTAGGTAGGTGAAAGCTTGTAGGATTTATATGAATTAGATGAAGACGGTCTACCAACTGGTAGATTTGTTGCTTAGTTAAATTATGGTAATTTTCAAAAAGCTGATAAAGCAAACGTCTTAGAAGTAAATAGAGCTATTAATAAAAAATACAATCTAAAACTTGAAGATGACAATCGTGTTCCACCAAAAGAAAACAGTGAAGCATTTAAAGAGTGGTAGAAGTTAAGAAACGATTGGAAAAAGAAACATACAGATAGAAAGTTTATAGATGAATATTATGACGCATGGGCAAAGGTTGATTATTTTACAAAGGAAGCATTATCATCACACAATGAGGCTATAAACTCAATATTAAATAAACCTGGTATAAAAGATGAAAATGGCAATATTCATCTTGACAAACTATCAGATGATGATTTTGAACAATTAGAAAAGCTAAGGAGAAATAAACAACTACTTTACTCTGATTATGATTTCTTTGGAAATAAAAAGATAGAAGGTACTGTTGAGTATGAAATAGCTAAACAACTTCAATAGTTGCGTGTAGACTTAGATAACATTAGAAAAAAACACGGTCAAGACCCTAAGAAATCCGTCACAAAAAACACAAAAGATTGGCAAGTAGCATTTGATGCAATTATAGAACAGTGTGGTGGAAAGACCGAATTTTCTAAATGGCAACGAGGCGAAGATAATGAGTTTGACGAAGTTACATTTAACAAGTGGAACTCTCGTAATTCACAGCTGGTATTCAAAAAAGATGAAAACGGAGACGCTATTGTATTTAAAGAAATAGAACGCATCATGCATGCATAGAATATTGACTATGGTGAAGAATATAATAACCTAAAAGAGCGTTCAGATTAGCTGTTAAAACCATTTAAATCACCAAACGGTGAAGTCAACAATGAATTGATGCCAGAGTCTGTTAAAAACCTGCTAAATTAGATATATGAACAAATGTATCAAATTCGTAGGAAAAAAATATCAGAATCTAAATCTTTAAAAAATCTAAGTGATAAATATAAAGAAGTATTTTCTAAGTTTATAGAATTTGTAGATACTGATTATTACAAAGACTTATAGACAAAGTTGTGGGAAGCAGCAGATAATGATTATAACCTATATCAAGCTATGTTATATGGGTATGGTAATATTAATGTGAATTACATTACACTATTGGAAGAATTTTCCCCGTATAAATGGTTATAGAAAGCTTAGGCAATAGATAAAGAAAAATACATGGAATATCAACCAAATCAATATTGGATTGAGAAGACAGAAGATAATGCTTTATTGAATAAAAACTTTCATGAAGATGGAACTGGTAGGTCGGAATTACCTAAACATAATGTATACGATAACTCTAAACAATATAATAAAATAAAGAAAAATCCTAGATTAAATGCACTTTATGAAGCATGTTTAGAGATAATGGAATTTGCTAACGCTAAGCAGACAAACCGTCAATATTCAGATAAATATCTTATGCCATAGGAGACTGGTACTCTTTATAGGCGTATAAAACGTCAGCCAATTGGGCAAAAGTTAGAAATAACAAAAGAATATCTGAAAGAATCCGTTGGTATCAATATTGCTCCACAAGACTATTTAAACTTAGGTTCTGGCGAAGCAGCAGATAACGTAGATTCAGAAGGTAATACCACAGATACACATACTATGGCCGTTGGTAAATACCCAGACGGAAGACAATTTGGTATTATACCACAATATTATACCAGGTAGCTAGAAAATCCGTCACAGATTTCTGCGGATTTAATAGGTATGTTACAAAGGTATATAAAAATGTCTTGTAGATACAATTAGAGGTTGGAAATCAGAGATACATGTGAAGCACTTGTTGACTTCTTAGAAAATCAACATTTTAGAAC